TCATTGCGCAAGGGTCCAGCCCTTCCAGCTCTTGGCGCGTCCGCCCTTGATGTTGAGGATGCCGGCCGTCGCGTTGCACCATTCCCCGCCCGTTCCCCTCTTGCCGCCCGTCCGCTTCCAAACGACGTCAGCTTCGGCGAACAGCGCTGAATGGGAGCGCACGAAATCGTAGAGGTTGCGCACCTGGTGGCGCTCGCCGCTGGGCGACACCAGCACCCAGTCCAGCGCATGGACGTTGTCCGGGCCACGCCCGGCTGCAGGTGACTGCTTGGCCGCCGCAGTGGCGGCCGGCTGGGTGCGAGCAGACTGTGCCCTGCGCTCGGGCCGTCGGTTGATGGCGGCAACGTCGGGCCTCGTCCACGTGGGCGAAGCCATTGGCACGCCGTGCTGAGTGCGGCGCTTCGCAACCGTGTGGACTGAAGCGCCGACCTCCGCGGCAAGAGCCGCATTGGGCTTCGCCCAGTCCAGAGCCGCCCAATCAGCGAGCTTGCGCATCCAGGGCCGCCTGCGCCTTGCGCTGGTTGAGCGTGGACACGACCCCGGCCCGCATCATCACCAGAATGCCTGTAGCTTTGACCCGCGCCAGCGCGCCGATCTCGTCTCCACGCTGGACCGTGCCCAGCATCTCCCAGCCGGGCACGGCGGCGTGCTGGTACAGGTGCCACGGGCCGCCCGGCGTGATGGTCAGCTTCGCCAGATTGCTCACCAGACGCACTCCTTGGTGTCCACGTTGTAGTAGTCGCCGTCGCCCCAGGTGGCTTCGAGGAAGGTTTCGATGTCGCCGCGCTCCAGCAGCGCCACAGTGTCGTTCTTCGTGGCATCGGCCGTCACCCACTCCGGCTCAACGCCAGCCAGCTTCGCAGCTGCAAGGCTGTGGTGGCCATCCAGGACCACACGAATGACCTGGCCGTCGAACTCGAATTCGGGGGAGACGCTTACCTCGAAATCTTGGGCCGCGAGCTTGGCGGCCACGATGTCGTCGTCGAGGAAATGTTGGCTGGAGATGGTCTGCATTTTTTTTCTTTCCTGCCCCCTCATACGGGGAGGCGCCGGTGGCGACCACTGCGATCACCATGAGCGAAATATTAGTCTCTATTTGAGACTATCACAAGCACTATTTTTCGATCGGTGCCCGGCACGCCTCCAGCGCCACCAGCAGTTGCCCCTCGTACCCCTCGCGCCGCTCGATCTCCGCCATGGCGGCGCGCACGAAGTCGTCCACCGACACCCCGGTCCGCAACGCCTCCGTGGGCATGACCGGCCGGGCCGGCACCGGCTCGCGGCACTCGACGGGCACGGGCACCCTCACCTTTACGGTCTCCACGCGCGGCGCGCCCGCGCAGCCGGTCAGCAGGACCGCCAGCATCAAGACGGCCGCCCTCATGGCCGCGCCCTCCCCTGCAGCCAGGTGTCCACCCGGTGCTGTGCGCTGGCGCAGGCATCCCCAGGCACCGCCGGCGGCGCGGCCAGGATTGCGTCTGCCCGCTGGTTGTGGGCCAAGGCCCGGGCGCCGGCGGCGCGGCGCGCGGTCTCAGCTTCCTGCGTGCGCTTGTCGGCCAGCGTGCGCAGCTCGCCTACCGCGGTGCTGCAGGCCTCGGCCGCACCGCGCACGCCCGCCAGTTCTTGGCCCTTGGCGGACACCGCAGCGCGCGCCTCGGTCGCATCGTCGCGCTCGCCAAGGTATGCCCAGCCGAGCAGCCCATTGGCCGCCAGGCTGACCAGCAGGACGATTTGCCCGGGCGTCATGGCTGCCCCCCTGCGCACGCGGCGTACATGCGGACGATGGTCTGCGTGTGCATGCGGCGCTCCAGGCCGGATGCCCCGGCGCGCAGCTCGGGCAGCGGCGGGCAGTCACGGCGCGCCACCGCGGGCGCGGCCGGCTCTGCCTGGGCGGCCTGCGGCTCAGGCGGCGCGGTGCTACAGCCGGCCAGCAGCAGGGCCGCGATGATTGGGGTGCGGATCATCGGGGGGACTCCTTGCGGAGGCGCTCGTTGGCGCGCTGGATGGTGGCGTTGATGGCCTTGCGCTCGTGCTCGGGCACCGCAGGCGGGACGCCCGCGGCCTTGGCCGCTTTGCCGGCCGTGGCCGCAGCTGCTTGCGCGGTTTCTGCGGCCGTGGCCGCTGTGTCGGCTGCCGCGGCCAGGGTGTCCGCCGCACGCTCCTGCCGGCCGGCGATGATGTCCAGGGCTCGCTGGTGGGTGCGCTGCAGGCGGTCGATCTCCTGCAACCGGTCCTGCCGCTCGTCCACCAGCAGCACCCGCGCGCGTTCCGTGCCGATCCCGTAGCCGATCCCCGCCCCGCCGCCCACCAGGACGATCAGGATGGCCAGGGCCTTGATGGTGTCGCGCACCGTGTCCATGTCAGGTTTTCGCATCGACTTGCTCCCGCAGTTGGGTGACCTGGGTGGTCAGTTCAGCGATTCGGGCCAGCGCCTCTTCGAGTTGCTGCTGGACGGCTGCCAGGCGCCCCTCCATCCGTCCGAGGTTCTGCAGCGCTTCGTTCCGCTCCTTCGCGAACCCATCGGCGCGCGTCTCGGCGTCGGCGGCGCGCTTGATCGCGTCTTCGAGCAGCTTCTGATAGACGCCGAGCGCGGTGATCTGGCCGGCGTCGCTGGCCCGCTGCGCTGCTGCGCCGCTCAGGTACTGGCGCAGGTACATCCCGGCTGCCGCGATGGTCCCAAGCGTGCCGCCAACGACCGTCCACCAGCCGCCGGGCAATGCATTCACTTCTGGCATCGGCATCACTCCAGCGCCAGACGCACGGCCTGGTCGATCAGGTCGGCGGGGTAAGGCTGCTGGCCGTTTTCGTGCTGCACGATGGCCTCGACAAGCAGCGCGAGCACGTCCGGGTGCTCGATGTTGAGCTCGTCACGGACTGCCACATCCATGGCGCGCGCCACGGCCTGGGCATACGCGCCGGTGTCGTTTTCGACGCTCGGCGCCCAGCGCCCGATGATCGACTCCACCGTGTTGAGCCCGCGCTTGCGGTAGTACGAGAGCAGCACCTTGGCCAGGGCCCGGAGGCCCCACACAGGCGCCGAGAAAACGACGAAACGGGGGTCGCCGCTCTGATCCTCTGCCATGCCTTGCCAGCGGTCGGAGGTGCGGTCGATGTTGCCCGGGTTGTTGTTGCGGATCCCGCGAGGGGTGGTGGTCATGAAGATCCTTTGAACGCAAAAAAGCCCGCACGCGGCGGGCTGTGGTGGGGTGGTGCAACGAGGTCAGGTCGGCCAGCCGGCGGCCTCGTCGATCGCCTCGATCTGCTCGATGTCTGCGGCGGTCCAGGCCAGTTCCTCCAGCCGTTGGCGCGTGCCCGACAGCGCGCCGTGCACGGATCGGTAGGCCATGTCCAGCGCCACGATCCTTCGCGCCAGCTCGGCGCGGTCCAGGCCGCGCGCCGCGGCAGCAGCATCGATCCACGGGGTTGCCGCCGCGTCATCTGCCTGCAGGGCTCGGGCCTCTCGGGTCTGCACCGGCCAGCTCTCTCGCTCGGCGCTCGGATAGCTGGCCGAGATCGCCGCGGTGCGCCGCTCGTATTCGGAGTTGATCGCCGCGATCTTCATGCCGCGTGCGCGCTGCACGTCGCGGGCTGCTTCTCGCTCTCGCGCTTCGATTTCTTCGGCCGTGAGCGGCACCACCGCCCAGGTCTGGCGCCACACGCCACCCACCTCCAGCGGTGGCAGCTCCACCGTGCGCTCCGCCGCCGCGTCATGGGCGGGCTGGGCGGTGGCCTCGACGAGCAGATACCCGTCGGGCGCCGAGAACGGCACCGGGAAAGAGCATTCCGGGTGTCGCGCGATCACGTCTTGCTCGGTCAGCGGATACGCCCCCGTCTCGATGTGCAAATACATCACATGTCTCCTGCGTTGTTGGGATAGGAGCGGCCTCCGCCCCACATGATTCGCACGGCGCCAGCACCCTGGCGCAGCACTGACCCGGACGGGACAAATACCGTGATCGTGACGGCCTGGCCAGGGACCACAGCCACGTTGTTTTTCCACGCGAGCGCGCCGCCTCTCGACCCATTGCTGGTGCTGGTAGGGCCGCCGTTGCCACCACCGTAGGAGCCTCCGAATACGCCACTGGAATCGCTGCCCGGCGTGCTTCCCGTGCCCTTGAGGCCGACGCCCTTGCCTCCGTAGCCATACGCCCCGCCCGCGCCTCCTCCGCCAGACCCGGCGCCTGCGGCGTTTGGCCAAGTTGCACCGTTGCCGCCGTCCCCCGTGTAGCCACCAGCACCGCCCCCGCCCCCGGCCAACGGGTCCGCGCCGGGCGTCCCCGTATCCACCCACCCGCCTCCTGCGCCACCATTCCCGCCTCCGTCGCCGATCCGATCGAAGTTGAGCGCGCGGCAGACGATCACGCCACCGACGACAACCTGGGTGGCGTTGCCGAAGCCGCCCGTCTCCACGCAGACCATAGAGATCGACTCCACCCCCGGAGGAACGATCCAGGTGGCCGAGGCGAGAAACTCCACCTGGCCAGGTGCTGCGTTGCCCGCGAACATGAGTTGCTCGATGTCGATCATGGCTGGTAATTGCTCAGTGCGGCGCCGCGCCAGGTCGTACCGCCGTTGCGCGTTGTGAACATGAAAAGGTGCACCCGTCCCGTGGTGAGCGACGGTGCGACATTGGCCGGCCACTTGACCGACGCGGGCCAGGTGATAACGCCTCCCCGGTGGTCCACCTCCAGGGCGAATGAGCCGCGCACACCAGACGCCGGTGGGTTGACGAAGCTGAACGCGGCGTTGCCGAAGATGGTCTGGAAAAAATAATTGGAGTGGTTGCAATCGACCACAAGGTCGCCCATCTCCAGCGCGTTGCCGCGCAGAGCGCCGGTGTACGAGACGATGCCTGCGAAGGACGGCGACACCTTGGGCGCCAGGGTAGGCAAGTCCGAGCCCGAGAGCGTCACGGCGCCAGAGCGGCCGTTGACCGACGACACGCCGGCGACCGCGGAGATGCCATCCACCCATGCGCTACCGCTCCATGTCATCACTTTGTTGGTGCTGGTGTTGTAGTACACCGCGCCGGCCTGCAGGGCTGCCCCCTGGTTGTCGGTGGTCGGCGCGGAGGCCTTGGCCCCAAGGTATCGTTTGTCCACCTGCAGCGCCGATGCGCTGGCCGCCGTGGCCGATGCGCTCGCGTTGCCTGCCTGGGTGATGGCCGTGTCGCGCGCAGCCTCGGCGCCAGCGCGCGCGGCGGCAGCGTTGGTCGCCTGCGTGCCGGCCGTGGTCGCGGAGCCCGCGGCCGCCGTCGCTCGCTCCTGTGCAGCCGTAGCGTTCTGGAACACGTTGGCGGCCACCGCATTGATCTGCGGCACCATATTGACCTGCGCCGCCACGGTGGCAAAGCCCTTGCTGTTGAAGTCCGCCGGTGTGTCGGTCGGCAGCGGCGCCGGGGGCAGCGCGTCGATTGCTGGCGGGGATGTGATGTTGGTCATGTGAGCCCTTCCAGCTCCAGCTCGGAGTCCGAGTAGTCGTAGTAGGAAATCACGATGTCGAACGACTTGTAGAAGCCGTACACCGTGGTTGATGCGTAGCGCTCGGAGCCCACCCACAGGCAGGGCGTGGCGCGAACCTCAGCCAGGAAGTCGTTGAAGGAATCCACCTCCGCGGCCGTGAGCAGCAGAGAGAAGCTCGCGCGCTTTGCGAAAGCCCTCTCCACCACCACCACGTCGCCGAACTCAGTGCGTTCCTTGCGGCTGTAGTCCTGGATGCCCACCCGCGCGCCGGCCTTAACGCCCAGCCCGAAAGTGCGCACTTGGCCAAGCAGCAGCACGCCCACCGCGAGCGTCGCGCCGCCCATGATGTCTACGAGCACATCTGCGCCCGGGAAGCTCGGCAGATCCATCTGGACAGACTGCGTGGGCATGCGCCGCTCGCCGAAGAACCACTGCCACCACCCGGCCGCCACAGGCTGGCGAGAGAGGTCCACCGTCTTGTCGTACACCGTGCCGTAGGCCGGATCGATCACGCGCACGCGCATGCTCGTGGTCCCGGAGAGGTTCAGGACCGCGAGCGACGTGATCGCCTGACCTGGGCGCAGCCGATACTGGATGCTGGAGGCCTGTGCCGTTTGCGAGCTCACCGACCTGTCGAAGACCTTCCAGCGGTTGGTCGCGCCGACCTCGGCCCAGAAACCCAAGGTGGTGGTGGGATCCTTGCCGACGTTGCCGTCCTGAGCGCTCTGGTACACCTTGTGAGTGCCCAGGTGGATGACACGGGCGCCCACCGCGTAGGTGGTGCCCGAGGCCCAGGCGGGATAGTCGGCCTCGGGCACGTTGGTGCTCACGAGCATGGCCGGGGTGACGGCGATCGGCCGCACCACGGTCAGGGACTTGATGCTCATGCGGTTTGCTCCTCTCGTTGCGGCGGCGTGCCGTCTCCGTCCCATCGCTCCAGCACTTTCGCGATGCGCGCGTTCAGCCGCAGGATCTCGCCTGCCTGCTGCCGGTTCTCGGCCACCAGCTGCGCCACCAGGCCCTCCAACCGTTCCGACCGACCGCTCTGCTGGCCCGCGTCGATCGCGGCCATCAGGGCGCGGTTGTCGGCGGCCGGGATGATCCGCTCGCCCTTGTGGACGATGGCCGGCGTGTCGTATGGCACGTAGTTCGTGCCCACCGCAAACGCCGGCACGCCCACGCTGGCTGCAGCCTTGACCCAGTCCGAGTAGAAGTACCCGCTGAGGATCGAAAGATCGTCCAGCGTGCCTCCCGCGCTCCGAATCGCGGTGAGCAACCCGATCAGGTCGCCCGTACCGTCGAAGGAGTGGTACAGGCCCGAGAGCCCGTCCAGCTTGGCGATCAGCGCCTGATCGATGACCGGCTCGTACCCGATCCCCGCCGTGCCCAGATAGCTCACCCGCCGGTACTTGGCCTCGGGCTGCGCAGGAGCGGTAACCGTTCCCGGGTTTGACCCGCCCCACACCGCCCCGGACCCACCGCCCTGCGGCGGCTTCGTCGTGGTCGGCTTTCCCAGCGCGGTTGCCAGCTTGTCGATGGCACTTGCAACGCTCACCGTTGCATCGAAGGTCCCGTTCGCGATGTCGATCTGCCGGCGCCAGTAATCCAGCATCTCCTGCTGGGCCTTGAGCTGCCGGTTGATCGTCTCGGTCTGCAGGTCCAGCGCCTTGCCCTGGTCCTCCAGCAGCTTGATTTGCTGCTCCGCTGCGGTCTTCTGCCTGCCGCTGATGCTCTCCAGGCCGGACAGCATGCCGGCGAGGACCAGACGGTCCCGGTCCTGCTCGAACTGCGTTGCATAAGCCCGCGAGTCCAGCCCGCCGCGGGCGGCCCCAATGGCCTCCTGCAGTGGCGCCTGGTCAGGCAGGTAGCTGGTGCGTCGCGCCGTCTCCAGCGCGCGCTCCACGAACGCCCAGCCCGCCGCGGCCTGCATGGACGCGGTGCTCTCCACCTGCCCGTACAACTCGCGCGCATTGCTGCGCACCAGATCGAACACGCCGGTGATGAGGGACAGCGACTCGTCCGCCAGTGCGCGCTGCTGGCCCAATGCCGTGCGCTGCGCGTCGATGGCCTGGATCTGTGCATTCAGCCGCTCGCTCTCCAGCGTGGCGGCGTTCTGCAGGCGCCCGTAGGCCTTCTCGCGGTCCTGCCTGAGCTGGGCCGCAGCCGATGCCGCGTCCTCGAGGTCGTAGATGCGCTGCACCAGCTTTGCCAGCTCGGGATCGAGCTTCATCAACGCAGCGACTTCCTGGCTACGGCGCAGGGCCAGGGCCTCGCGGTCCTTGCCTTGCGCCGTGAGCAGCCGCTGGTACAGATCCACGCGTTTGTCCGCGACCACGGTCGCGTCCTCCAGATCGTAGATCTGCTGCACCAACCTGGCCAGCGCCGGGTCCAGCTGCATGAGCGCGTCGCGCTCCTGCTTGCGGCGCATCTCGATCACCGCGCGGTCATTGCCCTGGGCAGCCAGCAGCCGCTCCTCGAGCCCGCGGCGCGTGTCCGCCGAGATTGCCACCTGGTCAAACGCCCCAGCCAGCTGGATCAGCACGGCATAGGCCTTGCGGCCGGCCTCCGTGTTGAGGTCCTGGGCTTCCACCAGCTTTCGGTACTGCGCGCGGGCGTCGTCGGCGTTGATGTCCGGCAGCTTGATGTCCACCGTTGCGAGCTGCTTCTCGATCTGCTTGCGGGCCTCGGCGCGCTGTTCCCCCGCACCGTAGAACCGCTGGAAGTAGTCGGCGCTGGCCGCGGTGAATTTGTCCACCCCACCGAACAGCTCCACCAGCTTGTCCGCCATGTCCCCGCCCTGCAGGCTCGCGGCGTACATGCTGTGGCCGAGGGTCTCGAACACGCCATTGGTCGCAGCGAGGCTGGTGGCCAGCCGCGTGATCGTGTCGAGCGAGCTCTCGCCCGCCTTCTGCAGCTTCTTGAAGGCCTCGAGATTCGCCTGGGCGACCGGATCCACCGGCGCCGCGGCGGCCGCATCGGAGTTCGGCCAGGACAGGTTCTTCCGATCGCTCGCTGCTTCCTGAATGGTGGTGGGCAGCCCCAGGATCAGGTCGGCCATGCTGATGCCGAGCTTCTCGAACTCCTCCTGCAGCTTTTTCTGCGCGTCCTCCGGGCTCAGGCCCTGCAGGCTGACCTTGATCCGCGCGGTGAACTTGTCGAGCGCCTCGCCGCCCAGGCCGAGCACCTTGCCCATCTCCTTGATGGAGGTCTTCATGGCGCTGAACTGGTCCGCCAGGCCCTTGCGCACCTCCTCATCGAGCTCGCCGTACTTGGTCTTGCTGGACCGAAAAAGCCCACCCTTGTAGTACTGGTAGCTGCGCCCCTCGAAGCCCGCCTCGCCGCCGAATGTGCCCTCGATGCCGGTGTCCTTGAGCTTGCGCCCGAAGAGCCGATTCACGGCGCCCGAGATGAGCCCAGCGATGGGGCCTACACCCGGGATCATCGATGCGATGGCACCGATGGTGTTGACGTACTTGTTGACCTGATAGCCGCCGCTCACCAGCTTGGAGATGCCATAGCCGCTGAATCCGTTGAGCACGGATCCTGCGATGGCGCCCGCGAAGTTCGCGCCGCCGGCCTCAAACGCACCTCTGAATGCAGCCCATGACGATGTGTTCATCATGCCCGCGCCGAACTGGCCCAGCATTTCTTGCATGGCCTCGCTGCCGTAGCGTGCGAGCAAGTCGGAATTCACGATTCTGCTGCCCACGCTGCTCGCGACATTGAAACCGCTGGTGACGAAGTTGTAGGCGCTCAGCCCCGCCTGGGCAGCACCTCCGGCGCCGTTCCCGCCGCCAAGGAGAGCGTTCGTGGCGCCGGAGATGACACCCGCCACCGGAGCAATGATGGCGCTGATGATCGGTCGCAACACCAGCGTGTTGAACATGTTCTTCAACGTGTCACGCAGGTTCTCGGCGAAACCCTTTCCGCTCTCGAAGCCGCGCAGCAGCGCGTCCGTCAGCGACTTGTTGATCTCGTCCGCAGTGCGGTCCCAGTCCTGCTGAATGACCTTCGACACGGCCGCCTCGCCCTCGATGCGCTTGGCCTGCTCGATGGTGTCTCGCGCGCGCCGCTTGGCAGCCCGCTGATCGTCGTCAGCGTCGGGCATCTTGTCGACGGCTGCCAGCTCCTTTGCGAACTTCAGCTCCACCTGGCGGAGGGCGATGATCTTCTCCCGCTCCAGGCGGGTGAGCCCGGCCAGCTTGGCCTCGTCCTCATAGATCCGCGCCTGCTCCTGCGCCGAGCGCAGCAGGTCGTCCGCGTGCGACTGCATCTTCAGCCCCGCGATTTGGTCCTCTGCCGCGCCCAGGCGGCGGATGGCCGCGATCTCGTCATTGATCTGGTCGATACGCTGCTGCGACTGCGAGAGCCCCTGCAGGACGGCCTTCTGCTCGTTCAGGCGGTCCACGGTAAGGGCCCGCAGCTCGGTGGAGGACCTGCCGTACACCGAGGCCTCGTCTTCCAGCGCCTGCGCGCGGGCGTTGATCTTGGCGATGTCGTCCGCAATGCGCACGTTCTCCCGATCCCGCTGCTCCTCGAACTTGCGCTGGTTGCGCGCCACCTCCAGCACGTGCTCCGAAGCGTTCAGCTTCTCCAGCAGTGCCTGCGCTTCGGCCCGGTGGGCACCGGTCATCTTGCGCGAGCCCTCCGCCGTCTCGGCCATCAACTTCACGCGGAGGCGCTCCGCCTCATTGAGCTTGCCCCCAGTTGTGATCTCCAGCTGGTTCTGCTCGATCTTCGTCCGGACAGCAGCGATTAGGCTCTGGTACGCGCTCAGCTCCGCCTTCGCAGCCGCAGTGCCCTTCTTCGCATACTCCTCACGGATGTTTGCCAGTCGCTCCTCAATTTCGGCGTTGCTCTTGCCCGCGGCAGCTCCCTCGTTGCGTGCCTGGGTCAGCTCCCGCTCCAACTTCACTTTGTCGGAAAGGTACTTTTCACCTGCCTTGTCCCAGACCTGTGTGGCCTGCATCTGTTCTGCGCGCTGACGCCCGGCTTCTGCTGCTGCCTTCTCCGCGTACGCGACGCCCTCCAGCGATGCAGCTTCGGCGCCCAGAGACGCGAGCCGATCCTTCAGCTGCTGTTGCGCGGCCGGGTTGAGCGTTCCGCGGCCGTTCCCGAAGGCGGCACCGCCCTCGGTGGATCCGAACCCCCGCCCGGAATCCAGCTGTTTTTCGACCGCCGCGATCTCGTCCTTCACCTGCTTTAGCTTGTCCTGGGTGGTCTGTGCGCGGCCCAGGCCCAGCATGTTGTCCCAGCCCTTCTTCGCAGCATCCGCGACGGCATTCCAGCCACGCTCCAGGGTGCCCAGGTTCCGATCGATCTCTCCGGCGCGGCCGATCAGCGCATCCGTATAGGCCTGCTGTGCCACGCGCGCGGCGTCCGTCGTGCGGCCCTGCTCCTCGAGGCTCTTGATCTGGCGGTACGTGCTCTCCGTGAGGAAGTTCATCCCATCGTTGAGCTTGAGCACGCCGGCCAGCGGATCACCGCGCAGGGAGGCGAATTGCTCAGCGGTTTTGCTGACGGCTTGGCCGGTGGCGCGCTCGTACTGGACGGCGGCGAGGCTGGCATCGCGCAGCACGTCGCCAGCCACCTTGCCCGTGCTTGCGATGGCGGTCAGCGACTCGGCGGCCTTGCCCTGGGTGCCCACTACGCCGCTGATCTCCTGGGCATAACCTTTCAGTTCTCCAGCCGTGGTGCCGGCAGCGTTGCCCGTGAGCGTGAGCGCATTGCGATAGCCCTCGGCCTCTTTGCGGCCCTGGTAATAGGCCAGCGCCAACACGCCAGCAGCGGCGGCCGCGACGTTCAGCGGATTTACGAGGCTCAGCACGTAGCCGCCAAGCGCGCGCGCGGCGGCCCCGGCGCCGCCGAACATGTCCCGCAGCTGCCCGCCCTGCTGCAGAAGTACTGTCAGAGGAGCCTGGCCGCCCTGCAACGACACGATGATGTCGGTGAACTGCGCCGGCACGCCACGCAGCGCCGCAGCGGTCTGCGCCGCGGACACGCCCATCTTGCCCAAGGACCCGGATGCGACGCGCTGGGCCTCCTCGGCTTGGCGCAACTGCTCGATGTAGGGCTTGAGCACATCGGTATTCGCGTTGCGCTGCCTGGCCAGAGACTCGAAATAGGATGCGGTGCCCCGTTCGCCAGCCTGCGCTGCCGCCGTAGCGCGCTCAATGCTGGCGGCGATGGACTTGGTAGCGCCATCCATCTTCTGCGCCGCGGCGGGCGCACCGTCGCCGATGGCCTGGATGCCCTTGGCGGCCTGCTGGCCGGACTGCTGGACGTCCTGCGCCATCTCGCGCACGTCGCGCTTGATCTCGGCGACGCCCTGTTTCACACCCGAGGCGTCCACGCCGAAACTCAACTGGGCTTTTCGTTCTTCGTTGGCCATGGCGCGTCCAGAAATGCGAAGGCCCCGCGGACATCCGCAGGGCCTGATGTTGATGGCCCCGCAGGGCCGGTGTCAGGAGCCGCGGCTCCCTTTTGCATGTTCCGCGCGCTCCGCGAAGATCGTGAGCGCTTCGGACTCGATCACCTGGATGTCGCGGAACCGTTCGTCGTATTCCTCGGCGTCCAGCCCGGCGCGGTCCAGCTCATGGAACAGCACGCCGTAGTCCAGCGCGATCGCGCCGGCCATGCCCACGCGCCACTGGTTGCAGATGCGAGACCACAGGGCGTATGTGGGCCAGTTCTCCGGCCACACCTCGGTCGTCTTGTCGGCATAGTCGCTCCGCTGGAGCCCCCAGGCTGCGAGCTCCGCATCGCTCGCCTCGGGCTCGTACATGGCGCGAGCGATGCTGGTCAGTTTCCCAGCTTGCCCTCGGTGATCGCCACGCGGTAGGCATCGACGATCGCCTCGCTCGCAGCGGGCAACTCGTCGGAGAGCTGCTGCAGGGATTCAGCGCTCAGTTCCACGTCGAGGTTCCAGCCGACCAGGATCCGCAGCATGTACTCGGCGTTGGTGCCCACCAGCTTGTCGAAGTGGTCGCGCAAGCTCCACGCCTTCTCGGCCGCGCCTTCTTCCGCCGTGGCGGCGGCCTGGGCGCCCTGCTTTTCAGCCTCTGCCCGGATGCCGTCCACCAGCGCGCCGAACTCCTTGCGCGTGCGGTAGCGGAACGTGCATTCGATGGTGCCCTTCGTGCCGTCCAGCATCGGGATGGAGACGGTCTGCTTGAAGGTCTCGGGGCGCTTGCCCAGAACGATTTTTGCCATGGTGTTGTGCTTTCGGAGAAGAGAAAAAGACCCACGCCGCATACGGTCGGCGGGGCATGAAAAAGGGCCCCGAAGGGCCCTGCGGCAGAAGCGGCGGATCAGGTGGCCGACTGGTAGCGCACCGGGCGGCCCTGCAGCGAGATGGTGGCGCGCACCTGCATCACCTGGCCCTTGGTCAGCGTGGGCGTCTCGTTGAACGACACGTAGCCGTTGTAGAGGATCACGGAGCCGTTGGGCAGCGTGATCTTGATGGCGCGGATGGCCCGGGCCTCGCCGGCAGCCTTGAGCGCCTGGTAGCCCGGCAGCGTCGGGTCATCGCCGATGCCGATCTGGATGGACTGCGCGGCGGTCACGGTGGGCAGCTGGCGCTCGTAGTCCTCTTCCAGGAAGGAGAAGTTCGCGAACTGCTGATCGCCGCCGTTGGTCGTGAACTCGAGGATCTGCGGGATCTGCGTCCAGGCCAGGATCTCGCGCATGGAGCCGGCCGAGGAGCCCGCGGGGAAGCGGTTCACGTCGGCGGTATCCGTGCCGGCCACCTCGAGGGAGTTGGCGGCCACGTTGCTGGCCTTGAAAATCCGCTCGCTGATCTTCTGCCAGCCGGTCTTCAGCTCGAAGAACGCGCCGTTGGCCAGGCCGTGAGCCGTGCTGGTGGCGACGCCCGGCGCCGCGTTGGAGATTGCGGTGATCGCCTTGGCAGGGCCGTAGGCGGTTGCGATGGCGACGGTCGCGCCGTCGGGGAGAGAGACTGCGATGATAGTTCCTTCCCGCCCGTTGTACGGGCGTCAGATATGCGCCCGCGAGGGCAGTTCTCCCGCGTACGCGGGCGTTGGTGAAAGCCCGTCAGGGCTCGATCTGCACTCAGGCCGCGAAGCCCGGGTGCAATTTCCTTTTCGCGTCCATGTAGGCGGCGTGTGCCTCTTCCGCCGTAGCGAACATCCCGATGTGGACGAACTTCTTCGCCACCTGGATCCGTGCCCTGAACTTCCCAGACTGCTTACACAGCGCTGCGCCGAGCAGGCCCGAGCGACTGTCCACTCGGGCCTGCCGTTTGTTCTGCGCGTTCACGACAGTCCGCACATCGCGGAGATTGGCGATTCGGTTGTCAGAAGGGTCGCCGTTGATGTGGTCGATTTCGTGCTGCGGCCACACGCCGTGCACGTGCAGCCAGGCCAGCCGGTGCGCGAGCCACTTCTTTCCGCCCAGGCTCACGACCAGGTAGCCGGCAAGGTTCCCGTGCCCACGCATGTCGGCGGCGTCACCGATCCGGTGGCACTGCGCCGTGCGCGTCCTTCGCGTGAACCTCCCGGTTTGCGGGTCGTAGTCGAGCGCTGCACGCACGGCCTCTGCCGTCAGTTCGTTCATCGGGTGCTCCAAAAACAAGAAAGCCCGCGCGCGGCGGGCTGGTTGGAGGTTGGCCAGAGGCCGGAAATCAGGTGCGCGCGCCCCAGACGCTGAAGGTCTGCAGCGCGCCGGTCAGCTCGTCGCCGTCGTCGTAGGCCGCCGAGGGCTCGGCCCGCGGAGAGGCCTGCAGCGCGGTCGATGCGCACAGCGTGTCCTCGATGCCGCGCAGCAGGTCCAATGCCGCCTTCGGCGTGGTTGCCCAGGCGGTGATCTGGATGTCGGCGTGGCGAGTGCTGGGCGCCGAGTTGTCCAGGAAGCGGATCGACTCGCCGCCGACGTGCTGCCACACCACGTAGGGCGTGGGCGTGTCGTAGGGCGCGGTCTTCGGGAACACCCGCGGGCATTGCGTGCGCAGCGCAGCGACCAAGTCTTCTTCCAGGCTCATGCGCCTCCCTTCTGCGCGACGCGGCGCCGCATCTCCGCCTCGGCGGCCTTGTAGGCCGCGTCCATTGCCGACGCCGCGCCACGCACGAACGCCTTGCCGGGCACGATCCGCGGCGCGGGCAGCGTCAGGTAGTAGGCGTCCTTCTGCTCGCGCGTGGCGCGCCGGCCGGGGCGCAGCTTGCCGTCCATGCCTGGGCGAACCACCGGGCCCATGCCGTCCGGGCGGTACACGTAGCGCTGCAGGTAGCCGTACTCCACCAGGTGCCCATGCGGCGCCTTGCGGTGGTTCCAGCTCACGTCGTAGGTGGCCTTGCCGTCGCCGGACTTGCTGGCGCTGTACGCCTGGTAAATCGATGCTGCCAGCTTGCCCGTCCGGCGCCCCAGCCCGGCGACGTTGCGCTGGACCTGCTCGTAGAGCACCTGGGCGCCTGCCTGCGCGGCAGGGCGAACAGCGGCTTCGGCTTCATCGCCCAGTTCGTCCAGGTAGCTCTCCAGGCCGGCAGTGTCGGCATTGATCGTGAAACTCATCGGCCCACCTCGCACACCAGATCGACGTGCTCGCGGCCCGCGACATCCGGCAGCACTGCCTGCACGTCGTAGACCGTGCCACCGTGGAGCACGCGCATGCCCGCGGCCAGGTCGGTGCGCCAGCGCACGCGGATGGATACCTTGACGGTGGACGCCTGCGCGTCCGCCTTGATGGCACCGAGGCCGGAGAGGGTCTTGATGCTTGCCCAGGCCTTGCCGACCTCGACCCAGTTCTCGGCTCCCGGCACCGGAGAGCCCCAGGCGTCGGTCGCCTCGCCGCGGCGCTGGATGGTGATGCGCCGGTTCAGGTCCCCTGCGTCCAGCGTCATACGAGCACCTTTCTGCGAAGCGGGGCGAGCAGCGTGGTGATCGGGGCCGGCAGCCGGCCGTCGTCGAACGCCTTCTTCTCGTCTCCGCTCGGGTAGCGGTAGAGGTAGCCGACCAGCAGCAGCACCGCGGACCGCACGATGGGCCGCACCTCGGCGGCCGCGCCCTCCACCACCGGCAGGAACGGCGATACGCCGTTCAGGTGGAGCACGACGCGCTCGGACGCCGCGGCCAGCTTTAGCGTCAGGTCGCTGTCCGCGTCCGGGCCGTCGATGCGCAGGTGCTGCTTCACCTGGTCCAGCGTTGCGAGTGGCGTCATACCGAAACCCCCTTCGTCCCGTCGCGACCGCGCTTCACGGCCAGGCGCCAACCGTCGCAGCCGGGCTCGCCCGGGTGACCGCGCGGGCTGTCCTTCTGGGCGATGAAGAACGAGCCGCCCCAGGTCACCCCGTCGCCGGCCTCGTACTCGGCGCCCGCCCTGAACACGCCCCGGTCCACCAGCGCGGCGACCTTGACGCTCTTGCGCACCTCGTCGCCACTGGAGGTCTTCGCCACGAGGGTGAATTCGCGGCCGTCCTGCTCGATCTGCAGGTGCGCGATGCCGTCCACCACGCACTCCCAGCCGTGCAGACCCTTGGTAGCCTCGAAGGCGCGCCACAGGCCGCCGGCATGCCGCGCGTACGTGCCGCGCGGGTAGGTTTTCTCCAGGTCGATTGCTGGCTGCAGCTCCAGCTGCAGCGCGTCGCGGCCGGGCGCGCCGTCCTTCGGCGGGCCGACGGCGGCCATCGCCTTGCTCACCGCCTCGTCGACCATGCGCTGCACCTCGCCGACGGGCACGGACTCGCCGTCCTTCGGGCGCGGGATCTCCGCCACCGCGGCCTGCACCATCTCCGCGACCATGGGGGCGACGTCCTCGGGCGCCAAGCTCTTGCCGTCTTGCGGCGCCGGGATCTCCTGCACGGCCTTGGCCACCTGCTCGGCGACCATGGGCGCCACATCCTCCGGCGTCACGCTCGTGCCGGGCTCGCCATCCTTCGGCCGGGGGAGCGCCGCCACTGCCTTCGCGACCTCCTCCGCCACCAGCGGCGCGACGTCATCCAAGGTGACGCTGACGCCGGGTGCCCCGTCCTTCGCGGGCGGCAGCTCGCCCACGGCCTTGGCTACCAGCGCGGCGATCGCCTGCGGGTCGGCATCCTTGCCATCCTTCGGCGGAGGGATCTCGGCAACGGCGGCCTGTACGCGTTGGTCCAGGTCCTTGGTGACGGTCGCGGGCAGCGCCTTCAGGGCGTCGTCCATCTCCTGCAGCCGCTTGGTCAGCGGCGCCAGCGTGGCGCGCACGGCCTGGATCACGACGTCGGCCAGGGCTTTCAGGTCGGGTCGCATGCCAGTTCCTTTTCGATGTACGCGGCGAGGGCCTTGCGGTCCTCCTCGCTGATCTCCTCCGCCTCCGCCGGCGGCGTGGCGTCGGCCGGTGCGGCGCCCGCGCCCGTGGGCGGCAGCTTGTTGAGTCGCACCTCGTGCAGCGGGAAGTCCTGCTGCTGCATATATACGGTGTCGCCGCCTTCCAGCGGCGGCAGGTTCACGTCGCGCCGCGCCTCGTTGATCGCCTTGATGCTGCCCTGCACGAGCTTGGACAGCACGTCGGCCTGCGTGGCCGGGTCCATGCGCAGCAGGTTGTCCAGCTCCAGCTCGGTGCGGTAGCCGGCCGGCAGTGCCAGGCCCTCGTCCAGCGCCAGCTCCATCTCCTCGATGAGCGAGTGCAGCGCGTCGTTGAAGTAGATCTGGTTCAGGTCGCCTACCTTCTGCCCGGCCGGTATCGGCCCGCCGACCTTGAAGGACGGGACGTGGAAGACCTGCGCCACCATCTCGGACGTCAGGGCGATCTGCTCCTTCGTCTGGGCGTCCGACGCCTTCATGCGGATGGGCTCGTACTTCAGGCCGTCGCCCACCACCGCGACCTTACCCGCGTTGGGCCCGGTGAAGTTGTCGTTCCAGTAGGTCGCCAGCGTGCGCGCCGTCTCCGTGTCGATCTCGCCCGGCGCCACCAGCAACCCGCTGGGCTTCGCGCCCTGGTTGAAGAACCGCCGCGAGTCTCGAAGCATCTCCAGACCGCTCGATGCCGGCAGGCTGGCCGCGAACAGCGGCGAGACGCCCACCAGCGGGTGGAACATGCAGTTCATCCGGTCGTGGATGATCTCCGACGCCGGAACGTAGACGGTGGCCTGCTGCAGCCCGGAGAGGTTGTCTTGGCCGAGCTGGTAAAAGATCGACCCGTCCGGCGCCACCAGCGGCTGCACCAGGCCCGGGTCCAGGATGTAGAGCCCAGTCACCACTCCGCGGCCGTCGCGCACCTTCAGCGCGTAGGTGTTGCCCCAGACCAGCTTCGAGCACACCCACCACTGCTTGAACTGGATCTGGTTCTGGTAGTGGTTGGGCCGGCGCAACACCGGCGAGTATGCAGGGTTCGTGGTCTCGGCCCAGATGCCGGACGGCTTGAGTTCCATCAGCCGCGTGCGCAGCTTGCCGATGTCGTTGTAGATCAGCGAGACGCACGAGAAGACCGAAGGGTACGACAGCACCGTCTCCGGCCGCACGTTGATGTCCAGCTGGAAGTAGCCGGGCGGCTGGGCCGGCGTGATGTCGTGCCACCCCCCATCGGAGCGCGGGGGCACCAGCCCGCGCGGCTGCGCCGTGAACAGCCCCTTTAACAGGGTCGCACGCAACTTGGCTGCGAGACCCGTCACTTCGCGTCCGCCTTCTTCGATGGGGTCCGCTTCGCAGCAGCCTTCGCCGGCTGCGTGGTTTCGGCCGCCTTCGTCACGGCAGGCGCCGCTGCGGTCGTCTCGTAGGTGTCGAAGTGCACGGCGCGGCCGAGGGCGCGCAGCACGCGCGCATCGCTGCGCGGCGCGTCGAACTCGTCACCAGCCCGCAGCGCGCGGCCGGCGTACGTGAACGACTTCGTGGCTTTCAGGTTCTCGCGCATGGCAGCTCCTTGAGGTGAGGGGACCGGGCCCGCAAGCAGGCCCGGCAGGGTGGCCGGCGGGGTCAGCCGCCCGCGGCCGGCGCGCCGTAGTCGGCGCCCGTCACGAAGGCCACGGCAGAGGCGCGGCGCTTGGCGAAGTTGATGGAGCGCACCACCTTGATGGCGGTGGACTCGCTCTGGAACATCGACGTGAAGTTCGCCGAGGCGCCCGTGGGCGTGTCCGTCGCACCGGTGGGCGCCGTGTCCTGTTCGATCATGGCCTCGCGGGAGATCGACACCTGCACGCCCGAGTCGCCGATGCGGTAGATGTCCGACGGCTTCAGCATCACCAGCTGGCCGGCGCCGACGTTGTCGCCGGTGGTCACCGTGTCGCCCAGCAGCGTGCCGCCCGAGGCGTTGATGCCGGTGAACTCGGGCAGGCCGAGCGCGTTGGTCATCAGCTGCACCGACTTGGCCAGGGACGGGGTGGTCACCAGCTGCAGGCCGTTCACGTTCTTCGCCGCGATGAACCCCGCGTACAGGGCCTTGATGTCGGCGCGCAGGCCGGCACCGTCCGTGCCAGCGGACGGAATGCCCGTGAGGTCGTTCAGGATGCCTGCCGGCGAGACGCCCGGCACGGCGGCAGAGGCGCTCAGGAAGGTGTTGTCCACCCGCTGCGAGCTGGCCTCCACGAGCGCGTCGCGCACCAGCTGCTCGGCGGCCGGGCTGGAGTCGCGCAGCAGCTCGTTGGACACCACGGCCAGTGCAGCGACCTTCAGCGGCGTCAGCGTGACGTTCATGAAGTCGGCCGTCGTGGCAGGGATCGCCTTGGACTGGCCGACCCAGTAGGCCGTCGCGGCGCCGTCCTGGCCCTTGATCTGGACGTTCGCGGGCACCTGGCGCAGCGGCAGCTTGTCGTAGACCGTCTGCGAGTACAGGTACTCGATGAAGTCGCCGGTGTAGCGTTGGTCGATGGCCGCCAGTTCCGCGCCCCACTCGCCCGTGCCCGTGCCGCCGCCCGGCACTGCAGCCTTCATGACGTTGATCAGCGTGGGGTTCGACTTGCCCCAGCGCGCCTCAGCGATGGCCAGCGGAGACTGGTCGCCGTCGGACAGGCGCGAGAGCGCCTTCGCGATCACCATGCGCGTGTAGTTCTGGCCCTTGAACTTCTCGTCGGCATCCTTGTTCATGTGGATCGCCGGGCCCGCGCCGGTGGCGATGGCGCCGCGCGCGTTGGTCGCGCCCGCCGGGGTCGCGCCGGCGGCGGGCGTGGCCTTGGTCACCTGCAGGGCCTCGAGCGCGCGCAGGTCTTCCAACTCGGCGTCGATCTGGGCAATGTCGGCGGTCAGACCCTTGAAGGCCTCGCGCTCGCTCTCGTCCTTGGTCCGGCCTTCGTCGAGGGCCTTCTTCTGCACGCCTTCCAGCTCCAGGGCCTTGGCGGTGCGGGTCTCCATGAGACGCTTGATCTGTTCTTGCAAATTCACGGCATGTCCTTTCGGGATCACTTGAGGAATACGACGCCCTGGCGGGCACCTGGTTGTCCCGAGACGCCGGGAGGGAGGAGCCGCACGACCCGGTCCTGCTTGCGGCCTGTCGCGGCCAGCAGTGCGTTGTCGAGCGACTTGATGGTGGTGATGGACGCGTCGGCGTTGGCCGGCACGGTGACGGCGGAGAGCTCGAACCACAGCCACTTCGTGTAGCGCATGCCGTAGGTGCCCTCGATGCGTGCCGACTCGAGCGGCATGAAGCCGACCGACAGGCCCCGCACCAGCTTCGCCTTCAGCATCTGCCAGGCCGTGGTGAGGCGCTCCTTCAGCGGGCCTTCGTCATCGATCTGGGCGACTTCGCCCTCGACTTCGATCCCCTTCTCCGTCACCCGGGCCGCAGTGACCCATCCGATGGGGTCGCTGTTGTCGTGCTGCCAGATCAGGGGAATGGGCAGCTTGAACTGCGCGCCCTTGGGTTCCACGATGTCGCCCATCCGATCGGTGCTCGGCGTCGATGCGATGCCCTTGAAGGTCCGCTTTCCCCCCTCGTCGCTGAGGGCCTTGATCACAAGTGTCGAGTACGCACGTTCCATGCGGATCCCCTGAAATGAAAAAGCCCGCGCGCGGCGGGCTGGTGACGCTCATCAGACGACGAACATCTGGTACTTCGGTGGCGGCTTCGGTGGCTCTGCCATCGGCATCACCCCGACGGCCATGGCCAGGGCCTGCATGCCGTCGATCCGGCCGCTCGCCTTGGACTTGGTGAACTTGCGGTTCTCGGCCGGGTCCTTGACCACGATCGCATTGGCCGCGCACATCGACAGCACGGGGTGGTTGGCGTGCTTCAGCTTCTTGGCCAGCAGCTTTTCCTCGAGCGTCCGGATGGCCGGCGACATCGACTGAAATCCCTGGCCGAAGTCCACGAACTTCGCCAGCTCCTTCTCGGTGAACCCGGCCTTCACCAGCCATGGCCGTAGGTGCCGCATGCCCCAGCGGTCGAAAGCGATCGCCTGGACGTCGTACCGATCGAAAACGGCGCGCAGCTCGGCGGCCACGTACTCGTACTCGATTGACCGGCCCGGGGTCGTCTTGAGCAGTCCTTTGGATGCCCAAACGTCGTAGGGCACGCGGTCCGCTCGGGACTTCTCCGCGAGCCCGTCGCCCGGCAGCCAGAAGCTCGGGATCACGTCGCCGACATCGGAGGCCAGCACCAACGCCGTCAGGTCGCTCACGGCCGACAGGTCGAGCCCCCCGTACACCTTCAGGCCTGGCTGGTCGTCCGGCTCGGCCCCGTTTTCCTGCCACACCGCCCGCGTGATGAAGGGCGTCTTCGCCTCCACCCGCTGGTTGAGGATCAGGTTGCGGTAGCCCGCCTCCATGCTCGGCAGCCGCTTGGCGTCCGTAGCCTGCTTGCGGACCTCCTCCTGGTTCATGAACACGTCGAAGTGCGGGTTCGCCGCCCGGATCGCCTTGTCGCTGAACGGGTCCATGTCCATGGGCGCGGTGTGCAGCGCCACTTTCACCCGCGGGTCCGCACCCGTCAGCGCGTCGTCGATCAGCAGGCTCAGCAGGTCGGCATCCGTGCGCGCCTGCGTACTGATGATGATCGACAGCGGCCGCTCATGCGCGGCCGATGCCGTTTCGATCGCCTCGTACAGTTCCGACCGCGGCCCGACCACCTGCCCCAGTTCGTCGTGCACCGAGAACACCGGCGAGAGCCCGTAGGCCGTCGAGGCGTCCGCAGACAGCGCGCGGTAGGTGGTGCCAAGCTCGGGGCAGACCAGGGTCTTCGCCGACTCCTTCGGGATGACGTACTCGCTCAGTTCCGGCGACATGCGCACGACCTTGGAGGCGTATCCGTAGAGGATAGCCGCCTGGTCGCGGGACTGTGCTGCGCTGTACAGCTGGCTGTTCGGCTTGGCCTCGGGCCCGCACAGGTGCAGGAGCAGCAGGAATGCGCTCGTGGCCGTCTTCGCGTTCTTGCGCGCCATGCTCAGGATGAACGTGCGCGTCGGCGTGTCATAGATCTTCCGGATCCACTCCTTCTGAGGCTTGGTCAGCCGCACCGGCTGCCCAACATGCTTGCCGTCGGGGATACGGCACATCGACTCGATCCAGGCGATGTTCCGCAGCCCCCTACTTCGGCTTCGCGTCAATCACTTCCCACGGCTTTCGCGCGCGGCCCACGTTCGCATTCGACCGGCCGACCGTCTTCGGGTCCACGGTCGCCTGGCGGGTGATGCGCAGGCGTGTGGCCAGCGAGGACGCCGAGCGCACCTCGCGCTCGCGCATGGCGAGCAGTCGGTCGTACCTCTTCAGCCCGTCATCGTCCCGCAGCCATTCGCGGTCGAAGGACTTGATCTCGTCGTCCAGCACCTGGGCCGTGACGACGTGCTGGCAGTACAGGTCCAGCATGTCGCGGTGCGTCTCGGTGAACGCAGCCGCGGCGTGATCGTTCACCAGCCGCGCCCACACCACCTGCTCTGCATCGCTCAGGTGCATGCTCGGCGCGAGCCGGTTGGTAGCCACCAACGGTCCAACCTCGGCCGCCACCGCGACGCTCGCAGCAGATTTTCGGCCTCGTTGTGCCATCGGATTCACCTTTTTTTCTGGACGTTTAGCTGCGCGAGGGGAACAGGTCGGTTTCCCAGGAGAACGGGATTTTTTGAGGGACCATCCCCCCCTCCCCGTGGCCCGGGCGGACCCTCTGGCCTCCGGCCGGCCATCGGCCTGGTCTGCGGGGTGCCCGGCAAGGCCCCTGCCGGCCCGCTGGAGGGCTGATCCCGCCTCAGAGGGGCCAGCCGTCCAACCCCACCGCACGGCGCTGCTGGTAGCCCATGTCCTGGGCCGTCTTCTTCGCGTGGCAACCGTCGGGGCCGCAGCACAGCACCTGTGTGTTCGCCTCGGTGTCTTCGCCTTTGCCGCCGTCAGCCTTCAGCGCCTGTACGTGGTCGAGCTGGAAGCCGCGGCCTGGAATGTCGTTGAACTCGACCAGCTTGCCGCACATTGCGCAGCGTGGATCTCGGGACCACACGTTCAAGCGGCGGGCCTGCAGTCGGCGCCCGGTAATGCGTCCCCTGGTCGCAATTGCCACCGCCACTCCTCAAACAAAAAGCCACCCGAGGGTGGCTATTCTGATCAACCGATTCCCACGAACCCCTTGGGCGCGGGCTTCAGCACAACGAGGTCGAAGATTTCTTCGCGAGGCGTCTTGCCGTCGAACCACTGGCACTTTGCCGCGCTCTCTGAATACTGGGGCGAGTAGTCTCCGATATCGACAATGGTCATGTCAGGCCCGCCGCTTTTCAGGATGACAACATCACCCTTTTTGAAATCACTCATCTAGTTCTCCTCTCGCCAACATTGGCGAGACAACTATACAGGCGACCTAGACCGAAGCTCAGTACTTACTGTAGCTTCCCAAATTTTTCCGGTAGGACGCTCGAACCGCGCGAAAGCCGCTGCGCCCAATGGTAGCGACGGCTCAAGCCGTCTACCCTGCACCTACGGCAGTATCCCCGCAACCAGGGCAAGCACCGCGGCGACAAACACCAGCGCCTTTACTACAGCCCTGGCGACTATCTCATCTAACCCCTTGCCCTTCCAACTCTGTCCTGGCATGTCGAGCTGAATAAGCCCGGCCCACAGCCCCAGGGCACCGGCGGCAAGCCCAAATCGCTTTGCAACCGATAGCCCCGTTAAGCCGAACGGTATGCCGATAACGACTGCGATCGCGCAGGCTAAGACACCGAAGGCTGCCGGCTTGAATAGCCGTCGTAGAAGAACCGTCCTGGAAAATCCGTGCGCGCCATCCTGCTCGTCGATGTCATCCTGGGTGGGCCACTCTCCACGTTCGTACTTAGCGCGCAAATCGGCGGCTTTCAGGTTCACCCACAGTGTTTGCTGGATGGACAGTTCAACGTACCGCCTTTTGCTGAAGACCGAATACAGCAGGGCGGGCACGATCGGGGCCTCTCGGATGGCAGTTGGATCTGGCATAGCTCCAATGTAATAGACGCTACCCTCCGGTGACACGATCGTCATCAATATTGGGCTGCCTCTACCGAACCAATCCGCTGCCACAGCCGTGCCGACACTTCGCGAGTTTGGCCTCCTGGCGCTGATCTCGATCATGGCGATCTTGGGCCTCAGAGCAGCAAAGCATCGAGCGCCGAAATGAGCAGTGTGCCCTCAGCCGGCCACAAGCTAACCACGCCTGAGTGACCATCCGCTATCGGCTGGAGGCGAGCAAAAACGATTCGCCCTCCTGGCTTTACGATGGAGTTCTCACACAACCATCGCCAGGAGGGCGGAAATGGAAAACGACGCGACGATCGAAAAACTGCACGGACGCATAGAAGCGTTGCGCGCGACGCAGATCGCTTTGCTGATCGCACTGGCCACGCAAGGGAAGCTAGACCTTGCTGGCATTGCCAGATCTGCAAGCAGCTGGGCAAAAAAGTCCTCAGTGGAGGGAGAAGCGCTTGAGGCGCTTAACGCGGAGATGGAAATCCTCGCGGCGTTGGCAGCGATCCCCACTCGCTAAGTACGCGGAAGGCCGGTAGCGTCAGCCCATCAGCCAGCGCTGCATACACCGTCTCGGCAATCCCATCGCGGGTAGGTTGCGCTACAGCACTGCGCTCCTGGTCGAACTTCTCTCCACGCCCGCGCTTCAGCCGGGCGAAGAACTCCGATGCTCTGTAGCGGCGACGCTTCTGCATCTCCTGCACAGCGGGCGGCGCAACGTCGCCCCAGCGGTACGGCTTGGTCATCTGCGTCTCCTTGGAAGGCGCCACCACCTGGGGCATGGCGTCCCTGGCGGCGATAGAGGCGTGGTGGATGCGCCCCGGTGGTGACAACTTGGAGCACCCGAACGGGTGCGATGTGGTTGCGGTGGTCGGCTTCGAACCGACGACAGGCGGGGTATGAACCCGCTGCTCTACCTGGCTGAGCTACACCGCGGAAACGAAAAAGCCACCTCAAGGGTGGCTTGTGCTTGTCGGGCGCACCTGCGGCTGCCGTTGGGCAACCGCTGGAAGCGCTCACGACTCAGTGTCGCGGGAAATTGGCGCGATTGTGCCAGATCGTGTCAAGCCGCGCAAGCGGTAGGCCGTCATGAAGCTGCGCAGGCCCTCCAGCCGGTCACGCTCCCAGGCAGCGGGCGCCACGCCCAGCCGGCGGCGCACGGCGTGGTGCGGCAGGCGCTGCGGGATGTAGTAGGCGTGCAGCACGCGCCGGTACTGCATGGGCACCACGACCAGGGCATGCTGCACGCGGAGCGCGTCGAAGTCGGCCATGAACGGCACCATCGGCTCGTCGCCGCGCGTGGGCGGCGGCACGTATTGGCCCTCAGCGCTGGCGCACCGCCGCTTCTGGTAGCGGTCCTGGGCCCACCGGCCGTAGCGCTCCAGCAGCTCGTCGGCCTGGCGCTGCTCGGCATCCAGGCTGGCCGGCGCGGCGCGCTTGGGAGTCGGGGCTTTCGCCCTCTCGTGGATCTCAACGTACATGGGCGGCCCCTTCTTGTGGTTGTTGGATGCCCGCCGGCCACAGGCCGAGGGCGATGATGCGGCGCTGCGTGTCAGCGATCCATGCCGGCTCAATCGCGCGGCGCGCGGCCTTGCTCAGCAAAGCCCCCTGGTCGAAAAGGCTGTGGCAGCCGGGCGTGCCCGGGCGGTCGGAGCACAGGGGAAAGCTCTCCAGGTCGCAGACCTTGAGCCCCATGCCCTTGCCGGTGTTGGCGTGCGCGCACTGCGAGAGCCCCGGCATGCCGCAGGCCATGCACGGGAGAGCGGCGACCAGCCGGCGGTAGGCCTCGCTGCGCACCGGTGCCGCCTTGGGCACGGACGGCGCCAGATCGCCGCACGGCATCACCACCGAGGCCCGGGGCCGCACCTCCGCCATGGCGCGCGCCGCGCGATCGGCAAGCCGCTGCTCCCGATCGAGCCCCGGCTCATTGGACCGCGCTGCCCGCCGGAATCCAGTCCGCCGCATCACCGGCCGCCCCCTGCCTGCTCCGCAGCCTTGATCCGCTCGAGATCTTTCCGGGCGCTCTCCACGACGCCCGGGCCGAGCTGGCGCTGGAAGCGGATGACGCAGCTGCGCAGGTACTTGCTCTGAGCAGGCGTGAGGGGCCTCCTTGCACCGTTTTGGGCGAGCCAGATCATCGAGTCGATGAACTTGAGGCAGCTGCACCGCGGCGGAAACTTGACGCGGGCGAGTGCGAAAGCGTAGATCCGCTCGTCTTCGGTCATTGGCTACCACCTCTTAGATTCTTAGCCCGCCGGAATGGCCACGCCACCATGGCGGCGTCGCGCGCGTGCTCATTGCTCGGCCCGGCCCAGCCGGTAGCGCGAGCGAAGGCGGAAGCGTCCAGCTTGGCGCCCTTGTTGGCCGGGCTGATGCCGTGCGCTGGGATGCCCAGCTCGCCGCACACCTCGGTGATCAGCCGGCACCATGCGTCCACCTGGCCGACGTTGCGTGCCATCTTGGCGCTGGCGGCGCCGCTGCGGCCGCGCGTCCAGGTGTGCGACTGCAGCCGGGAGTCCTCGAACACCACCCGGGCCGGCTGTCGGCCGCGGATGATCCGCTCGATGTGGTGCGGCGGAACGGTCTCCAACTCGGTCAGCTCGCCGTTCACGTAGGTGGCCACGCCCGTATGGGCGCCGGGGTCCATCCCGAGGATCAGCATGCCGACCTCCCGCCCAGTCCCGCGAACGGGCTCGCCACCACGTAGTCGCGATAACTCCGGCCGGCGCGAGCATCCTGCACCACCGATTTGGTCTTCCCCAGCTGGCGCGCCGGCTCGGCACCCGTCAGGGGGCTGGTGCGGATCAGCTCCACCTGATCGGGGGACAGCGACCCGACCTTGTGCCGAATGGCGGCCGACACCCGCCGGCCGTGCTTCTCGCCCCCGAATCCGATGGCCGCGAAGGCCTTGCGCATCGCCGCGCTGCGCGTGACGTGCTTGTGGTGGTCGTGGTTGCAGCAGCCGGGCGTCTCGCACGTCTGGACCAGCGTGTGCCCCTTCTTCAATTCCCTCCCGTGCACGGCCGTCCACAGCACCATGTCCACCCGGGTGATGTTCCCCTCGTGGCGCACCAGCGGGTGCCCCTGCTTGTTGCGCGCGCCGCTCCACTTCAAGCAGTCCCCGCCCACGTCCTCGCAACGCAGCAGGATGTCCTGTTCGATCTCGGCGGATGTGCGCACGTAGTCCGGCAGCACGTAGCGCCAACTGCCGTCCACGCCGCGGATGGCCAGCTTCCCCGCTCGGCGCAGGGCGTGCACCCGCGCTCGGGTGTAGACGCGGCCGCGCCCCGTCAGCTCCGCCAGGTGCTCCAGCCGCATGGGCTGGTGCCGGGCAATCAGCGCGAGCAGGTCACCGTCGTAGGGCTCGGGCCGCGAGCCCCCGGGCGCGATGTGGCGCTCGAAGGGCACCCACTTCCGGAGGCCGTCGAACGCGGCCAGCTTGATCCGCTTCGCCCGCGCCATCCGGCGCAGCACCAGCCCCATAGCCACCTCGGGGGACTTGGCCAGGGCCGCCAGCTCGCGGGTGCTCATCTCCTGGCCGGCAATGGCCTTGAGGATCTGGGCAGGCTTCCAGGGGCACCGCGCGATCAGCACGTCCACGGCCACCCATGCGGTGTCCTTCTGGGGCTTCGTGGCGACCGGCCGCGCCAGCAGGCGCTCGCGCGCTTCTTCCAGCACCATCGTCAGGTGCTCAGCGTCCCAGCCCGTGGCGGCGCGCAACTCGCTCTCGCGGGCGGAGCCCCCAGCGGCCTTCAGCACCTGCATCAGCTGTGCAAGGTTCTTCTTCGTGGCCATCAGCGGCCTCCTTTCTTCAGCCAGCGCTCCCGGCCGGCCTGAACGTCTGCGGGCGCTGGCGCATGCTTGGCGCAGGCGTGCTGCGGCGGGAAGAAAGTCCAGGGCTTTCCGAGCGAGCAGGCGGCCATACCCTGCTTCGCCATCTCGCGGTTCTGGCGCAGGGCCCAGTGAGTGCAGGTTGCACAGGTCATTGCCATTTTTGCCGCCCTTCCATGCCCAGGGCCTGGCGCGCGCTGCGCAGGCTGTAGGGCGTGATCCGATCGCCGGCCGCGGCACGAGAGACGATCGCGCGCGCCCAGTCCTTGCTCCGGTTCTCGTTGTGCGCGATGGCGCGCTTGAGCCCCGTCTGCTTCGCAATCTCCTCCGCCACTACCCGCTCGGATGCGCGCGGCGCCTCCAGGCGCGGCACCTCGGCCGGGGGGCATGCGTTCGCCAGGGCGCGGAATTGGGCCACGTTGGGGCATTTCACCGGCAGGTGCCGCAGTGCATGCCGCAACGGCTCCAGGTTGCTCGCGAAACCGCTGAGCTCCTCCTCCCAGTCGTCCTTGACCAGCGCCATGTCCACGCCGTCCCACTGCCGCAGCCACTCGGCGCCGTAGCGCACGGACAGCTTCGTGAAAATCAACTCGACAACTTCGCTGAATGCGTGGCCGCTCATCGGGCACCTCCTGCCAGACGGGGAGAAGCGGTGCGCGCCGGCACGTCGATGACGCCCGAATCGCCGGCCATGAACCGTTGGGCCGCGGCAAAGCCCCCGCCGCCGGGCGCCTTCCGCGCCGCCATGGGTGCCACCTCCTCCATGCGCTGGCGGGCCGCACGCTGGGCGTAGGTTTCGGTCGGGACGTCGGGGCCCGGGCCGCGCAGCGCGGTGCGCGTCATCGCACCCGGCGCTCCGCCTGCACGCCGCACCCAGTTGCGCCAGGTCGCCAGCCAGTCGGCCTTGCGGGCGTCCGCGCCGGCCTTCGCATGCCAGTAGTCGGCGAAGCAGTCGCCTTCGCGGCGCACACCATCGGCGCCCAGGTCCGGCCGCTCCTGCTCGGCCCATGCCGCCCAGTCTTCGGGCAACGTCCAGTCCGCAGGGAGACGCGAAGCAGCGGGAGCACGCTTGGCTGGTGCTGGCGGAGCCGCAGGCGCAGCGCCCGGCACGGCACGAGCCGCCTCTCCCTCCAGTTCTACAGCAGGTTCTTTTTCTTCTTCTCCTTCTGTATCTGTATCTGTACGCGTGACTGTCACGGTTGTCACGCGTGACATCTCCGTGACATCGCTTGCGGGGGCTGCGGAGGTCTCCTTCTCCCGCTGGCGCTGCCGCCGCTTTCGCTCTGCGGCAGTGGTGTCGGCGTCGCTGCGCATCTGGCGGTCGTCCCAGTTCCGGGGCTGCAGCGTCTCACGATCGATCAGCCCCACCTCGTCCAGGCGGCGCGCGACCTCTTCCAGCGTGCGCAGGTCCAGGCCCATCTTCACGGCCACCTTGCGCAGCTTGAGCGCGGTCGCCTCGTCCTTGTCCAGTAGCCCCTGGCCCTTCAAGCACAGGAGCGCGATGAAATGCCAGCGGTCCTCGAAGGCCACCAGCTTGAGCGTCTCGTTGTCCACCATCTCGGTGTAGACGCGGAACCATGGGAGCTTCATGCGCGCACCCCTTTCTTGGAATTGCAGGGCCTGCACATCGTCTGGAGGTTGTCCAGCGTCGTCGGGCCACCCTTCGATTCGGGATGGATGTGATCGCAGGTCAGGTCCTTGAAGCCCCCGCAGCTCACGCACCGGTATTCCTGCTCCCAGTTCACGCCGCCTCCCACACCCGGAACCCGCCGCGCACCAGGTCTTCGCCGTTGACCTGCACCACGCGGGCGTGGCCGATGGCGCGCAGATCCGGCAGCCGGCGGTCGATCTGCACCACGGTCAGCCCCGTGCGCGCCTGCAACTCGTGGGCAGTGGCCGGGCCGGCGGCCAGCGCCTTGATGATCCTGGCGCAGTGGTTGCCAGCGAACGCGGCGGCGCCTTCCGCGGCCTGCACGCTGGTGAGAGGGTCGTGCGCACGCACGAGGTGAGCGGTGGTCATGCCGGCGCCCTCCCTGCGGTGTCGGCCGCGTACTGAGCATTGAGCTCTACGACCACACCCTGCATCTCCGCCACCGCCTCACCCACCTCGCGCAGCACCTTGCGCCGATCGTTCTCGCTGATCGACCCATCCGCCAGAGCCTTGGTGACAGCCGTGAACACGTCAGCGCATTCTTGGACGGCAGCGAAGGTCGCCGTGCGCAGGCAACGGCGCTCCGCGCTGGCATGAATGACCGGGAGCGCGAGCATCCCTGATCCGAAGGAAAAGACCGTTCCGAGCCCCTGAGCCCCGGCGCTGCCGGCCTCATGGCACATCGTGGCGATCTCCTCCGCATCGGCCAGGCCCATCTTGTGGCCGGCGCTGGAGCCGCTCAGCTCCTTGCGGAGCACCTCGTCGGACTTGCCGAGGCGTGCGGCCAGAGCGGCACGGCCGCCGGGGTAGTTGGCGACCATGCGTCGCAGGGCATCGAGAGAGTTCATATGTCCGGGGCTCCGAGAAATGGACGTGGACGACAGGGGTGGCGGCGGCGACGATGCGGGCATGGACAACAAGACCAGCCCCAGCACCTCATCCAGCCGTAGCAGCGCGCGCGGCGCGGTGATGGGCGCCCGCCTCTCCCGGGCAGTACGATGGAGCTCTCACACAACCATCGCCTGGGAGGGCGGACATGAAACAGGAAGACGTGGAAGCGCTGTTGAGCCGGTACGCAACGCAGATAGACGAGTTGCAGATCGAAGTCGCAGCGCTGGGTACGGCCGTTCGAGCGCTTCTCGACATGGCACCCGACAAGATCGCCGCTGCGAACCGGTTCACGCAGGTCATGAATGCCTCGCTGCGCGCACCCATGAGCGAAGAACAGAAAGCAGCCCATTCCGCGAGGCACGAAGCCCTTTTGCTTCGGCTGGTGATGCGTCCCTAGACATCCTGCGGACAAGGGCCCCGTTCCCGGCTTCGGGGACGACCCGCTCGCCAGGGTGGCTGCCGTGCTCTCGTTCCGTGGCGTCCTCGGCATACCGGAAATTCCGCATCGCCGGCACGATCTTCTCGCCCGGGTGGGCAGCACTGCTGGCCTTCTCGCGACCCGGGCGCCCCGGCGCCGCGTGGACGGCCCGGCACGCTGCCAGCCGGTCGCGCGTGGTGCTGCGCATCCAATCCGGCTCCCATGTGGTCGTGGTGGTGCTCGTCCAATCAGCCATGGCTTACCTCCTCCTTGATGTTTTGGTTGGGCACAATCCGGCCATCACCACAGGCGGGAGAGGCGGGCATGAATTTCTGGCAGCGCTGGAAAGAGAAGCACTGGGACGAGAAGGTCTCGGAGAACGATCCCTCGTCGTCGGTCGTCTTCTTTGGGATACGCAGGCCGCCATTGCGGCAGGCAGCCCGCTGGTTCGCGAAGCTCTGGGAAGAGCAGCCGCTCAACGTCGTCATGGCGGTTGCGGCCGTCGTGGCATCTGCCGCGGCGGTCATTGCTTTGCTCCGCTGATTCGCACGCCGTCTGCCACGACGAAGAACTCGACCTTCATTTCCTTGGCGAACTCCGCAGCGGCGTCTCGGAACTGCCGCTGGACGCTCTTCGACAGCCCGGGCGGAAGCTCGATGCACACCACATCACCAGGCTTGCAGACGATGTGGTCGAACGGCCGCGGCTTCAGCGCCAGCAACCGATCAATGCGGCTGCTCTGGCGCATCAGGCCCACCACGAGCGAAACATGCGAGAGGGAGATGAGCAGGGGCCAGAGGTCAGCCATGGCTCGCCTCCTCCTTGGTGGGGGCGACGCTTTCCGCGGCCTCCCGGCGCTCGTAGCTGCCCATCCCGCTGAAGAGGCTGCCCCACAGCAGGTAGGCGCAACCCACGACTGCATGGACCAAACACCAGCGCATGAACCAAACGTCGATCTTCCAAGCCAGAAAAGCCGCCAGCGCGAGAAGCTCAAGGAAGACGAACGCGATGGCGAGCTCGCCCGGTCGGTGGGTGATGTAGAGCTTGCGCATTTACGCCACCTCCGACTTGGTGGAAGCGGTCAGCTCGGGCCAGATCAGGTGCCAGTCGTCGGGGCGGAGGTCTCGGCGGGAGACGGCGCCCGAGGTGGCGCGCTCGATGGCGACGCAGTACGCCGCATCGGGGGTCGTGCCGCGCGCTCGCCAGTTGCTGACCGCCGATTGCCCGACGCCGATGGCTTCCGCCAGCTTACCGACGCCGCCGATGGCGCTGATGGCCGCCTCAAGAGGGTTCATGTTCGCGATTCCTTTCACGAACGTGATAGTAAACCAACCACCAATGTGATGCAATCCTTTGACACCATCACGCCCGTGAAAACCATTGCAGAACGCCTGAGAGCCGCAAGAGAACGGGCTGGCCTCACCCAGCCGGCCCTGGCCCAGCGCGCGAACGTCTCCCAAGGGACGATCGGGAACATCGAATCGGGGCTGCGCAAGCGCCCCCGCGACTTACTTGCTATCGCTGCCGCGCTGCATGTGTCCCCGTTGTGGCTTGAGACCGGACAAGGCCTTATGCACGGTGACCACGATCAGGCCAACGTTTCGACCGCCCCTGCGTCGATGAGGCCGCGCCGCTACCCGGTTATTTCTTCAGTGCAGGCGGGCGAATGGGAGGAGATCGTGGACCAGTTCTCACCCGGGGATGCGGAGGATTGGCAGGACAGTCCTGTGGATCTCGGGCCGAACGGGTTTGTGCTGAAGCTGGAGGGCAGTTCAATGACCAACCCCGCAGGTGGTAGAGACAATTTCCCCGAGGGTATGTATGTGCACATCCACCCAGGAGTTGAAGCTCAACCTGGCGACTATGTGGTGGCGAAGCGCGAAGCGGACAACAAGGCGACCTTCAAAAAGCTGGTGCGCGTTGATGGTGAGCAGTTTCTTCACGCCATTAATCCAGCGTGGCCGAAGCCCTATATAAAGCTTGAGCCGGGCGACAGAATTATAGGGAAATTAAAGTTTGCTGGATGGAGTTTTTAAAGGAGAGAGGGATGAGAAGATATTTAGCACTGGCTGCAATGTTTATTGGTTGCACAGCCAACGCAGCACCCCTGCCAAAAATAAATGAAGCAGAATTACGCAAGGAATTCACTTCCCTGAAAGACCCGGATAGCGCCAAGTTTCGGAATATAAAGCTTGCAAAAACGGACACGGCGGGTGCGTGGGTTATGTGTGGTGAAGTAAACGCGAAAAATTCCTATGGCGGATATGCTGGTTTTGGAAGATTTATGGGAATGCTATTCACTGAAGGGCGGAAAACCACGTACCTCGTGATGACGATCGACAACGATTCCGCAAACGTCATGTGCGAAAAGCACGGTCTGTAAATAAATGCCGCATTGGAGGATGAAAATTGGCTAACGCACCCGCACCCGCACCCCAACCACCAGTTCCGCCGCCAACCCCTCAACCGCCAATATCACCACCACCGCCCATGAAAAACGAGTGGATCAGAAAGAGCCTGAGGTAAAAATGCTCAACCCGACGACAGCAGAAGCGACTCAGTCGCCTCCACCGCCACCGCCACCGTCGCCTCCGCCTCCCATGAAGGACTTTGGGTTTCGGGATGGCTGGCCAAAAAAGTAATCACCGTGCAAGGCAAAAAATGAGCACCACCGCAGGTACAAGGGGGGTACAAATGGTGGCAGCTCGATAGCTCATGTCCAGCGCCTCTGCTCGATCCACGCAACCCGTCGCGTACTCACGCGCACGGGTGTGCTCGAGTATTAACTCAGCTCTGCGAGTGACGGCAAGGGCGGAGTTCGAATCGTGCCCTTCCGCTATCCTATCGTCGTAATAATCAATTATGTTCCCCGCAGGGTTGCCGGGAGATAGGCGACGCGAAATTGCCCCGCTCCAGATCAGCTGGGCCGCAATTCCAAACCAGCTCATCGCGAGCGCAGCCACGGGAGCCCAAGCAACCGGCGTCACGCCGTCAACACCGATCTTTCCCAGGGCATAGGCACCCAGCGCGCCGCCACCGCCCACAAGCACCGTCGCGAACTTGTAGGAGCGCTCATAGAAGTCGTCGTAGGTCTGACGCAGCACCGCCATCGTCGCGCCCGATCTTTTCTCAACGTACTCCAGCTCGTCCATCGACGCTCCTCCCGAGGTTGCCTGTGCATGGCGACATGATGCCGCGTGTTGACTCGCGTCGCGACCCAGCCCACCCACCGCGGTGGGCTTTTCTACGTCCATCTCAACCATGTTCATTCCTTCGCCCGAGGGAGCGCAGAAGAAATTTTACCCAAATCTCACGATTGTGTTGACACGTCAATTCACGTTCGTGATAATTCACCCATCGCAGCCCCAGCTGGCAAGCGATGGGCCTCCGGATCGACGGGAGCCCCAGAGGCTCCTTAAAACAGCGAGAGGATGAACAGGTGGCCGCCTGGCCGCCCTGCCCCTGATCCCGTGCGGCAGAAGCAAAAGCACACGCAGCGCACCCCTTTTGGAACGTGCGGCGACCCACCGGCCCCGAAGCCGGAGGTGGGGAGAACACGGCACCCGATAGTGATCGGGCACGCGGCGCCAGGCCGCCGCGGGAGCCCGTGACAGGGGAAGAAGTCCGCAACCCTCTTCGGAGGGCCATCACATCGGTCCATTGTCGCGACCCAGGTCGGTGCCAGTTGCAGTGGCCCGATGTGATGGCGACGACAACAAGCGAGTCAGGCGTCCCTGCCTGTTTCGTCATCAAGAGCGGGGCGGGGGTTCCTGGCCGTGTGCGCAGCAGGTGGAAGCCCTGCCCCCATTCCATGCGCCCTCCCGTCGAGGGCGTTTCTGTTTTTCAAGGAGCAACCACCATGACAGCAACTCTCACCAAGCCCCTCACCTTCGCCCTCGCAGGCCGCCTCGTGACCAGCAGCAAGGAGGCCACGGCCATCCTGATCGACGCGATCAGGACCAGAAAGACCTGGCTCGAGCCCCAGGCGCGCAGCGTCCGCGCGAAGTTGCGCGCTGCAGGACAGTGATCACCGCGCAGCGCCTGCCCACAGCGGGTGCTGCCCAGTGCGATCCGTCGCATCCCGTTTCAGCCGCGCGCCCCGTCTCCTCCCCCTCCCTCTCATCTTGGGGCGCACCCAGGCGGCTTTTTCTTCCCCTCCCTCCCCGGCCGGAAGCCGGCACTCGATCATCATGAGCCCCAAAGAAATCCAGGTCGGAAAAACCTATGTGAACCGCGGCCAGGGCCGCACGCGCCGCACGGTTATCACCATTGGACCGAAACATGTGCCGCGCTGCTGGCACGGCTGGACGAAGCCTCCAGCGGGCACGCCGGGTGTGCTCTTCGAGCAGAACGGCCGGCGCGAAAACCTCTACCTCTCCAGCTTCGCTGCCTGGGCCGGCAAGGAAGCCCCCAACGAGGGCTGACACACCATTTCCGGCGTCCTGCTCAGGGCCGCCTTTCCACCGCGCCGGGGGAGTTCTCCTCCCCTCTCTCTCTTCCCCCGGCACGCCCCCTGGGGCAGCGGTCTTTCTACAACCCGGCCCCGCCCGGGGCCCCAGCCCCACGGAGCCTCGCATGCCTGACGATTTCGTGCTGCCCTACCGCGACCCTGCCGGGAAGCGTTTCGTGCTCATCGGTCCCAGCTGCTACGGCCCCGTGCCCACCTTCCTGCGGTCGGTGGCCGATGTGCGCTGGCTGCTGCAGCAGTACCGGGCAGACGGATGCCACGCTGGCGTCACCGCCTGGCAGCGCCCGACGGCCGCGGCGCCGTGGCAGCTGATGCCTGCCGCGGCCTGACGCGCCCACCACCTTCCCAGCCGGGCCGGGGGCTCTCCTCCCTCCCTCTCTCTTCCCCCTGCAGCCCTTCGATGGGCAACCGGCTTTTTCTCTACCAGCCCGCCTTCTGCGGGCTTTTTTTCACCCTGAGCCATGACCGACCCCTACCTCGATTTCCTGCGCAAGAAGATCAAGCTCGCCAACTTCGCCGGCTTCGACGTGGCACCAGAAGAGGTGAACCCGAAGCTGAAGCCCCACACCCGCGACATCGTGCGCTGGGCGGCCAAGGGCGGGTGCCGGGCGATCTTCGCGAGCTTCGGCTTGCACAAGACCGTGACGGCGCTGGAGCTGATGCGCTTGGTGGGCACGCACCGGCCCGGTATTCGCGGCATCGTCGCGCCGCTCGGCGTGCGCCATGAGTTCATCGGCCAGGCCGCGGAGCATTTCCAGGGCGCCCACGCCATCGACGTGCGCTTCGTCCGCCGGGACAGCGAGATCGACGATGAGCGCACCATCTACCTCACCAACTACGAGGCCATCCGCGAGGGCAACATCAGCCCCGCGCGGTGGATCGCATCCAACCTGGACGAGGCGGATGTGCTGCGCAGCTACGGCAGCAAGACCTACCAGGAGTTCCTGCCAGCCTTCGCACCGGTGGAGTTCAAGTTCGTGCAGACGGCCACGCCCAGCCCGAACCGGTACAAGGAGCTGATCCACTACGCCGGATACCTGGGGGTGATGGACACGGGCCAGGCCCTGACCCGGTTCTTCCAGCGCGACAGCGAGCAGGCCGGCAACCTCACCCTGTACCCCCACAAGGAAAAGGAATTCTGGCTGTGGGTGGCGTCCTGGGCCGTATTCATCCAGCGGCCCAGCGATCTCGGCCACTCCGACGACGGCTACGACCTGCCGGCTCTGGACGTGCGGTATCACGAGGTGCAGAGCAACTATGAGACCGCTGGCGCCGAGAAGAGCGGTCAGGGGCTGCTGATCCCCGATGTGGCTTTGGGCCTGTCGGCCGCCGCGAGCGAGAAGCGCGCCAGCATGCCCGCGCGGATCGACAAGGTGCGCGAGATCGTGAACGCTGATCCGCAGGACAGCTTCGTCATCTGGCACGACCTCGAAGACGAGCGCCACGCCCTGCAGGAAGCGATTCCGGAGGCCGTGAGCGTGTGGGGCACGCAGGATCTGGATGAGCGAGAGGACCGCATCGTGGGCTTCGGCGATGGCGCGTTCCGGCTGCTGTCCACCAAACCGGTCATCGCCGGCGCGGGCTGCAATTTCCAGCGGCACTGCCACCGCGAGGTGTTCGCTGGCATCGGCTTCAAGTTCAGGGATTTCATCCAGGCCATCCACCGCGTGCACCGCTTCGGGCAGACCAAGCCGGTGCGCATCGACATCATCCACACCGAGGCCGAACGGGAGGTGCTGCGCACGCTGCAGGAGAAGTGGCGGCAGCACGACGAAGTGCAGGCCCAGATGAGCAGCCTGATCCGCACCTACGGCCTGGACCAGCTGGCCATGCATGAGACGCTGGCCAGGACGATCGGTGTGGAGCGGCGGGTTGTCAAGAGCGACCTCTTCGAGGTGGCCCACAACGACTGCGTGCTGGAGGCTCGCGAGCAGCCGGAGAACTCGGTGGACCTGATCGTGACCAGCATCCCGTTCGCCAACCACTACGAGTACAGCCCCAGCTATAACGACTTCGGGCACACGGAGGGCAATGCGCACTTCTGGGAGCAGATGGACTTCTTGACGCCGGAGCTGTACCGGATCCTGAAGCCCGGGCGGATCGCGGCGATCCATGTGAAAGACCGGGTGCTGTTCGGGAACGTGACCGGTCTGGGACGGCCCAGCATGGACTACTTCCACGAGGAGGCGTCCATGCACCTGCGCAAGCACGGCTTCCACAAGCTGGCCATCGTGACCATCACCACCGATGTGGTGCGAGAGAACAACCAGACCTACCGCCTGAGCTACTCGGAGATGTGCAAGGACGGCACCAAGATGGGCACGGGCTGCAGCGAGTACCTGCTGGTGTTCTTCAAGCCCCAGACCGACCTCTCGCGCGGGTATGCCGATGTGCCGGTGGCCCGGGCCAAGGCGGACTACAGCCTCGGCCGTTGGCAGATCGACGCGCATGCCTACTGGCGCTCGAGCGGCGACCGGCTGCTGTCTGCCGAGGAGATGGCGGCCATGGGCCCGGGCAAGCTGGCGAAGTTCTTCACGGACGACAGCATGCGGAGGATCTACGACTACCGGCGTCACGTCGCCATCGGCGAGCAGTTGGAGGAGCGCGGCGCCCTGCCCCGCGAATTCGCCTGCCTGCAGCCCGGGAGCCCCGACCCGAACGTGTGGACCGACATCGCGCGCATGCGAACCCTGAACGGGGAACAAGCCAACCGGTCCGTCGAGAAGCACATCTGCCCGCTGCAGTTCGACATCGTGGACCGCGCGATCGAACGCTGGAGCATGCGTGGCGAGAAGGTATATGACCCGTTCCACGGGCTCGGCACGGTCGGCGTGCGCGCCATCAAGCTCGGCCGGCGCGCCGGCGGGAGTGAACTGAACCCGGGCTACTTCGCCGACCAGGTGCACTACCTACAGGCGGCCGAGCGTGAGGCCAGCATGCCGTCGCTCTTTGACACCCTGGAGGCCTGATCCGCCTCGCCCCTCCGAGCCCGCCGCGTGCGGGCTCTTTTCGTTTCTGGAGAACCCCATGGACTTACACCACCCCGCCATGCGCGACACCACGCAAGCCCCGCCCGCGGAGGCCCCCGGCACGTTCCTAGGCACCGCCGCTCTGGCGGTCCTGGCCTTCGGGCTGCTGATCTGGGCCCAGCACGACGACAGCCAGGCCGACACCCGCCACCGGGCAGCCGCCGAGCAGGCCCACGTCGAAGCCGCCGAAGAGCGCCGCGCCGCCGCTGCGGCCCGCGCATGCGAGCCCGGCACCACCCCCGCCTGGATCGACGCCACCACCGTGCAGTGCCTGCGCGCCCGCTGATCGCCCCTTCCCTCAACCGGCCCGCCGCGCGCGGGCCTTTTTCATGGAGAACCCCGTGGCAAAGCTCATCAACCCCACCCTGCAGGCCAAGCGCCAGTCGGTGGTCGATTTCCTCGCCCACGCCGTGCCGAGCGTGGCCGAGGAGGCGACCGACGGCCTCAACGACCTCGTGCACGCCACCACCGAAACCGGCAAGGGCGGCGAAATGACCATCAAGATCAAGATGCGCCCTATTGGCGGCAAGGCCGGCCAGATGGAGATCGAGGCCGAGGTGAAGACGAAGCTGCCGCAGCCCACGCGCGGCAAGACCATCCTCTTCGCGACCGCCGACAACAACCTGCAGCGCACCGACCCCCGCCAGCAGACCCTGGACGGCGTCCGCGACGTGAACCAGGAATCCGTCGCCCAGCAGGGTGGGGTGCGCACCGTCGCGCCCGAGGCGAAGCAGGCCTTGCGCGCCGTCACCCACTGACCCCCTTCCCCAACCTGTCCACTTCAAGGAGCACCCATGGACATGAACCAGTCCCAGACTGAAACCGCGGCGCAGGAAATCATCGCCGCCAGCAACCAGCACATCCGCGACGTGTACGGCACGCCGCTGGTGATCTTGCCGGCAGGCTTCAACGTGCACCTGCTGCCCCAGCTGCTGGAGGCCCCCACCCGCAAGAAGGGTACGACGGTCCTGAACGATGCAGCGTCGTTCGTGGCCGTGGTGAACGACCAGAAGGGCGAGGACACCCGGCTGTTCAGCACCATCGACCCGCCCACCTTCACGGCGGTGTTCAACCACATCGCGGAGGCCGCCGGCTGGGGCGACCACCGCGCGAAGTACAACGCCCCGCTGGCCCCCGAGTGGGCGGCCTGGACCGGCATGGACGGCAAGAAGCAGAACCAGGTGGACCTCGCCCAGTTCATCGAGAACAACTTGGTGGACGTGGCATTCCTGGAACCCAAGGATGGGCACCCCGGCAGCCCGGACGGTTCCACGCTGCTGGAGGTGTGCCGCACGCTCGAGGCCAAGAAGAAGGTGGACTTCAAGTCCGCGATCCGCCTGGCAGATGGCAGCACGCAATTCACGTACGACGAGGACGTGCAGGGCAGCGCGCGCCAGGGCCAGTTGCAGGTGCCCGAGCAGTTCAGCCTCGCCATCCCCGTGTTCGAGAACGGCGCCAAGTGGCGCGTGGACGTGCGGCTGCGCTACCGCATTCAGGACGGCGGCAACCTGGTGATGTGGCTAGAGCTGATCCGCCCGCAGAAGGTGATCGAGGGCGCGGTGCTGGAGCTGCGCGAGCAGATCGCCAAGGACACCGGCCTGCAGATCCTGAACGGCACGCCCAGCTCCTGAGAGAGCGGCCGCCACCAGCGGCCCATGACGGGCTGGATTTATCCGCCCGTCACCTCTCGGACTACATGCTGCCCGTAATGCACGGCGGCGATCCGCGCGAGGTCATCTGTCGGATAACTCTGATCCTTGAGCGGGCGCCGATCTACGACCGTCTCGATCCGATGGCCCCCTGCTGGGTGCCGGTCAATGCGGTAGTAGGCGGCCCAGCTGCCATCGGGCAGTTGCACTGCGTCGCCGTAGACCAGGAAATCCCCCTCTTGCCAAGGATTCAGGGTCGGCAGGTGCTCAACGTTTTCCATGGCACCTCCTTCATCCGCGATGGCTGCTGCCGGCGTCAATTTGACGGGCCGCCGCTTCAAATGCCGCGTCCCTTGCCGCACGCGCGGTCGGGTAACCCGAGCTGGGGAGAGGGACCTTCACATCTTTGCCGTTTTCCCCCACTACGTACGCGTGAGCGATGAAGTCATCCGAGAGGACGTTCCACCCGAGATGCACTCGGATCCGGCTTCCTTTGTAAGGCGACTCCCATCTTTGGGGCGATTCTTCGGTGCCAATCTTGACTGGTCGGATCCGGTCGTCAGAACTTACGATTTTCATCTCCACCTCCTTGGTTGAGCATCGAGTATGACCGAATACACCACCGGCGGGCGAGCGCCTCATACTTTTGGGCGAGGGCCGCGAGCCCGCCTGATCGCCCCACCCCACCAGCCCGCCATGCGCGGGCTTTTTTCATTCTCCCGAGGACACCATGCCCGCACCGAAGAAGGAAACGTGACATGAACCTCCGCCAGCTGAAGAAGCAGGACAGGCGCGCCGCCGCGCTGATGATCGGCGCGGGCGATTTCTCCCCTGACGCCTTTGGCCCCGGCCGCGATGGCCGCTGGCATGTCGAATGGCGGTGCAGCTACGAATACGACGAGTGGGACAGTTGCCCAGCCTGGGAAAAGTGGATGGGCATGCGAGCGTGGGAGCACCCCAGCGCCTGCGCGTGGTACGGATTCGATGACCGCACGGGCGAGCCGATCCCAGAGGACCAGCGCCCGCGCGGCATGCGACCCCACGAGGCCCGCGAGTTCTACGCGCTGCGCGCCCCCGCCGGCTTCCGCTGGCGCGGCCGCCGCGTGGTGCCCGTGGACAAGCACGGCGCCATGGTGCGACGCGCAAGGCGCTGAATCCCCGCCGCCGCGGCGGACACCAGGATGATGAGGTGGAGGGGGTCGATCGCTATGAAGAGCTGCATACCGGTTCCTTTCAGAGCCCGCCGCCAGGTGAACAGCACCCAGTCCGGCGCGACTTGTTCCCACTGTTCCACCAAATCTGAAAAACAGGCTGCGGCACGATTTCAGACTTGACAACCCACTGATACCACCTGGCCCGCCGCGAGCGGGCTTTTCCTTTTCGGAGCCCGCATGAAGCGTGACGCCTTCACCCTCCCGCTCGCATTCCCCGGCGAGCTGATCATCGACAACTTCGCGGGCGGCGGCGGCACGTCAACCGGGCTGGAGGCCGCATTCGGCAGGCCCGTGGACATCGCCATCAACCACGACCCCGAGGCGCTGGCCATGCACGCCATCAACCACCCGCACACCCAGCACCTGTGCGAGAGCGTGTGGGATGTGGACCCGATCGCCGTGACCGGGAACCAGCCGGTGGGCCTCGTGTGGCTGTCGCCGGACTGCAAGCACTTCAGCAAGGCCAAGGGCGGCACGCCGGTGGCGAAGCACATCCGCGGCCTGGCCTGGGTGGGCATGCGCTGGGTGGCGCTCTGCAAGCCCCGCGTGCTCATGCTCGAGAACGTCGAGGAGTTCCAGACCTGGGGCCCGCTGCTGGTGGGAGCCGACGGCACCGCCCGCCCGGACCCCGCGCGCAAGGGTAAGACGTTCCAGAGCTTCGTGCGGCAGCTGCGCGCGCACGGGTACGCAGTGGACTGGCGCGAGCTGCGCGCCTGCGACAACGGCGCGCCGACGATCCGCAAGCGCCTGTTCTTGATCGCGCGCCGCGACGGCCTGCCGATCCAGTGGCCCGAGCAGACGCACGCCGCGCCCACCGATCGCCGCGTGCTCGCCGGAAAGCTGGCGCCCTACCGCACGGCGGCCGAGTGCATCGACTTCAGCCTGGAGGCGGCCAGCATCTTCGACCGCCCGCGGCCGCTGGCCATCAACACCCAGCGCCGCGTCGCTAAGGGCCTGTTCCGGCACGTCCTGACCAGCGCGGCCCCCTTCATCGTGGGCGTGGGCGGCAGGATGGGCCAGAGCCCCGCGCGCAGCGTGCACACGCCCGCGCAGACCATCACGGCCAAGGCGGACAGCTGCATCGCGCAGCCGGTGCTGACGCCCTACATGGTCAATACCCGCAACGGCGAGCGCGCCGGCCAGCAGCCCCGCGTGCGCAGCGCCCAGGCGCCGTACTGGACGGTGACGGGCCTAGGATCACAGGGCGCGCTGGCGGCGCCGGTGATCGCCCCGCTACGCGGCACCAGCGAGCAGCACCTGCAGTGCGACGATGCCCGGGAGCCGCTTTCCACCGTGTCGGCCGGCGGCACGCACCACGCCCTGGCCGGCGCCGTGCTGGCGGCCGCGATCGTCACCAACACGACCGGGCACCCGGGCGCGACGGCGGACACGCCGCTGGCGACCATCACCACCGGTGGCCACCATGCCATGGCGGCGATGCACATTACGAAGTTCAACACGGGCTCCGTGGGTTCCGGCCTGGACGAGCCCCTGCGCACCGTCACGGCCGGAGGAACGCCCAGCCGCCCCAGCACCGGTATCCAGATGGGCATGGTGTCCGCGTTCCTGGAGCAGGCCAACGGCGGGTTCTACGACGGCGACGGCCGGCCCGTGGGAGCCCCGGCCAGCACCATCACCAGCAGCGGCGCGCAGCAGCGGCTGGTGACGGCCTACCTGGTCAAGTACTACAGCGAAGGCGGCCAGGACAGCGCCTGCGGCGCGCCGATGCACACCGTGCCGACCAAGGCCCGAATGGGCCTCGTGCAGACCGTGCAGGTGCCGGCCGACTGCCTGGCGCCGGAGCACCAGGCCCGCGCGCGGCAGTGCGCCGAGCTGCTGCACACGCACCTGCCCGAGCAGTTTCCCGACCCGGCCGGCCTGGTGCTGATGCAACACGCTGGCCAGTGGTGGGTGCTGGTGGACATCACGCTGCGCATGCTCAAGCCGGTGGAGCTGTTCCGCGCCCAGGGCTTCCCCGAGGACTACGTGATCCACGAGATCCCAGACCCTGCCCTGCTCTTCGCGGGCGGGAAGCAGGCGGCACATCCGCTCGAGGTGCCGCGCATCCCGCTCACCGCCACGGCGCAGGTCCGCATGTGCGGCAACAGCGTCAGCCCGCCGCAGGCCGAGGCCCTGGTCCGCGCCAACTTCGGACACGAGACGGCCTGGATGGCCGTCGCCGCATGACCCCGCCCCACAGGGCACCACAACACAGGAGGCCGCAATGGCTGAATACCTCATCGCCCACGTCGGGCACACCGGAAAGTGGGACGAGCATATTTGCTGGTGGAAGCCTGAGAGCAAGGGCTACACGATCTGCACCGCGAAGGCTGGCCGGTACACCGCCGAGAAGGCGCGGGAAATCTGCACCAGCTCCGAGTGCATCGCCGTGCCAGCAGAAGCGGCCGAAGGCCTGGCACGCACGACACCCTACTTCTGGCAGTCCAACGGCTCGCTCGCGAAGCTCTACGACGGAGGACCGCATACCCCCGTCGAGAACAGCAGCAGGGCCTGGACCAAGCTCAAGGCTGATGCCCTGGTCATCGGGAAGTACGCCAAGCCCACGCCCATGGCGCCGTCCCGCGCGCGGGCAATCTACCTGGAGCCCCAGCCGTGAAGGAGCGCCCCATCCTCTTCAGCGCGCCCATGGTGCGCGCCCTGCTCGCGGGGTCGAAGACCCAGACGCGACGGCCCCTCAAGCCCCAGCCAGCACCGAACCATCCTCATGACGGCGGCACGAAATGGGTGCTGAAAGACGGGCTGCATGTGCCCGTCGGCAGCGTCGGGCACCTCTCCGTGCGCGAGAAGCAGGGGCTGCGCTGCCCCTACGGCCAGCCGGGCGACCGGCTCTGGGTGCGCGAGGCCTGGCGCACTGTTGCCGAGGCCGATGCACTTCCGCCTCGCGACCTGAACGAAGCGCACCGCATCTGGAATGAGGCCGATGCGCCGCATCAGCCGGGCGCGGGCAAGCTACGCCCGGGCATGTTCATGCCCCGCTGGGCCAGCCGCATCACGCTGGAGATCACGGCCGTGCGCGTCGAGCGCCTGCAGGACATCAGCCGCGAGGACGCCATGGCCGAGGGCATCGTCATCCAGCCCGATGGCGGCTACGGCCTCGCCGACACCACCCACTACCACGCCACCGACCCGCGGCAGAGCTATTTCTCGCTGTGGGAAGCCATCAACGGCCCGGGCAGCGTCGAGGCCAACCCCTGGGTGTGGGCCGTGACGTTCCCCGCGGTGGGCCCAGGCCATGGGTAGGCGCCGCCGCTTCCGCTGGACCCGGAAGACCTACCGGGAGGCCCACCGCGCCGCCCGGGTCTTCGACGGCTACGGCTTCATGTACCACGACGAGCCGCCGATGGTGGCCCGATTCCGTGAGCTGTGGGAAGCACACCCCCAGCACGAAGACCCTCTCACCCGACCACTTTGGGCGCGCCGGCCGCCCGGCGATGACGACGTCCCTTTCTGAAGGATCAACATGACCACCAATACCGACACCACCGACCACACCGCCGCCCGCACCACCTGGGTGGAGCAATGCGCAGCCCGATTCATTTTCCGAGGCGGCCTCGATGCCGCCGGGGCGACGGATTTCGCGGAAGCCTGCGCCGAGCAAGAGGCCGACATCAACGGCCCGGACCCAGCCGAATGGGAGAAGCCGGAAGACGTCGCCGACGAAGACATGAGCTGCTGGGGAGAATGAGCATGGACACCAACAACACGGCCGCCCGCGGGGCGGCATCCCAGCCCGATGCGCTGCGTCTGGCAGACGCCTTGGCCGAGCAAGCAGAGGTCCACCAAGCGAATGCACGGGACTGGGATATGCGCCCAGAGGACACCGCAAACTGGCGGTACTACGAGACGTGCAGAGACGCCGCCGCCCAGTTGCGAAGCCTGCACGCCCTCACCACCGCAGCCCCGGCCGCCCAGGAGGCCGAGCCCGCCTTGGACGACTCCGAGGTGGACGACCTCGCCCGTGGCGCGTTCGAGACCGCCATGTCCTACGGCGTGGATTTCGACGCCTTCCGGCGCCTCGCAATGGAGGTCCGCCGCCGCTGTGCCGCTGCGCTCCCCCAGGCGGATGCGGGAGCCACAGCGATTGCGTCCGACATCTCGGCTGATCTGGAGCGGAGCGACTGGACCGCAGAAGAGGCCCTGCGCTGGTACGCCGCCGGCAAGCACTACGACACCGTGCCCAACGGGGACGGCACCAGTAGCGCACGCATCCTCGACAACGGCGCCGTGGCGAGCAATGCGCTCAAGTCTCTCTCCCGCGAGTATGCCGAGCACAAGGGCGACGTGGCGCTGCAAGAGGTTGCAGCAGCGCCCCAGGCACCCGCCGCAGCCACCGCCGCGGCCCTGGAAAAGGCATGGCGTGCCGGCTGGGCCGCGTGCCGCGACGCGGAGTACGTCGGCGAAGCCGCCGAGGACGAGGCATGGGGCGCCAGCGCTACCAATGGGCTCGCCGTCGACATCGAGCAGCAGGCGCCCGCCGCAGGGGCAGCGCCGAGCGATGCGGACACCGTGGACCTGGTGGGCGTTCGCGCAAGCGGCGAGCACGTCAACCTCGGCAAGATGCCAATGCCGCCCAGCATGAAAGCCCGGGACATCGCAACGTCGCAGTTCGGGGGCTTCCAGGACGGAGACGGCTCGGACGCTGAGCTGTGTTTCGGCGCGATGGAAGAACTGCTGTCGTGGCTCACCAAACAGGGCTGGGGTGCCGCTGCCCCTGCTCAGGAGGCAGCACCGCTGAGCTATTCCGAGCTGCTGGAGATCCGGCGCGCAATGGATGACTTCGAGGACTGCGGCGAAACGGACGTGGACTACAGACTGCTGCTGCGAGCCGCACTGGCCGGCTATCTGGAGTGCATGCGGTTCCGGCCGCTGAACCAGTCGCTCTTGGACCTGGAAACCGCGATCGAAGCCGCCCGCGCGCGGAAGGAAGGCGGATCGTGAAGAGCCCCACCAAGGGCCGCCCTCGCCTCACCTTCGCCGACCTCGCCGACCTCGCCGTCGTGCGGTGCATGGTCTGCTACAAGGACAAGCCAGAGGAGGGCGCCCGCCCCTTCCGGGCCCACAGCGTCTGCGCGGACTGCGTGCGCCAGGTTCACCAGCGCGCCGCGGCCCGGGCCAACGCGCCCGCGCCGCCGGGATAGCCCCGGCGCACCCCACAACCCAGCCCGCCACCCGGCGGGCTTTCTTCTTTCCGTGGCTCTACCGCCACAATTGCCCGCCTTCCGGGGCGCGCCTGGAGACCCGCATGGAACCCGACCTTTCCGACGATGAGATCGACCGCATCTGCGCCGGCCTGACCCAGAGCGCGGCGAAGGTGCGCTACCTGCGCACCCTGGGTCTGCGCGTGGACCGCCGGCCGAATGGCCGACCGCTGGTGGCGCGCGCCGAGTGGGAGCGCCACTACGCCAATCGCCAGGCGCCGCAGTCCGTAGCCAACCCGGCGCCGCCCAGCAACGGGCCGCGCTGGAAAACCGCAGGGGTGGGGTAACGCAGGATGGGAAGAACACGCGACCGAGCCAGCGCCGCTGGCCTCTTGCCCCGCATGGAAGCGCGCCCGTGGTCGGACGGAAAGACCGTCACCTATCGCTACCACCCGGTGGGCAAGCGGCCGATCAACCTGGGCACGGACATGGCTGCCGCGCTGCGCAAGGTCTTGGACATGAACGGGCAGCCGGGCGGTGGCCCCGATCCCACCGGCACGCTGCGCTGGGTATGGGAGAGCTTCAAGGCCAACAGCCCGCGGTGGAAAAAGTACGCGCAGACCACGCGGGACGACTACGAGATGGCATGGAAGCAGCTGGACGATCGGCTGGGCCACATGCATGTCGGCGAGATCACCACGGCCATCGTCGCCCGCTACATCCACGTGGAGCGGGCGGACGCTCCGCGGCGGGCTGATATCGAGAAGAGCCTGCTGTCTCGCCTCTTCGGCCACGCCATCATCCTCGGCCTGTGCGCGGTGAATCCCACCACAGGCGTCGAGCCTCACGGTAGCGAGTCGCGCACGGTGGCGGTCAATCCCGCCGTGCTGGGCCGCTTCCTGGCTTGGCTGGAAGAGCAGACGCCTCAGCGCCGGATCATCGGCATGGCCGCCGAGTATGCGAGCTTGGCAGGTAATCGGAAGGTGGAGTTTCTGCCGCTGCGCTGGACGCAGATCGACGAGGTGGCAGGGGAAGTTCGGAGCCCGCGCGCCAAGCAGCGCGGAAAGATGCGGGGCGAGGTGATCGAGGTCATCAGGATCACCCCGAACCTGCAGAGGCTGATCGACCGCCTCAAGGCGCTGCGCGCTCAACGCGGCGTGGACTGCCTCTACGTCTTCCCGACCCGAGACAACAACGCCTACACCGCCCGGGGTTTCAAGACCCTCTGGCAGCGCTGCGTGCTGCTGGCGATCGAGCAGGGAGTGATCTTGAAGGAAGACCGGTTCACCTTCCACGACCTTCGCGCCTACTACGCCACGATGCACAAGAAGGACCGCGGACACCTGCCTGACATGCACAAAAATGCAGCAGTCACGGCCCAGGTTTACGACCGCTCAAGGGAGGTCCCGCGCGAGGCCCTTTGAGACAATATTCCCACCGTGGGAATAAAACGAGAAAGCCGCTACAACTTTAATAGCTGCAGCGGCTTTGCTTATCTGGGGTGGCTGATGGGACTCGAACCCACGACGACAGGAATCACAATCCTGGACTCTACCAACTGAGCTACAGCCACCGTAGCCTTGAATTATAGCCGGATAAAAACCCCTCCGGCCATGTTCACAGCATCAATTTTCCGCGGCGGGGGTGCCGTCGCCCGTCGGGCGGGCCACCTTGAACTGGACCTTGAAGCGATCCTTGAGCAGTTCGTAGTAGGCCATGGCCTCGGCCTGGGCCTCGGCTTCGGCGTACTGCTGATGCTGCTGGCGGGCCACGGCCGGGTCCGACGGGTCGCGCGGCACGATGCGGGTCACCTTGACGACGGCGTAGCCCTGGGCGCCCAGGGGGGTGCCGGCGAAAGCGGGCAGCGTGTCGGCATTCACCTGCAGGGCGGCGTCCACCACGGGGCGCGGCTGGCCTTCGGGCTTGTCGCGCGAGATGGTGACGAGGTTGCCCAGGCCGGTGGCGCTGGCCGGCGCGGCCTTCCAGGCGGCCAGCCTGGCCTCGCCTTCCTTGCGTGCCAGTTCGGCGGAGCGATCGGCCACGAACAGCTCGCGCACGCGGGCCTTCACCTGGTCGAAGGCCGGGGTGGAAGCCGGCGTGTAGGCAGCGACGCGGCCGGCCACCAGGGTGCTGGGCGCCGTTTCGATGGCTTCGGTGTTGCGCTTGTTCTGCACGGAGTCGGCGGCGAACAGCGCCTCCAGGAAGCGGCCGTTGGCCAGCGGGCCCTGGGCGCCGGGCAGCGGCGTGCGCGCGACGCCGCTGGCTGTCTGCACCTTCAGCTTGAGCTTGTCGGCCACGGGCTGCAGGCTGTCCGCCTGCTCGTACACGGTGTTGGAGAACACCTCGGCCAGTTCGGCGAACTTGCGTTGCGCCTGCTGCTGCTTGGCTTCCGTCTCCAGCTTGGCACGCACTTCCTCGAAGGTCGGCTGCCTGGGCGTCTTGACGTCGTTGAGCTGGATGATGTGGTAGCCGTACTCGCTTTCCACCAGGTCGCTGATGTCGCCCTTCTTCATCGAGAAGGCGGCGTCCTCGAACGGCTTGACCATGTCGCCGCGCTTGAAGAAGCCGAGGTCGCCGCCGGAGGGCGCGGAGCCGGTGTCCTGCGAATTCTTGCGGGCCACCTCTGCGAAGGTGCCGGGCGCCTTGCGCACCTGCTCCAGCAGCGCCTGCGCGCGGGCCCTGGCCTTCTCGCGGTCGGCGGCGGGGGCGTCCTTGGGGGCATTGATCAGGATGTGGCTGGCGCGGCGCTCTTCCTTGCCGGCGAGGCGCTCCAGGTTTTCCTTGTAGTAGCTGCGCAGGTCGTCCTCGCTCAGCGTGATGCTGGCGCGCACGGCGTCCAGGTCGAGCACCACGTACTGCACGTCCGCATGCTCGGGCTGGCGGAACTGCGCTTCGTGGGCCTTGTAGTAGGACTGCAGTTCGTCGTCGGTGGGCGCGACCTTGGCGGCGAAGTCCTTGGCGTCGAAACGGGCGACCTGGATCTCGCGGCGCTGGTAGAGCGCGTCCAGCGCGAGGCGCGCCGGCTCCTGGCCAGCGAACGCGGAGCCCAGCACGCCGCCCATCACCTGGCTGAGGGAGAGTTCGCGGCGTACGTTGGATTCGAAGCCCTCGGGCGTGAGGCCCTGCGAGCCCACCAGTGCGCGATAGGCCTCTGCGTCCAGCGAGCCATCGGGGCGCTTGAGCGCGGCGATGGCGGGAATGCCCTGCAGCGTGCGGGCCAGCTGGGCGTCGCTCGTGACCAGGTGCATCTTGACGGCGGCGGCCTGCATCACGCGGTCGCGCACCAGGCGCTCCAGCGTGGCGTAGCGGGCGCGGGGCGAATCCAGCAGCCTGGCATCGACCGAGGGCGACTGCGCGCGGATGCGGTCGGTTTCCATCCGGTGCGCGTTGTCCCAGTCATCCTGGGTGATGTCATGGCCATCCACGCGCGCCACCACGGCGCTCTTGCTGGTGAAGTAGTTCCGGTCGATGCCCACGAGCACAAACGACGGAATGATCAGCAAGAACAGCACGATCATGACGACCTTGGAGTGCTTGCGGATGGATTCGAACATGGTTTCGATCTTTCAGTGGCGACAAAAGAAAAGGCGAACTCTCGTTCGCCTTTTGATCGGTGGTGGGTGCTGACGGGGTCGAACCGCCGACCTACGCCTTGTAAGGGATTAGACTACCCTTGCAAATCAATAGGTTAGAAGCCTTGCCAACTAGCCAGTGCCACCCACGGCGGGCAACTTAGAATTTTACTTCACCGCCCCGGATCGCCCTTTGGTTCTGCGGGGCTACCGAAGCCCCCCATGGCGCACATGTTCTGGGCCACCAACGACACGTCCGGCACCGACGAGACCGGCGCGCCCTCTTCCTTCTGCTGCGTGCCCGGCCCCACCAGCTCGTCCAGCAGCGCCCTGACGCTTCGGCCCAGTGTCAAGGCCTGAGCGGGATCGCCGGTCAGCATAGGACCGACCGCGCCCACCAAGATGGTGGTGAGTTCCTGGCGCTGTGCGGCGCGAGTGTCCAGCTTGATGATCTCAGGGCCGGCGACAGGCTTGGCGTCCAGCAACGTGTAGCTTCCCTCGAATGCCTGCGCCGGCGAGTACGACAGGTAGCCGTCCGCGTACTGCACGTAGTAGCCGCCGGGCTGTGGCCGGTGCTTGTTCACGTACTCGGCTGACACCTCGAACGGGGGGTATTCCTGCTCCTCGGGGTAGATCATGGCCCCATAGGAGGAGGAGCACGAAAGCCCCGTGCGGTCCGGGTTCGGGTTGTGCGCGACATCCTTGATCTTGAGGGCCCACACGTGCTTGTGGCTCTGGTACCGGGGCAATTCTTTGGAAATCTCCATGGTCTTCAAGCCCCCGGTGGTGAGGGGTGCGCTCGGCCCGGCTGCCGCCAACTCCTCGGCGGTCGGCGTCCACCCCTGGTTGCGGCCGGCTTCGGCGATGCACTCGCGCGAATGGCCGAAGCCGTCCGTGGACATGCAGCGCTCACCCTTGCAGCGCACCTGGGCGTGGAGCTTGTCGCGCAGCCGGAAGCCCAGCAGCGGCCAGATCTTCGCCACGGCATTCTCCTTGGCGATCCGGCGGCCGATCTCGGCGTTGAAGTTCTCGGGGCTGGCGCAGGCCGACTCGCCCGTCACCGTGAAGCCGTTGCGCAGTCGCAGAACGCAGAAGGTCAGCAGACCGAGCGAACCGGGCGCCTCGAAGGTGAACGGTCGAAGCACACCGTCCGGCGATGCCGCGTTGTAGCCAGCGCCCGCCACGCCATCGAAGGCCGTGAAGTAGTGCTCGCCGACGATCTCGGCCTCGATGTCGGCCGGCGTGACGCGCGGCGCCACGCTGGCGCGGGCCTGGATGTCGCGCTCGAGGGCGTCGGGGCCGGGGTGGCGGACGGAAAGGGTGATGGGGTCGTTCATGGTGTGCTTCCTTGGGTGCCGGCATCCGGCCGGCTCGGGTTGATGGGGGCGCGGCACGCTTCCAGGGCCGTGAGCAGCTCGCCCTCGTAGCCCTCACGCCGTTCGATTTCGGCCTGGGCGGCCTTGGTGAAGTCGTCGACGGTCGCGCCGGCTCGAAGCGCATCGGTGGGCATCACCGGCCGGGCGGGCACAGGCTCCTGGCACTCCACCGGCACCGACACGTTGACCCGCTGGATCTCCACGCGTGGCGCGCCCGCACAGCCGGCCAGCAGCGCCGCCAGGATCAGGACGGCCGCCCTCATGGCCGCGCCCTACCCAGCAGCCAGGCGTCTACCCGATGCTGCGCGCTGGCGCATGCATCGCCGGGCACGGCCGGGGGCACTGCAAGGATGGTGTCGGCCTTGCGGTTGTGGTCTGCGGCACGGTCCGCGGCCGCGCGCCGGGCTGGCGCCGCAGTCTCCGCTCGCTTGTTCGCGAGCGTGCGCATCTCGTCCACGGAGGCGCTGCAGGCCTCGGCCGCGCCGCGCACGCCCGCCAGCTCCTGGCCCTTTGCCGACACCGCGGCGCGCGCCTCGGTCGCAGCGTCGCGCTCACCCAGATACGCCCACCCGAGCAGCCCATTGGCCGCCAGGCTGACCAGCAGGATGATCTGCAGAGGCGTCATCGCAGCGCCTCGCAGTCCTTCCTGTCGCGATAGCCAGACTGCGCCGAGGCGTAGCACGCCCGGCGCTCTCCGTCGGCCCGGGCGTCCTTCTGCCCGCACTGCTCCAGCACGGCGCCTGCATCGATGTACCAGGCCGGCGCCAGATCCGCCTCGCTGGTGGCGATCTGCAGCAGGGTGCATGCCTGATGGGCCGTGCTGGTGGGCACCACCGTACAGGCAGAGAGCGCCAGGGCAGCGCATACAGCGATCGCAAAGTTCTTCATGGTGTCAACCTCCATTCACGGCAGATTTCGTCGTTGCTGTCGCCGCGGAGCTGCAGCCCGGGCAGTACCGTGGACACGCCGCGCACGGTGCCGCGGTTCCAGCGGGGGTTCTCCCGGCACGCGCCCTCGAGGTCGCCACGGTTGGCCTTCGCGCGCATGGTGCTGCCCTCCAGCGCCTGCGGCCCCTTGTTCCACACGAAGTCGATGAACGTGGCCTGAGCGAAAGCGTCGTAGGTGGGCCAGTGCCGCAGCAGCCGCGCCGCGTCGCGCTCGGCCTGGATGTACCGGGCCCGCTCCAGTTGGTAGCAGTCGGCCGGGCTGTAGTAGCGCCGGGCGTCCACCTCCGGGCCGGTGACGCCGTTGCACACGGTCAGCGGCTGCCCGCGGCCTGCGCGGTCGATGTAGGGCGTGCCGATGTGCCGCCCGCTGGACTCGTATTCCGATCCCATGACCATGGCGATCTTCACGGCCGGCGACGTGCCGGGGTCGGCAGCCACGGCCTGCACGTATTCATTGCGCTGCGCGGCGTCGGTGGCGTGCTGCGCAATGTAGGTGCCGCCGCCCAGGCCGGCCAGCAGCACCAGGGCTGCCAGCTTCTGCGCCAGCTGGCGCGGGACGCGGCTGGTCACTCGTCCACCTCGAGGCGGCCCAGGTCCGTGTCCTCATGGAACACCGGCACGCCCGTGGCGCGCATCACGTCCATGCGCATCTGCCGCTCGCTCTCCCAGCGTTCGTACTCCTTGGCCTGTCGCCTGTTGGCCTCGCGCTTGTAGTACCAGGTGATGAGCAGGCCGATCACGGCGACGGCCGCGCCGACATAGGCCGCCAGGTCCGCCGCCGACATTTTCCCGGCGACAGCCACGGATCCACCGATGATGGTGGCCTTGTTGCCGGCGGCGCCGATGGCTTCGAGGGTTTCGGTTTTCATAGGCCCGGATCATTCCGGGCCGGCGCGGTTCTGACGAACCCTATACGGGGGCGAACCGCGCCGCCGCGGCCCGGAGGACGCACGGATCGAAGCGCTCGGGGTCCGGGAAGCCGGCCGCCGCGGCCACCGCTTCCGAGCATGTCCAGCGCGAGGCCTTCTGAGGGATCGCCCACGCGACGAAGCCGAGGACCAGCTGCCAGTCGTAGAGCGCACCCTGGTGCTCGAGGAACCACCGCGCCGCCCGCTGCGCGTCGCCGGGCAGCGGAAGCAGCTCCCACCGGGCCGGCTCCAACACCACCCTCTTCAACCGGACACCGCCTGTCCGCCCGGCCCGGCGCGCCGAGTGCACGGGCACCGGCTCGGCCGCCACGCTCGACCCGCACCACAGAGCCCCGTCCGGGCCGGCTGCGCACGTGCCGTCGGGCATGAGCGCGTCCACGCCGTCGCCTGGCTCGAATACCAGCTCGGTGTGGCTGTACGGGCCGCCCAGGCGAAAACGGATGGCGCGGTTGGCCAGGCCCTGGAGCCCCGGGCGGGTGCCGGTGTAGGAAGCAAGCAGCATGGTCAGTCCCTGTGCACGGTGTGCAGCTCGTCTTCCACGGACACCGGCCAGCCGCCGGTGAAATCGTAGGCGCCAGGATCGGCAGAAGCTTCCATGGCGACGCGGTGTGCTTCGGCAGCCGCGAACACCGCCATGTCGCTCGCTGCGGTGGCGTTGAAGATCGACAGGGCCAGGGCCGGCGTCATGGTGACGAACACAGGCGGCGGCGCCGAGGTGAGCGTCTTCCATTGGATTCCGGCCGGCATGGCCTGCCCCATGAGCATCAGGGACATCTGCTGGATGCGGCTGGCGTCATCGGAGTGGAACCAGTTCTCCCCGATCTTCACGCCCAGGTACTTGCGCCGGTCGCGCTCGGCCTTGATCCGCTCCCACACCTCCGTGGCTGGCACCGGATCTGCAGGCTCGGGCACGCCGCCAGCCGCAATCCATGCCATGTAGGCGATGTAGTCCGGATTGGTATTGGGCGCCATCGGTGAATCAGACGTTGGTATGGTGGACCGAACACCGTCGTCCCAGCGATACACGATATTTTCACGGGTTAATTGGTATATGCTCATGCGTACTGCCCGCCTGTAAATTTCGAGCCCACAGAATTACCGGGCAAATAGCTTTCCCCCGCACCGTTCACGAAAATCGCAGAATTCGCGAAGACGTTGTATTGGACTCCCGTAGCTGTTCCGCTGTAGGTATTTTCATTAACTCGCAGAAGCGACAGGCAATCGGCATAAGCAAAAGATGTGGAAAAGTTCGGCGTTCCGGCTAGCGTGATGGTCCAACCTGCGCAAATAATTTTCGCACCGTTGGAGGCATACCAATGCACCCGTGCGGATCCGCTGATTTTGTATCCCCGCAGTATAATTGTCCCTGAGCAATTAACATGAAAATTGCCGCAAGCGCCGAAATCAATATCCCCGGCTGACAGCTGACTTCCAATATCCACAGATATTGCATTTCCGCCGAACGTGCTATCGGAACTGCTCAGCTTGATTCCTGATATGGTGTACTTCCTGGACCCGGCTGGAACATTGATACATGACCCGCTTGCGGTACTAATGCTCGTCGCGGCGGCGCCCGCGCCCACGATGGCGACCGCGCCTGATCCGATCGGATCTCGTGTTTCAAAAGGCGCGAAAGCCCCGCTGCCGATTGAAATCGTGACGTCGTTGTTTCCGCAATCAAGACTGGAAACTACGTTAATGGCCTTTTGAATGGTCAGGAAAGCGCCAGCACTGGTGTTCACCAACCCGGTGTTGCTGTCGCTTCCATCGGTGCGGACGTAGTAGGTCCGCGCGGCCGACAGCCTCTCGCGCACGTCTTGGAGCGTGTCACCGGCAGGCAACTGCCGGACGCGCCCGCCCACCCTGACCAGAGGCCGCCGTACTGCCATTTCAGAGGATCACGTAGCCCAGATCGTCCGTCACCAGCTCGGTCGCGCTCTTCGCCGTGCCGAGCTCCTGGCAGACCTTGCCCGCGTTGGCGGTGTCGGTGCCGTCGAGGGGCGCGGAGATCACGCCGCCCGCGGTGCCCAGCCAGTACGTGGCGCCCGGCGTCAGCCCGGTCAGCGCGGCATTGGTGGTGTCGAGGGGGTATGCCGTGCCGCTCGCTCCGAAGGACACGGCGTCCTTCACGTAGCCGTTCGCCTGACGGCCGTTGCTGTTGTCCGCAAGGCGCATGTTCAGCGCGCCGGCATTGGCGTGGAAGTTCACGAACTTGCCGGCGCCAATGGCCTCGCTGGCCGGGGCGATCGTCGTGTTGGCTCCGATACCGGACGGCAGGAGGGTGGTGTCGATCCGGCCGTCGGGCCCGGTCGCCACCAGCTTGCCCGCGTCCGCCGCACCGGCGGAGACGGCGAGCCCGAAGAGCTGGCGGGTCTTCCCGGCGATTCGGGAAAGGTAGCCCTGGGTGGGTTGAGTTGCCATGGTTCTACTCCAGTGCGATGGGGTCTTGAAGGTTGAGAAGAAGGCGGGTCGGCGACAGCGCCGTGCCGATCAGCACATCGAAGCCAACCGCGGGCGCGGCGGTGGTGAGAGCTCCACCGAGCCCCAGATAGATGCGTTGTCCTGGCGTCCAGGACCAGGCGGAATCCGTGATGACACCCGAGCGCTGCACGTTGATGGGCTGGCCAGGGTCGGCAGCCGTGAGCGTGATACCCAGCAGCAGGTACACGTGGTCCTCGTCGTCCTTGTCCAGCGCGTACACGCGGCCGGCCGCGTCTTCCCACGCGGCGATGAGGGCGGAAAGCGTGGAGCCGGCGACGCGCGACACGGTGGCGCCACCGGCTGGGCCGACTTCCCCGCGCGGGCCGGGTGGACCCTGCTCGGCGTCGGCCACCACCTGGATGACCTCCACCTCTTCGCGCAGCACGGAACTGTCGGCCTCCTGCGCCAGGATGGTGGTGACCTCTTCCACCAGCACATCAGCCACGCGTCACCTCCTTGGAGACGCCGATGGAGCCCTCGGCCAGGCGGGTGACATCGCCGCTGGGGTGCACGATCTCCAGATCCCACACGCCAGATTCCCAGCCCATGGCCGCGGTGGCCGCGTCGCTCAGGTACAGGTCCACCGTGCCCGATGCGCCGCCCAGCGTGATGCCACCGTTCTCGGTGGTCAGGTCTGCCAGCGTGGTCGGGGTCTCCTTTTCCAGGCGGACCTGCATGCGCGCCGTCGCGCCCGTCAGGTCGATGGGCGCGCCGGTAGGGGACTCCCACCGCAGGCGTTTGCGGAAGGTCGCGCCCTGGTAGATAGTGAGCTTCTTGAGCTTGGCCGGGGTGGACATGCCGGGCAGTTTCCCGCCCGGCAGCCACCTCGCCTAACCCTATGCTGGGGCCTGCCCTGCCTCGCGCGCTGCTTCGCGCATCTGCTGGCGCAGGGCCTTCGGCGCGGTGTCGGCGATCCGCTGCGTGCGGTCCTTGCCCATCTCGCGCACGCGCTTCCACACGTCCGGCATCTTCACCACGATCGGCTGCTCCGGATTGTTTCGGTTCCAGTCAGCCAGACGTTCGCGCGCCTCTGCAAGCGCCGCATCGTCCTTGCGGAAGAGCGCATCCGCCCACTGCGCCTTGATCTCGCTGCTGGTCTGCGTGTAGAAGGTCTTCGTGCGCTGCATGAAGCTGTTGGCCTCCTGCACCTCGGCCACGCTCTTGGGCTGGAAGCCCAGGAACTTCGCCCCCGCCTCGGCCAGCGTGGTGTCGATGACCTTGTAGCCCTTCTTGTCCTTATAGATTCCGGTCGCTGCCATGTCCACGCCCTTGACCGCGTTGCGCACCGCGGTCGGCGCCACCTCCAGCGCTGCGCCCCCCGCATCCCCTGTGAGTAGCTTGCGCCCCGCGGTGAAGCCCCGCGCAATCAAGTCCCCCGCCGGGCCGGCGACTTCCAGAAGATCGCGCTCGCGGTTCTGCTTCGACAAGAGCAGCCCGGTACCGGGGAGCAGGTTGCCCAGGCCCATACGGCCCGACACGTCCACTGGCGCACCAGGCAGACCGGAGACACCCTGCTCAACGAAATCGGCGATCTCCTTGCCCATCACGTCCGCCAGCAGTTGCTTGCGCCACTGCTTGCTGCTCAGGTTGTAGCCCATCATCTGGGCCGCCCCGTCGATCAGATCCTCGGCGTCTTCCATGAAAGGCAGGCCGCCTGCGCCCGACATGAGCAGCAGCATGGCGATGGCCCAGCCCACGGCCCGCTTTCCTTCCGGTCCGCCCTGAGTCCACATGCGGTGCATCAGCTCCAGGTAGGACACGCTGTAGGTCTTGAAAGTGTTGTGGGTGATGAACGGCATGCCGTTGCGTCGCGCCACCCATGTGCTGGTCCCTGGAACGATCGGGCACCAGACGCGGCCTGTGTAACGGACGCGCTCCGATTCCTTCACCGAGTAGCGTCCGTTTTCGGTTCTTTGCGATTCGCGGATCAGCACCTTCCGGCAGCTCGGACCATGCTTGCTCACTCGGAAACTCTTGCCCAGGATGGTCAGCGCCATCTGGAAAGTCTCCAGCGTCTGCCCCGGGTTCTGGATGAGGCACCGCTGCCCGGCGGCCGACTCAGAGCCGTCCCCCTCGATCATGCGATCGACCAGCAATTCAATCTGGGCCTTCGTCATCCGCATCAGCAATGCCGGGGTGAGCTGCTTACCGGGCAGCATCTTGCGCAACACTGCAGCGCTGCTTTTTTTGATGTTGAACCGGATGTGCGCGGCATTGCCGCCGACGTAGTTCCAGGTCGTTTCGGTGTATTCGAGCCCGGCTGCGTCGAGGTCAGCACGGATCAGGTCTGCTGTGCGCCCTTCGTTCTGATACAGCTTCAGCGCGCCGCCCCATTCCTCTCGCCCGCGGTTCTTCTTCGTGAACCACCCTTCCGTGACCACCCAACCCAGCACCCGCGCCTGGGCGTCGGTGATGGGCTCGCCGGTTGGCAGGTGATCGAACGGCGCGGCAGTGGGAATCTGAACCCGGTGAGACGCCGGGATGTCCTGCGCTTCGGCCACCCCCAACTCCCAATGCGTGGTCCCCCGCTGCGCCCCTTTGGTCCGCTTCCTTTTGTAATGCACCACTCGATGGTCTGGGGTCATGAGCATGTCCAGCGTCTTGGACTTCGCATGCACCATTTCACCATCGTGATCGAAGATGTGCACCGACGCCATCGGAGCCCAGATGAGCCGCTCTGTGGTCATATCGAACGATGCGAGCATGTCGCCCGGCACCAGGTGGTCGGGGCCGACCCATCCGCGCTGCGTCAGCGCTTCCGTGGTGTCGTCCACACAGAAAAGCGCTCCCCCCACAGCCCCCCGCGCGAAGCGGGGTTTATTCGCTTTCGAGTACACGAACTGCGTCTCCAGCACCGCCTTGCGGGCGAAGTTGGAAGGCTCGGCCATGCCCTGCTCCTTCGCCATCCGATACGCGGCGATGAAGGTGCTGCGGCGGTTGAACTGTTCGGCCAGGGCGAAGGGCTGACCCCACGCCACCTTCACGCGCTCCCAGTTGTTGGCCACCGCGGCGCGTGCGTCGCCCACCTTCGTTCCGTCGCCCGTGCGGAGCGACCCAGTGCCGCGTGCCTGCGACATCAGCTGATGGATCTCCTGCGGGGACACCACACCATCCTCCTCCGCGGACTGCATCGCGGCAGCGAGGTCGGGCTCGTACTGAAAGCCCTTGCGGCTCATGTCCTTGAGGGCGCGCGCCATCTGGGCGCCGGCCTTGCGCATGCCGCCAAACTGAGACAGCCACGGCATGGTGATCTGGAACGGTTGCATCATGTTCACGGCGGCGGACGCTACCGAGCCTCCCAGGTACTGGGCGAACAGCATGCCGCGCACGGCCTGGCCCTCCTCCTGGGGATTGGCGATGTAGTCGCGCAGCCCCATGGCCAGGTCTTTCAGCTCTCCCTGCTCCTTCGGGATGGCGTTGATTGCGCTCTCCATGGTGCCGGCGTTCAGTCCGCCAGCGCCCAGGCGGGCATTAGAGTACACGAAGCTCGCCAGCACGCGGCCCACGTCCTCGCTGTACCCCGCGACCCCCTTGCGGTGGATCAGGCGCTTGAGCGCGCTGTGGTTGTTCTTGGCCAGTTGCAGGTAGGCCTGAAATGCCTTGTCCTTCGGGTCGTCGCCCTTGCCGTCCAGCCCCAGCATGCTCCCGAACATTTCCAGGCTCTCGGGGGTGACGCCCGCGAACAGCTTGAATGCGTCCTGGCTCATGGTGCCCTGGGTGACGGTGGCGCCGGGGAACTGCTTTTCCATCTCGGCCTTCATCCGGTTGGAATCGGCCTTGGTCTCGAACATGCCGAAATATTGGCGATCGCCCGCGGCGTCCACCACATCCACCGTGTAGCGGCCGAAGCGCGACAGCGGGGCATAGCCCTCGTCCATCAGCTGCTGCGCCCTCTCCTGGGCTTTCACCACCGCGTTGTTCAGCTTCATCAGCCGTTCGGACCATTCGGGCCGATCCCGGGCGTCGTCCATCAGCGTGCGGGTCAGCAGCTCCACGGCATCGTCAAGGGTTTCCTGCGCCAGCACCGCGTCGCGCATGCCCGCGTACTCATCGCCCAGGCTGCGCAGCATGTCGGCGCGCGCCGTCATGTCGATGGAGCGGTCGATGGCGGCCCGGCCCTCTTGGTAGAGGCTCACCTGGTTCGCGTCGAGCCCGAACATGGTTTCCAGCTCCTTCTGGCTCCACACCACGCCGGCCTTGAGCACCCGGCTGTTGAAGCTGGTGTTCACGTTGGCCTCGTACATGCCCACGGGCAGGCCCTGCCAGGCGGTCAGGATCTTCGGGTCCAAGCGGCCGCCGCGCAGCAGCAGTTGGGCCTTCTGGTCGGCCGGCAGATTCTGGTACTTGGCCGTGAGGTCATCCAGCAGCACCGGGGTGCCGTCGATGTCCCGCGCCCACATCAGCGTGCCCTCGAACAGCGGGCGCGCCACGGCCTTGTTGTCGGCCGCGGTGATCGGCTTCTTGGTCAGGTCGCGCCAGCTGTCCACGCGCGGCAGGAGGCGCGGGGCCATGTCGGCCGCGTCGTTGCCCAGCATGGACACGTCATCGATGAAGCGCTGGGCCGACTCGAACACCGGCTTGAACGCGGGCGCGCGCTCGGCCAGGTGGCGCATCGTGCCGATCGTCTTGTCCCAGAGCGACACCTTGCCGGGGTGGCTCATCGTCTGCGTGATCTGGTCCAGGGCCGAGTCCTTCAGCGCGGCGATGCGCTCGCGGCTGAACATCACATCCGGACCGGCCCCAGTTTGCGGCAGATCGGCCTCAGTTTTATAATTGGCGCGGAAGCCGGAAACTCGCTGTACCACCCCAGGCAATTGGAGCCTGGCCGTCGTGGCGAGTTGCCGGCTTTCTTTTTTGTTCGCAAACTGCAGCAGGCCGTCCCGGATCCAGCGCGTGAACGTGCGGTCCGCGTTGTCCTTCGGGTAGGCGCTGGGCACATAGACCACCTCGGCCCGGTTGCTGGCGCCGTTCGGATCGACGGCCACCACCACCGGGTTGCCGCGCACCACCAAGCTCGTCACCACCACCATCCGCCCGGGCTGGGTGTCCGACTTGAACACCATCACGGGATTCGACAGCAGCTCGCCCAGCCGCTCCAGATCCGCGCGCGGCACGCCGTGCTCGAAATGCATCTTGGCGAGGAGGTTGCGGTTCGTGACCACCGGCTTGCGTACCACGCCCAGCGCCTCGAGGGCCGCCGGCGTCTCGATGCCGAGCGGCACCTGGGCGCGCAGCGCGCGTTCGTCGTTGTTCAGGCCGGCGGTGATGGCCGCACGCACCTCGGCCGCGAACCCGGACCGGGCTTCGTCCTGCGCCAGGCTGTACTGCATGGCTGCCGAGCCCATGCCGCGCTCGCGCGCCGCGGCGGCCCGTTCCACCCAGTTGCGCGCCGGCAGGATGTAGGCCTGGATGATGTCCGCGTCGCGCAGGCGCAGGCTCCCGAACCCGGGCACGTGCTCGCGCAGGAAGTTGCGGATGGCAGCGACGGCCCGCTGCACGAAGGACAGCTGCGGATTCTTCTCGGCCATCTCCGCCAGCACCTCCTCCGCCGCCCGGGCCCGGCTGATGCGGTCCACGCCGCGCATGCCGTACTCGGCCATCTTGGCATCCACGTCAGCGCGGCGCATGGTGGCCACCTGGTTCAGGATCTTGTCCAACTCCGGACCGAAGAGCCCCCGCAGGCCGTGGTGGCCGGCCACCTCGTGGTACAGCACGCGCGCGGCATCCTCCGGCGTGGTCAGGCGCGATGCCATCAGGTACGCCTTGCCGCCGAAGTAGAACCCCTCGGGTGCACCATGGGCGCCACCTGAGCGCTGGCGCGTGTCCGCGTCGCGCACGCGCTGGGGAATGATGGGGTCGTTCAGGTCGTAGGCGACCACCACCTCGGGGGCGTTCTGCCAAGCCGCCACGATCGGGCTGACCGTTGCGCGGATGGACTCTACGGCCTGCAGGCGGGCCTCGGGGGAGAACCCATCACCCTTCCCCATGATGCGCAGCAGTTCCGCCGCCATGCCCGCGCCCAGGTCGTCTTGGGCGTATCGACGAAACAACGGCTCGCTCTCAGCGGGGCCTCTCTTCCGCGCGTTGTCGCGGTTCCGCGCGGGCGCAGAGGGCTCATGGGAAGCAGCGGCCGGGGCCGGCGCGGGGTCCACCTCCATCCGGCCAGCCGGGCCCGTCGCATAGTTCACCTTGGAGGGTTCGGTCCCGTGGGTGCGTTCAACCGCGCCAGCCTTGTCCGCCCACGCGCCACTCCCGTCCTTCTGCACCTCGCGCACGGTGACGCTCCAGCGCCCATCCGCGTCCGCCGGCTGGTAGCTGACCACGCGATCGAACCCGCCGCCGTATCCCCGCACAACGTTGCCGGGGGCGAAGTAGGCGGCGCGGCGCTCCTCGGCCTCCCGCGCTTCGCGCACGGCCTTGCTCTCGCGCTTGGCCTTCGCGTCCTTCATCTTCTCGGGCACGGTCTTCGGCTTGGCTGCCGGGCTCGCTTCACCCGCCGCGGCGGGTGTTGCAGGCGCGGCGGCCTTTTCCGCCTTCGCGCGTTTCATGCGTTGCGGCACCGTCTCTGCCGCCGCTGGCGGCGCCGGGGGCGCAGCAGATGCGCTCTCCGAGGCCGGCAGCGCTGGCGCAGGTGCCGGCGCTGTTTCCGCATCCTTGTCGGGGGCTGGGCCGGCCTCCTCCGCCGCCGCCGTGGGCAACGCGTCGCCGGCAGCCGGGGCCGCGGCCGGCTTCACTGTCTTGGCAGGGTCGCGCACCCAGTCCTTGAATTCGTCCTGCGTCATCTGGGTGATCCCGCCCAGCCCCGTCCAGCCCTTCTCGTAGTTTCCGAGGTAGGTGCTGCGGGCCTCGGCCTCATCGGCCGCGCCCATCACCACCTTGTGCTCGTCGAATGAACCATCCTTGTTCACCTGGTCCACCACGAACACCGGCAGGGCCGAGTCTTCGGCGCGATCGGTCATGAACACGTCCACGTGGTCCTTGTCCGCACCCTTGGTCCCCTTGATGTAGCCGTAATGGTTCTGCAGGGGAGGCCATTCAGGCCGGCGGCGCGTGCCGGCCGGATTCTCGATGCTGATGTCGTGACCGTTGATGCGAGCGTGGCCCTTCCGATAGTTGCCGGCCAGCTTCTGGGCCTCGGTCGGCTCGGGCAGGTCGTTGCTCAGGCTGGTGGCCGCCTCTTGCGCCGCGGCTTGCGCCACAGTGGGCGCAGATACCGGAGCAGCAGCTGCGCGCGCGGCACGGGCGCTGGTGCCAGCAGCCTTCGGCGGCACCCTCGCCTCGGCGGCAGCCGGCACCGGCTGGGCGTCCAGCGGAGGGAACGTGGTGCCGCGCGCCATGGCGACGGGTGCTGCAGGTGCTGGCGCCGGCGCGGCGGCGGCCTCCTGCACAGGCGCGATCAGGTCGGCAATTTTGCGCTTCAGATCGCTGTTCAGGTTCTCCCACTTGGCGCCCGCCAGGTTCTTCTGCAGGACGGGCTTGAGGCCCTTCAGTTGCTCGGCAACCACCTGGCGCTGGACGGTAGGCAATCGGGTCCAGGTCTGGCCGGCGGCATCGATGCGCTGGGCGCGCTGGTCCTTGCTTTCCGGCGCTGCTTGCGCGCCTGCCGCTGTCTTTGCTTGCGCTCCAGCGTCCGCAGTCGTGGTGCCGCCATTGATCAGTGTCCCTTGCGCTGGTGCGCCAGCAGCGGCGACGGCCGGAGCCTGCGCTGCTGCTGGTGGTTGGGTGCTCGCTGGTTGGGCTTGGGGGCCATCGGTGGTTCCTTTCACGGGGGTGGATTGCTCGGCGGCGCGGGCAGCCTTGCGGCGCGACAGCTCCTGCGCCAGCTTGATGCGCACGTCGCGGCCCTGGGCGCCGCGGAAGACTTCCGACAGCTGCGCGTCGCTCCAGTTGGCCACGTCATCGGAACCGGGGATCTCGCCCGTTTCCGGATCCGCGCCAAGAGGTGACCGCGCCGGCTGCTCCTGTTTCTGGGCCTTGCCGCTCTTCTCGCCGGCCTCGGCCGCCTGTGCCAACGCGGCGGCCTGCTGCATCTGGTCGGAGACGCCGGTATCCACCGCCATGGCGGCGCCGGTCGAAAGCGGGCCGTCGGCGGGGTTGATCCCCATGCGCACGGAGCGCGGCACCTGGGCGCCCGTGGACTGGTAGATCTCGTCGTCCGGGCTCTCCACCGCGCGCGAGGCCTCCATGTCGGCCTGGCGCTGCGCCGCGGCGGCGGCGCGCTGCTCGGCCAGGGCGGCGGCCCCGTCCGGCGGTGCAGACTGGGGCCCGAGCACCTCGCCCTGTTCCTGCTCCTGCAGCATGCGTAGCTGCTCGGCGAAGGCCTCGCTCACCCGCTCAAGCCCGGGATTGCGCGCCGGGGCCTCTGCCGCCGGCTCGTCGCCAGCGGGCCGGGCCGCGGCGGGATCGCCCTCGCCGACCGCGGCCGCGCGCGGCCGCGCCGCGGCATGGTAGCCAGCAGCACCAGCCCCCATCGCCCCACCGGACAGGGCGCCCAGCACGATGGCCGAGTCCACCTGGTCGTACCAGGGCTTGTCGAGCGCGACGTTCTGGAAGATCTGTTCGGCCACGGACTGCGGCAGTTCCTCCAGCAGGCCCTCGGCGATCGCGCCCTCGATCACGTGCCGCGGGATGCTCTTCACGGCCTGCTGCTGCAGCGGGTTCACGGCGGCGCCGGCCGCCTCGTCGGCGAACTGGCGAGCCATGCCGCTCCGCCCCTGCGCCAGCATCGTCTCGGCGTCGCCGATGCCCAGGCGCTGCGCGATCCGGCCGCCCACCGCACCGACGGCGCCCCCCACAGCCCCGGTCGCGGCGGCCAGCCCGGCCTGGCTCGGGGTCAGCAGCCCATCCGGGGTTTCCTGGCGGATCTGCTCGGCCTGCGAGCCGGCCATGGTCAGCCCTTCACCGGCAGCCCCGGCGAGCGCGGCGCCCTTGGCCCCCATCTGCCCCAGGCGCGTTGCAGCCAGGAGCCCCCGGCCAATCGCCCCGCCACCGATCATGGTGGGGATCGACTCGCCAACGCTGGCGACCACCAGACTGGGGTTCTGCACGGCCGTGACCGCCTTGTCCACGATACCGTCGGCTTCTTGGAACTTCCGCTGGGCTTCCTTGGTGGCGTCGGAGTGCCAGTCGTTGACGATCTCACGCGTCTGCTTGGGACGGAACCCGACAGCGCCGCCTTCGTTCTCGAGGAACTTGCCCACGCGGCCACCGGTGAGGATGTCCGCGAGGCCCACCGCGGCCTCGGGAATCGCGATGGCGCCCTTCACTGCGGTAGCGGCGATGTCCTGGCCCCAGCCTTTGAGCCCGCGCTTCGGCTCTTCGCCATCCAATGCTCCAGAGAACGGCTGTAGCGTGCCGGACGATGGTGCATCAAGAACTCCATCGAAGGGCTTCAGATTTTGGTCTTCCATCCCTCCACTGTCCGCGCTACGGGGCGGAGTGGCGAGCCCTATACGGTGCGAAGGAGCCGATACCGCTCATGTCGTGCTCCTGTAACGGGAGCAGGTCGGCAGGCTTGGCACGGGGCCCAGGCGCAACATGTCGCACTTCTTGCAATGTCTTCGCGGACGTGTATATACACCGCGCGAAAATTAGCGGTACTATTGCATCCCATGAAGAACTTAGAAATCTCTGGAGGCGTACTTGACAAATTGGCAAACAAGCATCAAGTAGAGAGGAAAGAGGTAGAGCAGTGCTTCAGGAACATCAATGGCCCGCTGCTCATCGATAACAGGGAAGACCACAGGACCAATCCTCCGACGCTGTGGTTTCTGAGCTATACCAACAAGGGCCGTTTACTCAAGATCGCGTATATACAAAGAGGCTCAACGATCCATCTGAGGACGTGCTATGAGCCCAACCAAAACGAGATCAGCATTTACACGAGTCACACCAAACGGAGAGTCAAATGAACAAGTTCGCAGGCACTGATGAAGCATGGGAGGAGCGCCAACTGGGCGCTGACGCCGACCACGCAGAGGTGGCCGGTGCGGAGCATATGGCAGCGCTGGACGAGGCGATGGGCATGCAGTCCATCTCGATCCGACTGCCCAAAGGAATGATCGACGCATACAAGCTGATCGGCGCTCACCATGGCGTCGGGTACCAGCCTCTGATGCGAGACATCCTGCAACGCTTCATCCCTGAAGGGTTGAAGGAAGTGCTGGACCACCACCAGCAAAAGGCCACACAAGCAGAAGGCCGCATTGAGGAGCTGCGGAAGGCGGCCTGATGCCGTACCTTGCCCCAGAAGGCCCGCTTCGCGCGGGCCTTTTTCATGGTCGAATAACCGAACGGTAATTGCTCCACGATAACGGGGGCTGTGCCCGCACCTGCCTCAGTGCGCCGGCCTCTTACCCTCCCAGCATAGGAGGGCCCCATGAACGAGAAGACCATCGCCACCCTCTTGCTTCCGGCCGCCTCCGTCGCCTGCATCCTGGACAAGGCCCCAGACGTGGCGAACGACACGGCAGCGCGGGCGGTCTACCATCTGAGCCAGCCGTCACGGCCCTGGCCTGCCAATTCCTAAAGTGCCCTCTGCACCTGCGCCCGCGAAGGGGAACGCCCTGCTACATTCCTGCGGGGAGGTACACCATGGACGGCTTCATCAACAACATCTGGACCGGCCGCGCCGGGCTTGCGAAGACCTACTGGGGCTATGGGTTCCTGGGCGGGCTGGAGAGCCCCGTACCGACCCTTGATCAAGCCCGCCGAGGCGCCGGCAGAATCTCCATAAAGCCTGGTTCCTGCATCCCAGCCACAGGGCAGCGGCCACGCAGGGCTCGCAGAATGCCAACCAGATCCGCGGCTTGGTCGCTCATGGGGTGAAACAGCATACCAAGTCGGTCGAGGCGGGTCGTGATGGCTTCCTGCTGCGCCCTTGACACAGGAGATCGCAAGCCGCACTTCGACAGCACGGCGTTGACCAGCGGCATGAAGACTTCCACCGGCGTGCCGTTTGGCCCTTCCACCTGCCTCACCATTCGGGCAACCTGCTCGTTCAGCGCACCAGAGGACGGCGCTTCGTCCACCAGATCCCATTCGGCCGTGTGCCGCGCTACGATAGACAGCGCCTCAGTGAACTCGCTGCGCGGAATCTGCCTGTACGACACATGGAAGTGTGCCTTGAGCTTGCTCCACCCCTTCACCATGGCCGCAGCCCGCTTGTGCTTCGGAAGCCGGTCAACCGCCGTGGTCAGCATCAGCCGCAGGGCTTCCGCCTCCTCGCCCGTCAGCACGTCGCCCGGGCTGACCGAGTACAGCGCCCGCGGGTTGACAGCGATGCCCTCGTTCCAGTAGTGCCAGAGAGCGTCATCGCACTCGTTCTGGTACTGAATGACGCGGGCGCGGACTTGGGGGCTCTTGACCTTGCCCGGCTCGATGGTGGTCAGCCATGCCGCCGTCTTCCGCACAGGCAAGCAAGTCATGGCCTGCTCGCCACCGGCCGAAGGTATTGTCAAGTTGACAATACCCCAGCGCGACTCGTTGGCCGCCACCTTGCGGAACTGGCTCCCCCAGTCCAGCCCCATGGCCGCGACGATCGGCTTCATGGGTGTGTACGGCTGCCCGTTGTTCTCCACGACATACAGGTCAGCGCCATGGAAGGGGACGGTGATTGCGCGGCCGGCCGCGACTTGCGTAGAATTCGACATGTTGAATCCTTCTGTCAGAGGTTGGGTTTGGACACTCGACGCCCCGGTTGCTGCAACTTCCGGGGCGTTTCCTTTTTCAGGCCGTCTTGGCATGCTGGGCCTCCTGGGCCTCCTGGGCCTCTTTGGCCTGTGCCAAAAACTTGTTGACCAGCCAGTTCATTGAGCGGTCCTGCTCCTTCGCCTGGGCCTTGATCCATTCATGGACCTGGGTTTGCAGCCGGACCTTCAGTTGCTCACCCGCTTGAGTTGATTTCATGGCTCCCTTTCATGAACCTATTAGGTCCACGCAGCCAATGTACCTTTTAGGTCCATTGTCGTCAACACCTATTTGGCCCATCATCCGCACCCGATGAAGCAGACCGACCCGCAGTACAAACTCCGAATCCCTCCGGACCTGAAGGAGCAAATCGAGACCGCCGCAAAGGAGTCAGGCCGCTCCATGAACGCCGAAATCGTGGCGCGTCTGGAGGATTCATTTGCTGCGCGAAACGACGGAACCGTGTTGGCAGCCATGGACGTGGTGCGCAGGGAGTGGGAGCTAAGTGCGACCGTCAACCGGCTTGAATTCACGCTCCGTGGCTACCAGGATCAGTTGAGCTTTTTGCGTCAACGGATGGCGCGGGAACGGAGGCTGCTGAAGAACCTTCAGGAGGTTCGCGACCAAGCCCGGCAACGAGGTGACCTCGCCCAGGTTGAGCACATCCAGGCCGAAATCGATGAGAACGAGGAGTGGATGAAGGCTTCAGAGGTCGAGTTGAAGCAACTCGAGGACGTCATCACTGCAATGAAACGGCAGCTGGTGGACGTCATGCATGCAGCGGTGAAAGCTGGAGATGAACAGCTGAAAGCCGTGACGCCGGTAGATCCTGCGCCGCCACGCAAGTAGCGTCGCGCGGCGCTGAGCTGCGTGGTCATGGCGACCATGAAGCCGCCCGCCAGCCACCCAGGGTCTGGCTCGGGCACGCCCATCGAACTGTTCTGACCGCTCCAGACATTCCAGGTGCGCACTGGTAAGAACGGAGCGCCGCTCTGCTACATTGCCCTCCATGCGCCGAGTCATCGTCCTAACCGCCCTACTCTGCACCCAGTCGGCGTGGGCGTCCAACATGGCCACCTGCATCTTGGACAAGGCCCCAGGCGTCGCAAACGACACGGCCGCCCTGGCGGTCTACCAACTCTGCCAGTCGGAGAACCCTGGGGGCTTCGATGCTGTGCCCCAAGGCTCGGCCCGCGGCCTATTTGGGTTCAAGTCTGGCGCCGAGTGCACGTCCAAGAAGGCCGCGGCCACCCGAAGCAACAGAGCCGCCGTCTTCGTTGGTGTTGCTTGCCGGAAGCTGTATGACGATGCACCTGAAGGCTTCAGGCCATTCAGCGGCAAGCTCGACCACGAACGCTAGACCTTAAGAAGCAACGAAACGCTTACCACTTGCGTCTTCGTAAACGGGCTTTCCTCCAGAGGTTCCGACCAGTTTCTTCATACCCGCAGGCAGCGCAGATCCCTGCCCCACATCCACCCGCTGCACGTCCCCTGTCGCTTGGTTGTACCGGAGCACACTCCCCTCGCTGGTAGAGCCATCGGCGTTCTTGACCGCGGGCGTGACCTGTACGCGCCAGTCGTTCTGGCCCTGGCCAGCCAGCGCCCGCAGTGCCCGCTGTGCCTGCGCCTTGGCGGCCTCTGATGCGGTGGGATCGACAAGCACGCCGCGCAGTTGCTCCTGCTGGGCCGCGATGCGGTTGGCGTAGCCCTGGGCCTCCACCTGGCTGTCCACCGACCGCCGTTGCGTGGCGGCCTGCTGCGCCGCAATGCCAGTCCGCTGCGCTTCGACAGCGGCTCGGGCGCCGGCACGTTGGGTCTCACCGGCCTGCTGCATTTCTTCGCGCGCCAGTGCCGCGTTCTGGCGCATGGCTTCGGTGTCCATGCCCGGCTGTGCCGCGCGGGCCGCGAGATCGGCATTGGTCATGGCCGCCGCGGTGGCTGCCTCTGGCGACATGCCCTTGTGCTGGTCCCACCGGCCGCCGTTGTTCATGATGCTGGAGGCCGATACCTGGGCGTTGCGAAGGTCGTTGCGGGCCTGCCAGTCGTTGCCCGAGTGACGGGCTACCGGCGCCGAGAATGCACCAGGCTGGAAGCCCCGAACCGGTGAGTCCTCCGGCTGGGGTCGCATGCCGGGCGCGAAGCCGCGCACCATGCTTTCTGCAGCAGCATCTGCCGCGGCGGTGGGCCGGCCGGAGAACCCGCGGGGGAAGTTCATGCCCGTCGCTTGGTCGCTGAACTGCCCACGGCCGTGCTCGAAAACGCCTGGGCGCACCTCGGCGGCCGAGCCCGTTGCGGCTTGCGCAGTGGCCGGCTGAGCGCCAGCCTGCTGCATTACGCTGCGGCGGCTCTCCTCCGCCATGCCCGGCGCGAAGCCGCGTGCTGCAGGAGATGCTGTCGGCGCTGCTGCGGGAGCATCTGCAGCGGCGGGGGCAGCCGCGGGAGCGGGCGCGGCGTCGACCGTCCCGAACAGCCCCGAGCCGAAGCCTCGTGCCGCGCCGATGATCGGCTCGGAAACCTTGTCCGCCAGCTCCAGCCCGTACATGCCCAGCCCCTGCACCGCGGTGCGCGCAGCAGTGCCGGCGGCCTGGGCGTAGTTGCCGGAGCTCACCTGGTCTTTCAGCTCCTGCGCCCGGTCCTGCATGTACAGCTCGGACGGCCCGGCCGCACGCTGGTCGGACTGCCCGCTCGGGCGCGGCGAGAAGCCCCGAGTCTGGGGTTCGGCCTCCGGCGCGGCGCCGACGTAGGGGCTGCGGCCCGCGCTCGGGCTGCCCTGCGGGTAGATGTTGGAGGGGGAGATTTGCTTGCGCCGCTCTTCGTCCTTGACCACGCCGCCATCGGCGAAGCTCGGACGCGTCGCGTACGTGGTCGCAGGCGGCAGGCCGGGCGGACGCTGGAGTGCAGGCGCGGGGAAGCCCACGGCCGCCGGCGCGGCGCTCACAGGCGTGGTGCTGCCCAGCGGGGTTGGCGCGGTGCCGGGGGGCGCCGTGTTGGCGGGCTGGCTCATGCTGGCCAGCTTGCTTTGCGCAGCATCGCGGTCGGCGCTGGGCATGATGGAGCTGGCCGTCACCTCCAGGCTGCGCTGGGCGTTGCGCTCCGCCCACCCCATCGGTGCCCCGGGCGCCGCTGCGGCGGCTGCAGGCGCTGGGGCAGCCGGCTGGGCTGCCGTCGCGGCGGCGCTCTGCGGCGGGTCGCTGACCAGCCCCCCGTTGGCGAAGAAGAAGCGCGGCTCCGGCGGCGCCGGCGGCCGTGCTCCCGGGGAAAAGCCGCGCACCGGCGCGTGGGTCGCATCCTTCATCTGGTCCAGCGCCTGCACGCCGATGGCATGCACCTGCTCCGGCGGCAGCTTGAACTCGCCGTTGCTCAGGTTCACGGCCACCTTCCGACCGGGCTGGAAGCCGCGCGCGCCCATGGTCTCGAGGTTCTGAGCCCCCACCTGTTGGGTGCTGTCGGCCGGCATGATGTAGGTGCCCGGCGCAACGGCGTCCTGCACGTCATCGGAGGTGCCGGTGCCAGGCCCGCGCACCACGCCGCCGCCGGCATATCCACTGGTCTTGGCGGCACGGTGCGCCGCCGGTTGAAAGCCTCGCATGGAGCCTCCTGTGATGCAGATGTGCCGATTCTTCGGCCCAGCCGCACGCCTGCAAAGCCCTATACGCGGGCGTTGAGCCGGCTGCCTGAGCTCAGCAGGGTGGTCCAACACCTTTCCGTCAACCGCCGGCACCGCAGTTGTAGTTGTGGCCGGTCGTTTTGGTGGTGTTCCAGGTTTCTCCCTGGCTACCTTGCCCAGGAATTCCGGCCGACACGTGGATAGCCGGCATTGCGTCGGCCGCGAGCTGGGCGGCGCACTGCGCGTCACCCATTGGTCGTTGAACCGGGTGTTGGAATCTGCATCGACTCCGAGTAGTTTGCGGACGCACTGACACCCGATCCGCCGCTCACGCTGGAGCCGAGAGAGATACCAGCCATCGCGCCGGCCGCCAACGTGGAAGCGGCCTGGCTTGCGGACTTCAGGGCTTCGAGTTGGATCGACGCCACACGGATCATCTGTTCCATGTCCGCGACGTACTTCCGGATTTCCACCTCGTAGGCTGCGATCGAGGTCCGCATGTTGGCCTCCTGGGCCTGCAACTGCAGGCCGATCGCGGCGCTCTCGGCGCCTACCTTGGCCGTGTACCGTGCCGTGTTGGCCCGGTGCGCCTCGGCATTGGCCTGGATGGCGGCGCTCTGCTGCTGGATGAGCGTTTTGTCCTTGTCGAGGTTCGCCACGAAGGCCTGCACGCGCAGCTGCGCCTGCGAAATCTCGGCCGCCTGGTTCTTGATGCTGATGTCGGCCTTCGCGGCTTGGCCGGAGACATACGCGCTGTAGGCGCGCGCCTGGGCGTCGATGAGGGAGGCCTTGGCGGTCTCGCCCTTGACGCGACTTTCGTAGGCGTCGAAGCGCACCTTGTCGGCCTGCAGCAGCTCGGCGTGCGCCTGCACCTCGGCCTTGAAAATTTCCAAGCGCGTGCGCTGTTGCTCGGATTCGAGCTGCGCGCCCTGCATCTGCGACTTGTAGATTTCCAGGTCCAGCTGCAGCGCCTGCACCTGGGCCTGGTAGGTGCGCACTCGCTGTTCGTTGACCTGGCCCTTTGCCAGCTCCCCGTCCAGCTCGGCGCGGTACACCTGGATCCGTGCAAGCTGGGCGTCCAGGCGTGCGCGGAACACGGTGGCCTCTGTTGCATAGGCCGACTGCTTCGCGTTGAAGATGGCGATCTGTGCGTTCAGCAGCGCCAGCTCGCTGTCCAGTTGGATCTTGGCGGCCTCGAAGGCCCGGCCCGCCACGGCGGACCAGATCCCCACCAGCACCTGTTCTGCGGCAATGGCCTGGGTGCAGGCGAACCGCACATTCTCGATCTGGGCATCCGTGACCTTGATGAGAACGTCCCGGCCCAGCGTCTGCTTGCGCAGCATGGCCTCGGACCGGATGGCGTCGATGCGGTTGACCATCATGCCCGGCGGCATGGTGAACCCGCGCGAGGAGAACTCCGTTGCGGCGGCCGATATGTCCCGGCTCACGGCGATGTCTTCACGCGATGCGGCGCGCTCCCAGAGGGCTTTTTCCACCGCAGGCGGAAGCCCCGTGCCGCCAGCCCACATCCGGCGCAACTGGGCCAACTCCTCCTCCAGGATGGTGACCTTGTAGGGCACCTCCCGCCACTGGAGCACGGTCGATACGTGGCTGCCCTGGAACTCGGGCGACTGGGCTGTGAATTCCGGCAGCGTCGGGAAATCGAAATGCGGAATCACGATGTTGTCCAGCGAGGGGAGCAGCGGTTTCTCCAGCCGAGGCGCCTCTGGCGGCACCACCTCCCGTATCGCAGGCGCCGTCGGCGCGGCCCCGTAGTCGCGCCAGTCCGGTGCCTCCGGAATCTGGATGGCCGCGAACCCAGGATTGAAGCCTTCGACCTCGATCTGCTGCACCGGGGCGATTGCGCCCACGCCCACGTCCGAACGGTTCACGGGCGTCACGACGCCGAAGCTGTCGCGGCCCAGGTCCGGCAGCTCCAGATTGCCGGTGACGCTGGCCTGCAGATCCGGGACATCCGGAGCGCTGCCGGACATCAGCAGTGCAGGCGTGAACTTGCCCATCTCTTCGATCGTCTGCCGGGCCGCGTCCTGGGCCTTGACTGCCCGCTCGATCGCACTGCCCTGCCTCTCCAGCACGGTGTCGCGGATCTGCTTCGCCGCGTCGTAGGCCTCGGCAAATGCCCCTGTTGCTTCTCCCATCACAATCTCCTTCTGCTTTCGGCCACCTCGGCCTCGATGCTCGATATCCGGAAGCCAGCCCCGCCCACATTCGCGATGCCGATCCGCCAGTAGCGGGAATTCAGCCCCCTGCCAGGGACCACCCTGTTGTTGCGTGGCTGGGCCGCGGAGCGCGGCTGCATTGCGTAGGTGAACGGGCCGTAGCCCTGGCCGTAGGTTTCGACGGTCGCATTGAGCAACCCGTCCGCCGCGTAGCCGTACCAGAGGCCGACAACTCGCTTTTTGCCTGTGCCGCTGTTCTTGGGCGCCCCGCTGTCGGTAAACCCGCTGAAGTCGGTGAAGCCGTACCGCACCCGCGCAGGTATGGTTTCCTTGCTGTCCAGGCTGCCACCGACAACCGCGAGCCCTTCCGGTCCCACGGCGAACACCTTGCCATCCACAACGGCCATGTCGGTGAATGCCCAGCCGTCGTACCAGCTCACCCCGCCCGTCTCGGTGTTCATCACCCACGCAATCAGTCCTCGGTCGATCATCAGCAGCTCGTCCGCTCCCTCGCCGCCTTCGGAAACCTGCACCAGCGAGGTGGCGTGAACCTGCACTTCGTCCGAGCATGCTGCAGCGTCCTCGGCATCTGCGGTTGTCGTCTGCGCGGTGACGTCAACGGCATCCTCGCCCAGCCCCACATCCTCCAAAGCCATGGTTGGCTCTGCCGCATACGCCTCTTCGTCCCCGGCGCCGACCCCTTCGGCAACCTCCGAGAGGGACAGCAGCGTGGAATCCGCTCCCTGCGCCGGCTCCTCCAGCACCATGGTGGAGCGCACCGCCAGCGCGGCGGCGTCGAAGCCGACCGCCCCGTCCTCCAGGAGCAGCCATGGATCACGGGTGGTAGCCTCGTCGGCGCCTGCGCCAGTCTCCTCCATCAGAACTTGCAGCCCGTGGGCCAGAAAGTCCGCTCCGAAACCAGCATCCGAGACAATCACCTCGTCGGACACCGATGGTGCCGCCGCGTCCGCCGCGGCAATCCGCTCTTCCACGAGGATGTAGCTGGCATCCGAGATCGCGTCGGAGCCAAGGCCGATGGCTTCGATGTCGGCGTAGTAGGACGCCCCACCGAACGCCGGCAACGTGACGCGAAACGCCGGGAGTTCCAACGTTTCGCCTTCTGAGGCCACAAGCAGCGCAGGAAAAGCGATCACGGCTTCGTTGTGCTCATCCTGCGATGCATTGACCGCCATGGGTAGCATCGAGACGTCCACGGATGCGGGCACCTCAACACCGCCTGCGGCATAGACCACCATCGCTGGGAAGCTGACCTCGGTGCCTTCAACGGAAGTTCCCTGGGCAGCAAAGACCGCCATCGGCTCCAGCGACACCAGCGCAGAGGCGTAATCGCCCTGGCTCGCCGAGATGGACATGGGCTGGAACTGCAGCAGCACCGGCTCTGCGTCTGGCGGGCCCAGCCGCACCGTCATCGGCTCGAAGGAAACACGCGCCTCGGCATGCTGCTCCTGGGATGCCCTGATCAGCATGGGAGGCATCGCGAAGTATGCGGCGCCGCCACTCTCGATCCGATGCAGGTCCGCGTCGTCGATGCTGTCCGTCCCGCCCAGCAGTGAGGCATCCAGGAACACGCCGTACAGGCTGGGCGCCGAGCTGGCATAGATGAGGGTGCCAGGCAGTGCGAACGGCAGGCCATCCACACGGGTTTCGCCGTTCCCCCTGCAATAGAACACCTTGCCACCGGCCCTCACGATGTAGAAGGTCTCATCGGAGCTGTAGCCGGTCCATGCCGTGCGAGCGATGCCGGATTCGAGCACCCTCACCCGACCTGCGCTGAACGACAGAGCGTGCAGGATCTCGTCGGGATCGGCGGACCTGTCGGTATTGTTGAGGCCAGCGACAACCCCTGCAACACCACCGGGCACACGGAAGCTGAACCAGCCGTCTCCGGAAAGGCCCAGGATGCTGCGCGCCCCCGAAATCCACGTGAGAGATGCCATACCGCTACTTCAGAGTTCGGAAGTTGATGAAGGTGGTTGCCAGAGGATTGAGCTGCCACTGCCCGCGCATGTCGCAAGACAGCCCGTGCACCACGCCCAAGTCCCCCGAGAGCCGCTGAATCGACATGCGCGTCTGCCCCGGCCTGCACACCGCCCCCGGCGGTAGCGTCGTCACCGGGGCGGTGGGCTTCGGCGACGGGGGCGCAGGTATCGGCGACGGCGGGTAAACCGTCGGCGTGGGCGGCTTCGGAGGTTGAGCCGGAGGCGGTGGCGCAGGCGGTGGAGGCGCTGCGCGGATGAGCTTGCTCATTGCAGCGTCGGCAGAGCCACCGCGAAATAGTTAAGGGTCCACGGCTGCCCGGCGGTGAACAGCGTGTTCGACACGTTCATGTCGGCGTTGATGGCCGCAATCGTTCCCTGCAGCCGAGGCACGGTGGTGCTTGCAGAGCCGTCGTCCGAGGCGGGCGAGAGCCGGAAATAGGTTGCGGAGCCGGTGGTAGGAATGGAGTTGGTCTTCCACACCTGCGCGGTGTCCTTCGAGAGGATGCCGCCCGCGGCCGCGCCGAAGTTCAGGCCGCCCGAGCCGCCGTTGTCGGTGAGCGTCGCGAGCAACGTTCCGCTCACGGCTGCATCAGCGTCATCGGGCACAGCGCCGCCGTAGATCTTGAGCACGCTGCCTTGCAGCGCTTCCTTGAAACCAGTGGATTCCAGCATGCCATTGCGCAAACCGGTCGAGAACTTTGCCATGTGAGGCTCCTTATTCAGCGGGAAGAACGAGGTTGAAAAGCGCCACGGCCCGATTGGTGTCCGTGGTGATGGAGTCCATGCCGAGCAGCAGGCTTTCGCCTACTGCACCGTCCATGCGCGGGAAATAGTCGGAGAAGGTGTCGGGATCGCGTTCCGCGCCACCGACGAAGCGCCACCAGCCCGGGATGCCATTGGCAACGCCACGGATGACCCAATTGCCGGCCTTGACCAAAGCGCCAGGGTCATCGCCTCCGGCTACGCCCAAGCCACCAGTGGGAGTGCCTGGCACCGGCGTGACGCCGTCGGCGCTGACGATCGCCAGAAGCACACCGGGCGGGGCCTCGTCGGCCGTGCGGGGCTGAGAGCCGCTGTAGATGCGGATGTGCCCGTACTGCAGCATCGACCCCAACCCGTAGTTGGTGACGATGGCGCGGCGCAGGCCCGAGCTGAGTCGAATGGTCATAGCACTCCGATGGGCAAGATGTTCTGGGCGAGATCCGGAATGCCCGTGATCTGCTCCAGGGGAAGCGAAGAGTGGCGGATGAACTCGTCATCGCCGTACCAGGCGGTGCCATAGTCCGGCCCCACCCGAATGGTGTTGCTCACCTTGCCGGCATAGACGAACTCGTCCCGATGGAACGCTGCCAGGAAATCGACGGAGGCCTGGCTGCCGAGCGACATGGGCACGCCATGCGATACGCTCGTGCCGACTTGGCTGTGGCGCTGGCTGAACGTGGCCCCGTGCATCTGAACGTCTGCGCTATAGGCGCACATCCCGACGAGGCTCGCTTTATGCGTCACGGCCGCCACGGCGGTCTCCCCTGCGGGGTTCACCCGGATGCGGCGGGTGCCGTCAGCGGAGCGGAGAACCGCCATTGGCAGGAAGCTGGTGAAGCCCACGCCTATGTTCGTGTTCGTCCAACCCTGTGAGGCTCGGCCGGCCGCCTCCTCGTCCCCCGTGGGGAAGAGCACGTTTTCCTTGGACTTCACAGTCTGCCCCTGGATGACGATGGACATGCTGCAGGTGCGGGGATTGAGTCCTCCTACGTCGTAGCCGGTGCCCTGCATTTCGTATCGCATCAGGGCGGTCCGCACGGGGCGCAAGATGTCCAAATACAGAAGGTGGCAGAAGTAGCCCGACACCGTGAAGCTCTCATCCGTGTCGGTGTTGGTGACGGGCAGTCGCGTCCCGTCCGGGAACACGAGGGTGCTGCGCAGGCGGGTGCGTTCGTAATAGGTCGCCGGCCCGGTCGTGGTGCCGGCTCCGGGTTCATCCTGGAACAGCTCGGAATCCACCTCCACCGATGCGTACACAATAGACTCGCCCTGATAGTCGGCGAAGAGGCGGTACGAACCGCGGCAGGCCCTGCGCATCCAGGTGCTGCCCCACCCTACCGTCACATCCAGGCTCTGCTGCAGCACCTCGGCAAATGTGCCGCCGTGCCACTCCACGAAGTGCAGCACCTCTCCCCATACCCGCTCCGCATCCGTCGTTGCCGTCGTCACCGGGTCGCCGACGCCTCCATCGGCTGCGTAGGTGCCGAAATGCGACTCGGTGATGATCTGGTCTTCCGAAACCGCCTCGGTGTACGAGATCACCATTCGCGCGCCCGATTCGGAGAACTTCGGGTAGGACACTTGGCCCAGGTTGTCGGGCAGGCGGAAGCGTCCAAGCTCCTGCCGCGTGGCGTAGAAGTCGTGGGCCAGCCCCTGAAAGAGCACGATGAACTGCGGCCCCTCTGCAGCTTTCTGCCGGGCGAGGCCGGCGACCCTGAGCATGCGCCGGCCGCTCGCGGTTTGGAACCGGGCCGCGAGTGGGGTGAACAGCTCGGACAGGTTGTCATGGACCTCGATCGCGCGTCCCTTGAACCGCACGCGCGCCATTCCGCTGCCAAGATGCAGATCGATGGTCGGTATGAAGTAGCCGTGGCCCTGGGTGTAGAAAACCGATTCGATCCCGACTCTCTCATCTTCCGGCCCCTCCTGACCCGGCACGGAAGGCAAAACGAAGTTCTCCATGCCCATGAAGATTTGCGAGGCCTCGGAGCCCACCACGGGCGGGACGAGATCCTGAAATTCACTGTCGAGCGAGTACGGAGGCACCTGGCGTTTCTCAATGCCCACGCCTGCGTTGTTGCGCGTTGCGCTGTCGAGCGTGGGCCACATCTCATCCGCCGCCCAGTCCCGAACCATGTTGGCATAGTGGGCAGGAGAGCCGCGCCACCACTCCACGGCTTCCGCACCGAAGCGGGCGGATTGCACGTCGGTAGCAGTCGTCAGAAAGATGTTCTCGCCAGCAGGCGATGTGGGCGTGAGGATTCCAACCGATCCGCGCAGCCCGGCCCGGGTTGCATATCGGTCTTGCTCAAAGCTCAAATGCCCATCCCTGAAGCTCCGGCTGTCGTGCCCCAGCACCTTGGCTGTCTTGTTCAGGTACAGCACCAGCTCGGACAGCATGCCCTCGTAGCCGCGCAATGGCGGGTGCACCTCACCGCGTCCAGCAGCCGCGCGGATGAGGTTGGTTTCTTCGCGGATCGACTTGTGGACGTCCAGCTCGGCGCGTGCCGCGCTGGTGGGTCGGTGGCAATACCACGTGGCGGTTTCGGCCTCACTGTAATTGCGCTGCCAGCGGGCACGGAACTGCGGCTTCACGCGGCCATCCACGCGCGCGCCGATCACGAACTCGCCGCGCGCCTCCCAGTCCATGTAGAAGAGCGGCGCCGCGCAGTAGTTGCGGTGCGTTGCGCTCACCTTGCCGCCAGCGGCGCGAAGCACGGCATCCGGGTACTGGTTGTCCTTGAACCGGTTGATGATGACCTGCCGCAGAGGGCCCAAGGGCGTGCCCAAACCATCCGACGTGTTCGGCATCCCATAGCCCAACGGCGCGGCGGGTGAGCGCGGGGTGATGACGAAGCCCTCCGGGAACCACACGAGACGCGAGATGGCGCCGATTGGCTCCTCCTGCGGCACCTCCTGCCGGTCCGCGCGCATGGTCACCCGCTCCACGGGGCCCGCAAGCTGTGCCGTGACCACTGAGCCGTCTCCCATCTCACGCCGCATGCCCAGCACAGGCACGCCCGACGCACCTGCGAGCAGCTTCGCCTGGAACATCAGGCGGCGCGCCTCGGCATCGAGCGACTGGGAATCGCCGTTGCCAGAGGTGGCGCGCCCTGGCGCCGTGAACGGAAGCCGGTCGGTCATGTCAGGCGGCCAGGGGCTGCAGCCGGATGCGGTAGCCGATTTCGACCTTGTCGCCGTCGAAATACACACGGTCCTTGGAGAACCGCGCGACCGACACCAGCGTCCCCGACGTGCTGCCCTTGATGGATTCGGACAGGAGAGCCGCGCCGCGCACCGTCAGCGAGGTGGCGGTGGCCACCGTGAAGACCGCCTTGTTTGCGACGGCGTCGATCACGCCATTTGCTGCAGCGCCGGGCACCCACAGTTGGCGCAGGCCCTCGGAGTAGCCTTCCGTGTTGCTGGTGATCTCGGTAGCCGCTGCCGAGAACGTGGCCGCCGTCACCGCGTCGGTCGGCGTGTACGCGCCGGAGAAAAGCGCGATGTAGAACTGCGGGTGGACCGTGCCGCCAGCCAGCGCGGCCGACAGCAAGTAGTTGAACCCCTGGGTGGGAATGCGGTTGCGCTCGACCTCGGCCGGCCCGCCGTTCACGGCAATGGTGTACTCGCCGCAGGCCTTGATGCCCAGGTCGTGGGCTAGCAACAGCCCGTCTTCCGTCTCATCGAAGCGCTGGCGGTCCAGCGCGCGTGCGATTGCGTGTGTTTTCAACATGGGTATCCCTCGTTGGTTGAGTCAAGAGCCACGCCGACGATCGGCGAAGGCGAGGAAGCCGTGAGCGTGACAACCTGACGGATGCCGCCGCGCAGCAGCAGAACGGACCGCCCGGCGATGTCGGGCGAGAGCCTGATGCGGCCAGGCTGCAGCGGTCGGGCGACCCCGCCCGGGGCCCCGGCGAAGTACCCTTCCTCACTCAGCCATACGGCTTGAGCGCCCTGCCCATCGCCGGCAAGCTGATCGGCTGGTACGAGAAGAGAGGAACAATGGACGGCCTTGGCCGACGAGGCGAGCGACTGCGTCCAGGCGGAAGGATCCGAACCGCCCAGCCACCACACCCCGCGGCTGTCTCCGACGTAGGCGCCGCCTTCCACCAGCTCAACAAAGCGGATGCGGCCAACGAAGCGGACGAAGCCCCGGCGCGGAGCGATGAGGTGCGGGCGAAGCGGTTCCGAGAACCATAGGGTGTCTCCGGAGGCCACGTAGATCCGCCCCGCGTAGGCCCGAACCAAGTGCCCGCTCGGGAAGGGCGCCAAGTCCAGGGTTTCGCAAAGGGCGCCGCCCGGATAGACGGTGAGCGCATAGTCAGCGGACAGGGCCTCGAACTCCTCGGCCAGGTAGAGCACGTCACCATCTGGAGGCGTCACATACGCCCTGTAGCGATACCCTGGGGCCACCGTCAGGCCGGTGAGCCTGAGCCCTGCCGAGGTATCGGCCTGGCCGACGATGCACGCCGCGGATTCCTCGCCATTGCCGTCAACCAGCGAGATGGCCACCGTGTAGCGGCCCGGCGTCAACGTTCCGGAATCCCGCGCCTGTACTTCCGGAAGCGCGTCGGGCAGTTGGACGCCGGCGGGCGTCGCCAAGTCTCGACCGGGATCCATGGCCAGCAGCCCTTTGGCGCACACGACATAGAGGCGCCCGTTGTACTCAGTGAAGGCCACGGGCCCCAGGCCGATCTGCGCGACCATGAGGCTGGCGTACGTACGGGTGTCCACCTGCAGGAGCGCGTCCCCGCGAACCACCAGAAGTTTCCCGCCGAAGGCATGTGCGTGGGTGAAGCCCGTGCCCACGGCCACCGGCGTGTAACCGTCGCGCCGTCGGAACTGTCCGCTGCGATCGATGTCCACGTTGATTGCTTCGCGGACGGTTCCCGCCGGCATCTCCACCTCGTCGGAGAGCAGGTCCATACCCAGCACCGGCAGTGGTATGCGCGCCATCAGGCCACCTCCCTCGCATTCCGCAGGTCGCGCCACCAAGCCGGACTCACGCCCTCCGAATGCCATGCGATCGCCCCATATGCGCCGCTTGAAGCCGTCACGGTGAGGAACAACTCGTTTCCAAGCGGAATGCCGCCGGCGGTTCCCCTGACCACCGTCACGCCCGGAGAAAACACGTTCGCCCGCACAGATCCTTCGGCGTTTGCTCCGGTGCCGGTCTGCGTGGAGTGCTCGATCTCCCCGCCATCGGCCGGCGTGAAGGTGATGGCGTACTGAACCAGCGTGCCGCCGGCTCCTCCCTCGACGCCGAAATACACGTAGTCGTCGCCGAAGAAGCTTTCGTTCTGCCCCGCGTTCGTCGCCAGGAACGGCGCCTGTGCGGGATGCCCTTGGGGCCCTACGGAGCCCCAGCCCATCTTCGTCGGCGGAACCGGTTGCGGCCCGCTCGCCCCCTCGGCGTACCAAGACCCGGAGCCATAGGCACCGTCAACGCCCGTGATCACATAGAAGAGCTTGTTGCCGGAGACCTGGGGCGCGATGACTTCGATTTCCACGACGCCGGCATTCAGCGGCCCACCGCCGAAGTCTGGCACATAGAAGCTCATCGGATCCGAGGATCCGGAGATGGTCGAAACAACAGGCTCGCTGCCGTCTTCCGGCGTGAACGTCAGCCGTACGGTGTATCCCTCCGGGTCGCCGTCGGCGACGACGAAGCCGAAGTACCCGACCACGTATCGACCCATGGAGCCGTTGCCAAAGTTGTCGGTGCTCGCCGGCGGCTCCATGCGGTTTGCGCCACCCAGCCAGCCCAGAAGAGGAGCGCTCATGCCCGGCCCTCCCTGTGCTCGATCTCTATCCAACGGCGTGCCATCACCTGGGCGGTGAGCATGCGCGGGTCGCGGCTCCAGCCATTCGCGCGCCTGTTCCAGATGTAGCCGACCCTGGGCACGTAGGCCGCGCCGGCCGCGCCCATGGCCCAGTACAGCATGTGCTCCGTCCAGTAGGTTCCCCGCGGCAGCCTGGCTGCAGCAGCCTTCGCGCTGATGGTGCGCATCAGCACCAGGTGGTGCAACCCCATGGGACCGCAACGGTGCCGATCACGGTCGTAGTCGTACCAGGAGCGCCGCACATCGGCGCGCCCGGGCTCGCGCAGAATCTCATCCGTGTACGCCAGGGGAACCGCCATCGCGTCCGCCCGAGTTGCGCACACCTGCAGCACGTCCAGATAGTCCGCGGGCAGTTCGTCATCGTCATCCAGGAAGAAGCACCAGGGGGTACGGACTGCGCCGAGCGCATCGAGCCTCGCAGCATGCAGATCCGCCGGGTTCCTGAGCGTCTGCACGCGACCAAGCACCTCCAGCCCCGGCAACTCAATGCACACCGGGGAAGCGGAGAGGACGATGGCGGTGATGAGGGAAGACATGTCAGCAGAGCACCGCATTCATGTGCGGGGGTTCTTGTCGCGTTGTGCGACGCAGATCGGAGTCCCACAGCGGGCCGAAATAGGCCGTGAAAGCACGCTCATCAGGTCGATGTGCATGGTTGCGGTATCGGTCATGGCAGGACCCCCCGGTTGAAGTGCTGCACGTCGGCGCGCGTGTCGCGGCGCAGGTCCGCGTCGGGCATCGGGCCGAAGTAGGCCGTGAAGGCGCGTTCGGCCAGCACGGCACGGTCAGGGTCGAAGCTCTCGCTGTCGGGCAAGCTGAACGCCCGGTGCAGGGCCCATTGGATCAGGTGCTCGTGGTGCGCCTCGTGGATCTCGGGCTTGGCGGTGTCGTTGTCCACGTCGAATGGCTTCAGCGGGAGGCGGTAGCACTCCAGCTCCAGCACCTCGCCGTTCTCCACCCGGCCCACCACGCGCAAAGTGGTGTCGTCCTGGATGACCCAGTCGCTCGCGTCGTCACGGTCGCGCCAGCCCGGCACCTCCGCATCCAGCCATTCCCGCGTCACGATGCTCATTGGCCGCGGCTTGCTGTCGCTCGCGCGCAGGACCTGCAGATGGATGATCTCGAAGACGGACGCGTGCAGGGGGTAAGTGTGCCTGCCTGCGGCCAGCTCAATGCGGGTCACCTCGGGCCGCGCGTCCTCCCGGATGAGCCGACGACGGATGCAGGCCTGAGCCTGCGCATCGTTGAGCCAGTCGACCACATCCTCGCTCTCGAACAGGTAGGGCTCCACCTTGTCCTTGGCGAGGGTGCGGAAACGGCGAATCAGGTCTTCCAGCTTCATGGCATCCCGTACTGGTCCACGAAGCCCTTCACCATGTCGCGCAGCTTGGCCTCGCCGGTGTTCGGGTGCAGCTTCTGGCCGAACTTGTCGGCCGCGAACGCGAGGAGCGCCTGCTTGTCCATGGATTCGATGGAGTCCAGCAGTGCGAAACGGGCATCGTCCTGCTCGCGCTGCTCGTCTTCCTTCTTTTTGGCCTCGGCCAGCTGCTGCTGGGTGTCGTCTGCCTGCTTGGCCAGGGCGCCCTGCTGGGTCGCGTCCTCGGCGGCCCCGGCATCCGCGCCCTTGAACACGTCGGTGTGCTGGAGGAAGCGGGCGGCCAGCGGAGCGGGCACGAGGCGCGTTTGCCCGCGCGCGAACGTGAGCCCGGAACGGTAGAGGCGGTCTTTGAATGGCTCGTCGTTGCCGATGTAGGTCACGGCAACGTCCTGGGTCTGGCTCATGTCAGGCTCCTGGGTGGTATGGGGAAAAGCCGGGACGCAGGGCCCCGGCCTTCGGTCTGCGCGGGCCAGTTACTTCGGACCGATCCGCTCGCCCGTCACGATGAAATCGGCGCGGCCGGCTTCCGCCACGGCGGCGCCCGTGATCGTGAGCACCAGGTAGGCCTCCTTGGCGAGCTTCACCGGGGCCTTGGCGCTGCCCGTGCGCAGGCGGGCCGCGGCACTGAGCGCCAAGTCGGCGCCGAAGTAGGCCGCGTCCTGGGGCACCACGGCATCGTCCACGCCATCGATGTAGAGGAAGCCGACGGAGCCGGTCACGCCCGCGCCGAGGTGGTCGGAAACGATGATCTGCAGGTCGTGCAGATCGAAGCCCTGGGGCAGGGTCTGCAGCGCCACGACATCGTTCACGGCCAGGGGCGCGGTGGAGTTGGCGTTGAGGACGGAGCCGTTCGCGAGGGTCTGCAGCGTGGCGCGCAGCACCGTGACGTTGCCGTACGGCGTGAAGCCACCGAACTGGTGGTCGCCGATGAATTTCTTGAGGATGGTTGCCATCTTGGCCTCCAAGGTGATGGGAATGGAGCCGGGGCCGGGCACCTCGCGGCGCCGGCCCCGCGGGTCATCAGAAGCGCGGCTTCATGATCTTCACGGCGGTGTCGAGGACGGTCACGCCGTGGTCGGTGTATTCCTTGTGGTCGCCGTGATCCACCGCGAAGCGGATCTTGGACATCCCCAGGATGGCGCCGATCAGGATTTCCATCTTGTCGCCGTGATCGCCCTTCTCCTCGCTCCAGAAGAACGGGATGCCCGAGTGCTCCGATGCACCGAAGGCCTGGGCCAGCGCTTGGCCCCCCAGCAGCAGCGCACGCTCCACGGCGAATCCGGTACCGAACGCGGCAGGCACCACGCACGACGATTCCTGCTCGCTCGCATAGTCGGCGCAGTACTTGACCGTGTCGCCCGCGTAGAAGCGGATCGGCTTCGGGTTCTTCAGGATCAGGATGCCGTTCCACAGCCCGGCATCGCCGAGGAACAGCGGGTGGTCCTTGGCGAGACGGGCACGTGCGTGGGCGTTGGCCTGGAACGCGCGGAACGCGGGGTCCGTGGCGAACTGGCTGTACTGGCCCGGGCCGGCCAGCAGCACGCGGATGGGGCTGTCCGTCGCGGCCTGGTCGTTGTCGAACTCCACCGGGGGCGGCGGCAGCGCGATGGAGTCGCCCCACTGCCGCAGGGAGTCCACCACGTCCATGGAGAGGCCGTCCGTCGTGGCGATCACCATCTCGCCAGAATTCGCCCGCAGCTCGCCCACCGAACCGCTCCCCGCCACCAGGTGGCGGTTGCGCGTGGGAGCCTTCACCCGGTTCACCATGATGTCGGCGAACTTCGGATGCGTGTCCACGGGCACGGTCCATTCGATCTTGTGATCGTGGTAGCCCCGGGCGCCGGCCAGGTGCACCAGGATCGACTGGTCGATGTAGGCGTCCATCAGGCGCTGAGCTTTCGGGCGGCCGAAGCGACGCATGTCGAACGGGCTGCGGATCTGCGTCATGGTGTTGCCCATGTCGATCGGGAACCGCGCCTGGTTCACCCGCAGCTTGTCCTCGGAATAGGACATGCCGGTGCCGCGGCCCTCGGCATGCTCGCTGCCCATGATCGGGTACGCGCCGATGGGGTTGTCCAGGTGGAAGGTCACCTCGTCGCCCTTGTTCTTCGTGAGGTTGTCCGCACGAACGATAGGCATGGAGGTCTTCGACTGGTTGCCCTTGGTCGCCGCGATGGCCGCGTCGATCTTGGGCATGGAGCCAGTCAGGTGGCGCATCTGGGTGTTGCGCTGGGTGCAGGTGTGGAAAACGCCCACAGCCTGCTGGATCATCGCGCCCGGAGCGCCGGCCGGGGTGTTGGTCTTGGTGTTCACATGAACCTCCTTAGATCTGCTTGTTCAGCCAGGCCTCGATCTGCGCGGGCGACATGTTGGCCGTCGCCTGCAGCATCTCGAGGCCGCTCATGTCCGCCGTGGCATCCAAGGCCGACGCTCCCGCCGCGTGCCCGCCAGGGATGCTGGAAAGGCTGGACGGGGGATCGGCCTTGGCTTTCGCCAGGGCGGCTTGCGCTGCGGCCTTGGGGTCGGCCGCAGCTGGTTGAGACGAGGGTTTCGCGGTCGCCGCCTTGTATGCGTCGAACACCTCCACGATCTGGGCCGCGCTGCCGCCCGTTTTCGCGTCGAACAGTCCCCGGTACGCGTCGCGGACCACGCTGGGGTGCGAGTCCACCCACGCCTGGAACTCCGAGCTCTGCACGATGGAGTCCGCGTTGGGGTGCGCCTTGTAGATGGCGTCGAAGTGCGAGCTGGCCGCGTCCTGCTGGTGCTTGGCCTGCAGCGGCTCCACGGCTTTGGCCACATGCGCCTGCACCTGGGTCGCTACCTGCTGGGCCACCAGCTTTTCGATGCCGGCTTTCAGCGCCTCCTCGGAGAAGTCGCCGAACAGGTCCGCGTCCGCACCCGCTTCGATGGCCGCCGCTGCGGTGGCTGCCATGTTGTCGGTCTTGGTCGGGGCCTGTCCGGCGTCTGCCCGGGCCTGCGCCTGCGCCTGCAGATCGGCCAGTTGTTGCTGAGCGGCTTCTGCGGCGGCCTGCCATTGCTGAGCGCCCTTGCGGGCCTCCTCCAGCTTCGCGTAGGGGATGGTGTGTTTGCCATCCTTCGCCAGCACCACGGCCTTCGACGGGTCGATCTGCGACTCATCCACCTCCGTTGCGCTGACATCCACGGTCTTGCCGTCGTCGGCCTTGCCCTGGGCGGGCTGCTCCTGTTCGTTGTCGGTGTCGGCCTTGGCCGCGCCTTTGTCGTCCGTCGCAGTGGTGGTCGTGGGCGCGCCACCTGCATCCGGCACCGTTGCGGTGCTGGTATCGCCCGTGCCTTCCAAGGCCAGTGCCTGAAGGGCCTGCTCCGGCGTCAATGCGCTGTCGATGCCGCTGTAGAAACTCTCGTGTGATGTCGTCATGCCTGTCCCGCCACATGTCGCCGTGGCCGCAAGGGGCCAGCAATCCGGAGCGGCCATGGAGGCCGCGCCATCTGCTCGTGGATCCGGTGCGCTCGCACGCTCCGGGCATCGCTTCCCGCTCGCGCGTTCTGCTTGGGGATCAGTGTCGAAAGAGGCCGCGTTTTCGCTATGCCCTATACCGGGCGGGCTACGATGACGGCAGGAGGAGCATTGGTTATGCGTTATGCGCTCGTGAACGGAGAGAGAGCCGAGCCGCAGCCGAAACTACGCGGCGCCTGCCGCGCCTGCAGCGAGGAGGTCACGGCGAAGTGCGGGAAGCACGTTGTCTGGCACTGGTCGCATTTGGCGACCACCCACTGTGACCCATGGTGGGAGCCGGAAACACAGTGGCACCGCGACTGGAAGGACTGTTTCCCCAGGGACTGGCAGGAGGTGCCAGCCCGCGAACCGGGTACCGAAGAACTTCACATTGCGGACGTCAAAACACCGCATGGCCTTGTGGTCGAGTTTCAGCATTCCACGATCCACCCAGACGAGGTGCGAGCCAGGGAGCGCTTCTACGGCAACATGATCTGGGTTGTTGACGGGTGCCGGTTGCCGAGCGACGTGGTTGTCTTTCCCAGTTGCGTCAAGGACAGTGCTGAAGATGTGCACGATTTTCACTGGATCGGCAGAAGCAAACTATTCCAGCGCTGGCATACCGAAAAGCCCGTGTTCATGGACTTCGGAAGGAATGGGCTTTGGCAGGTGCACCGTTTCAATCTCTCGACCCGCAAAGGCAAGCTGATATGGACTCCGCGCTCAGAGTTTGTGGAGGCCGTAGCAGGCAACACCTTCGACTTTTCATTTGAAGGTGGGCCTGCTGCCAAGTAGCGCTGCCCGCGCTACCCGATGTTGTCGGCGGTGGTCGGCGTCTCGATGCCGCGCTCCCCTCTGCTCGCTTGCTGCGGTACGGGCGGGAATGCTGGGCTCGTGTTCTCCCGCACACCCGTGGCGTCTTCCATAGCAGCCGGCCCCTGGCCCTGGATGTACGGGCTCTTGATGTTCATCGCCGCGGTCTGCGCGGGCACGGGGAAGTTCGGATCGTCTCCGCCCGGGTTGGGTGCTTGGTAGCCCGCGCCCTGCATGATCTTGTCCGCGATCGGCGCGATCATGGGCATCTGCGCGACTTGCGCCCCGCCCTGCATGGCCGAGAAAGCCGCCTGCACGCCTGTCTGCACCGCCTGGGCCATGATCTGTTTGATCTGGGCCTCCGTCAGCCGCTCCTTCATGTCCAGCTCGCGTGCCTTGAGGTCGTTGCCGGCCTGCTTGAGAGCGTCGGCGACCGCCTGCTTGATGCGCTGCTCGACCTGCTCCGGCGTCTCCTGTGCGCCAGCCGCGCGCAATGACTCCACCAGTTCGCGCTTGAACGGCACGTCCATGAGGCTGGCCATGAAAGGCATGGCAGCGGCCTGGTACTGCGCCGGGAGCGACTTGATCGTCTCGGACATGGCTTGCAGCTGCTGGCCCCGGAAGCTGGCCGTGCTCGGGACATCCTCCAGCGAGACCTTGAGGCGGGTCCGCTGCAGATCGTTGGACAGGTAGGGTAGCCCCGTCTCCGGGTCCGTCTCGGGCTTGTTGATTGTGATGACCCGCTTCGCCCGCACCGCGTCGCCTTCGATCACGATGGTCTGCTCCTCGGTGCCCATATCCTGGACCAGCATGGACAGCAGCAGTTCGCCCACCTGGGTGCGACCGCGCTTGAAGTTGCCCATCATGTGTGCGAGGGACTGGTTGGCCTGCTCCACCTGGGTGGCCTCCTGCACGCCGCTGGTGGCCGTGCCGCGGCGGCCCGAGAACGCGCCGGCCGCGGCTGGGTTCACGCGCTCGATAGCCTGCCGCGCATTGTTCAGCATGTCCAGCTGTTGGGCGTTCATCTGGTAGTCGCGCTCCACCTCGAACCTTGCGCCCGGCTGCGCCATGGCGGCTGGGTCCAGCACCACGTCGGCGTCGAGGCGGCCGATGGTTCGCCGGAACTGGTCATCCGTCATCGCCACCGCACCCTTGGTGCGCACGGTGCGGAACGCCGACATGCCCCAGCGAAGCCGCGAGTTACCCGAGTTCAGCGTGTCCTGCTGGTAGAGCATGTTGCGGATGTACCCGAAGGGCACGTTCGTCTGGTCCTCCCGGAAGCCCCAGAAGGGGACGTAGGGGAAGAAGCGATGCGCATAGGGCGTGGGCCCATCGAACAGCACGTGCGGGCCGAGCCAGTATGAGCGGCGCACCTTTGCCACGGTCGCGCGGCGGAACTGCACCAGGTTGTTCGCGATGGCATGCTCGTGCGCGGGGTTGGCGCGATCGAACTCCACCACTCGGCCGTCCGGGCTCTTGAGCACGATCACGTCGGACCAGCGCCGGTACCACAGCTCCGATGCGCAGATCTCCTTGTTGAACGGGTTGTACCAGCGGTCTTCTGCGATGGTCCATTCGCGCGCCACGTCGGCCGCGCGGCTCAGGCCGGTGCTCTGCCCACCCTCGTCGTACCCATCGTATTCGTTCCACCACGCCGTGCCCGACTTGCCGAACCGGCGGATCAGCTCCTTGTGCTCGGGGAACACCCGCACCAGCCGCGACGGGTGCATCCAGCGCTGCCGGCGAAGCCAGCGCGCGCGCAGCAGCTGGTCGTCGCTCGGGTCGCTCATGTCCCAGTGGATCTCATTGCGGTTGATGGGCAGGCACTGGAAGGGGTAGCCGAACGGGTCGTCCGATTTGCTGACCTCTACCCAGCCCACGCCCACGCCGATCTGCGGATAGAAGGCCCGCGAGCATGCGTCATCGGCCCGCGCGTTCCGCTCCGCCTCGTTCAGCTTGAAGTTGATCGCGTCCGCCACATCCTGCCCGCCAGGCTGCCCGTTGGGCGTCACGCGCCAGTCCGTGCGCGTGGCCTCCTCGTAGCCCCGGATGCCCTCGAGCGCGGCGCCGATCAGGTTTTCCATCGACGGCGGGATGCCCAGGGCTTGCTGGGCCTGCAGCAGCTCGGTCTTGAGCTGATTGCCGTCCGCGTAGTCCATCTCCTTGTCGGCCTGCCGACGCCAAGCCTTGGGCTGGTTGTCGATCTCCTCGAGGATCTGGGTGTACTCGCTCAACGACAGCGGCACATCGCCATCGGGGGTGTCCACGGGGTCGATTTCGTTGGTGGTCATGGTGTCGTGCTCAGTAATAGGATGGGACCGGCGCCTCGACGTAGCCGCCCTGGTCGCTCATGAGTTCGAGCAGGCCCAGCTCCTTGGCCTGTGCCCATTGCCGGAAAGCGTCAGCGCCCTCGCTGCACCCGTTGCTCTTGTCGGGTGTGCTGTCCAGGTATCGGGCATCAGCCTGACTCCACTTCTTCTTATAGTGGGCCAGCCGCTCGACGCCCTTCTTCGTCCCCTCCAGGTCGAACCAAGCGGACTTGAAGTGCTTGCGCGTGGTCAGGATGCCAGTCATCAGCTCGGTGACCCGCGGCACGATGAAGAACTTGTGGCCGGGCAGCAGGCCCTGCAGCTGCTCCTTGACCGACTTGTTGTAGTCGCCCAGGCGCTTGTGGTCCGCGTCGTGTGGGAGGAAGTGACCGCCGTAGACGAAGCCCCGGCGCTGCAGCTCCGTGGCGTAGTGGCGCAGGTCCTCGTCGTGCTCTTCGTAGTACCCGATGAAGCGGTCCTGCATCCGCGAGCACTGCATGAACCAGATGGCAGTCCCATCGCTGCTGCCGATGTCCCAGAAGGTGAACACAGGCAGGTCCAGCATCGGCACGGTCGTGATTCCGCCGCGCTTGCGCACCAGCATCAGTTCCTTGGCGTAGTAGTTGCCCTTCGTGGACTGCTGGAAGGCCTCCTGCGGGGTGGACGGGTATTCCCGCCACATCTGGTCCTCGGCGCCTGCGAAGTCGTTGTTCAGCTTCTCGACGTACCAGGCGCGCTGCCCGGTGTCGATCGTGCAGCCCATCAGGCTCTCGATCTCGTCGAAATAGTCCTGCAGCTCCTGGCTGACCACCACGCCCGCCGGGTCCATGCGATAGGCAGGATCCTGCCACCACGCATAGAAGTGGAAGCGGTATTGCGAGGCCGTCAGCCGGCCCGCGCCGGTGACCAGCGCCATGGCGCGCTGGCACATCCGGTAGAACTCGCCATCCTGCCCTTCCGCGGTGCTCTCCACCACGATGATCCCGGACAGCGGGACAGCCTGGAAGGAGCCCGTGACCACTTCGACGGCCTTGTGCGGGAACTTGGCGCAGATCTTCCCGAACTCGCTGACGTGCAGACGGTGGATGGTGCCACCGCGAACGGAGGTGGCCACGCGCAGGCTGGAGTTGTTGTGGGCGAACAGCAGCTCCTTGGTGCTGGCCCGCGCGAGGGGGAAGCGCTGGCGGATCTCCTCGGGCAGGTGGTCGTAGGCGAACACCACCTTGTCGCGGAAGATGGCTTCGGCCGTCTCGCGATCCTGGGCGATCATGCCGCAGCGCTGGTTGCCGTTGAACAGCGCGTGATCCAGCCACATGAGCGCGATCAGCGTGGTGAAACCCAGCTGCCGCGCCTTGAGGATGAGGTTGCGGTTCCAGAGCCGCATGATGAACCGGCGCTGCGCGCGGTTCGGCTTGAACGGCATCACGAACGAGTCGTCGTCGTCGCTCTCACCCTTGACGATGATCTGGTACAGGCACCCCGAGAAAAGTCTCCACTCCGGGTCCATGAGGCACCGGGCCAGCTCGGCCTCGTCGGTGGGGACCATGGTGGGGTGGGCCGCGATGTGCGGACCGCGCTTGGGTCGGCGCCGGTTGTCCCAGCGGTGGCCCACCTGCGCGTCTACCTCCTGCCCGGGCTTGATGGCCACGGCGTCTTCATCCTCTTCCAGCGTGCCGGGCTCGGCCGGCGCCGCGGCGCGCTTAGACCGGGGCGCCGCCATCGTCATCCTCGCGGGGCTCGAACCCGTTCGTGCCGGATGGCGGGGGCGCCTCTGGGTCATCCGCCACGGGCTTGAACCCATTGCTGTTGCCGTTCGCGATCCGGGCCAGCAGCGCGGCCAGCGGGTCGGCCTTCTGCTGGTTGTCCTTCTCGTAGACGCCCAGGTGCCGCGCCAGCTTCTCGATGGCGTCCATCTTGGAGTGCATCTTGATCTCGATGCCGTCCTTGGTCTGCTTCGCGCCGGCATAGAGGGCCGCAGCTGCGCCGCTGATCTTGCGGGTGTCCTTCAGTACCACGCGCGGGGCACCATCGCCGCCGCAGTGCGGGCACTCGGGGTTGGGCTGCAGGAGAGGGTTGAACCCGATCCCGCCTGCTTCGTCGAACTCGGCAGGGTTCTTGCCCTTCTCCACCCAGTCCTCGCGGTCCCGGTTCATCTCGCCCACGGTGCGCTGGTACTTGTGCCCTTCGCCGTGGCAGCAGCGGCAGCAGCCGGTACGCACCTCCACCAGCTCGCGCGCATCGGCCAGAGCCACGCTGACGATCTCCTGCAACACGCGGTCCGCGGTGATCTCGGTGCGTGCCTGCTGGCGCTTCCTGGCTTCGGACACCGCCAGTTGGATGTCCGGTTTTGACAGGTTCTCCGCGCCCATCTGGCGAGCCGTGCCGGGGCTGTAGCCGGCTCGGATGGCGGCCTGGGTGGCGTTCAGGTCCACCAGGTACTCGTCGACGAACTTCTCTTGCTTGGGCGTGAGCCCGAGCTGGGCGCGCTCGGCCTGCGGCGGTGGGGCGTTCTTCGGAAGCTGGGCGGCCTTGCGTGCCTGCTTCTTGGCTGGGGCCTTCTCCAGCCGTGGCGTGGGTGTCTTCTTCACAGCGGGCTTGGCCGATGCCGGCGCTGCAGGCGCGGCCTTGCCTGCGGCCCGTTGAGGGGCTGCAGGCTTGGGGGCTATGGTCTTGCGGGGTGCAGGCTTCTTCCCTGCCGGTTCTCTGGCCATGGTCAGGAAGTGTCCCGGGCCATGGCGGGGGAGTCGAACCCTATGCCGGGTTGCCGTGCGGCGCCCGGTCTTGGCACGGCGCGATCGGGGGTCAGATCGGCAGCAGGTGCTGCTGTAGCTCCGGCTTGCTCGCGAGCGCCGCCTTCAGTGCCCGTTCCAGCTTTCCCACGCGCGCAGCCAGCTCGGTGGCCAGGAAAAGATGCTGCCGGCCGTTCTCGATGACGCGGGCGTCTTCCGCGAAGCCTCCCAGCGCGCGCGCCGCCGTGCGGGCCTCGGTGGGCGACAGGTCCAGCACCTGCTCGCCGATCTCCAGCTTCACCATGCCGTCGGGCAAGATGCCGCAGAAGATGGCGCGCGGCGGCGGGAACGTCTCGACCAGCTCGTAGTAGCCCCGGGTGAGGCGTTTCAGCTTGCCGTCGTCCACCAGCGCGCGCAGCCGGTCGTCCACGATGCCGAGCTTCAGGCCGGTCAGCGAGGCCACCGTGTCGCGCGAGGCCTGCTGGTCCAGCCCCCGAAGATCGCGCACGGCATCGAACACCCGCTGGGTGCTGGTCAGGGGCTTGCCCTGGGGTGCTTCGGTCTTAGGCTTGTCCATTTCCATATTCGTCCCCCTTCCACGGTTTCAGCTTGACAGGCCACAGGCCCGCTTGTTCGATCTCTCGGCGCGTCTCGGCGGCCCACCGCTCGCCCAGCAGCCGATGCGCTTCCCTGCCGCCCTCCACCAGCTGGTACTGGTCGAACAGCTCGTGGCAGCCCACGCGGCCGGGCGCCACCGTGCAGAGCGGAAAGCCCCGGCGGTCGTCCACCTTGAGCCCCATCCCCTTCCCCTGGTTCTCGTGGGCATGCTGGCTGTGGCCGTGGCGGCCGCAGGCCTTGCAGGGCATCGCAGCGACGAGGCGCCGGTAGGGCTCGCTGCGCAGCAGCTCCTCCTTCGGAATGGTGGTGGGCACCGCCTGCGGGTCCACCAGCGCATGGACCACAGCCGGGGCGAACGCGGGCCGGCGCGCTTGGAGCGCTTTCAGCTGGAGCGTGAACGCTGCAGATTCCATCGCCGCACGTGCGCGCGCGGCCAGGCGCTCCGCGCGATCTGGCTCCGCCGCGGGCAGCCCCCGGGAGGCCGAGGCGAACCGCGAGCGCTTGAGCCCCACGGTGCCGCGGCTCATGGGCTTGGTGCGGGTCAGCATGCCGGTGCCTCCTCGCGCGGGGCGAACTCGATGCGCGCGCGCCAGCAGTCGGCCGGGCGCGCCCGTTTCAGCTTCACGACGCGGTAGCGGGTTGTGGCGCGCGGACCGTTCGCCAGGATCAGGTAGTCGCCCACCTTCACGCCCAGGCCATGGCCGACCACGGACGCCGTCTTTCCGTCCTCGCTCACCGTGATGAAGGTGATGTTGTGGCCCCAGGTTGGGGAGGTGTAGTCGTGCGTCGTGCTCATGCCGCCCTCGCCTTCTTCTCTGGGGCTGCCTGGCGGAACGTCCATCCCACCATCGCAGCATCGCGCTCGTGCTGATTGCACCGGCCCTGCCAGCCGGTGTAGGCCTTGAAGTTCTCGGCGGCGCGCTTCGGGCCCTTGGCCGCCGGGCTGATGCCTTGGGCGGCTATGCCCAGCTCCTTGCAGATCATGTCGATCAGGCCGCACCACGCATCCACCGTCCCCAGGTCGCGCGCCGTGGCCAGGGCGGCGCCCTTCGCGGCCTTGCTGTGCGCGTTCCAGGCGCGACTCTGCAGACGTGAGTCCTCGTAGATCACCCAGTCCGGCCGGGCAGCGCGGATGGTGCGCTCCAGCTCAAGCGGCGTGATCGTGTCCAGCGCCACCAGCTTCCCGCCCTCGAAAGTGGCGAGGCCGGTGTCCATGCCCGGGTCGATGCCCAAAATCTTGCTCATGCCGTCCTCCGGGCGATCAGCGCGGTGAACATGCCGCCTTCCTCGCGCCATGACCGGTGCTTGCGCACGTCGGCGATCGTCGGCTTTGCCACGCCGTACTCCCGCGCCAGTTCACCATCTGTGGCGCCAGCATCGATGCGGGCGCGGATGGCACGGACCTTCTCCCAGTCCAGCTTTCCCGTGCGTTGCTTCGCGCGTGCGATCCGCGCCCGCTGCAGTTGAGTAACGGACTTCCCGATCGCCTTGTCTTCGCGGCGTCCGAGGTACATGTGCTGGTACTCGACGCATCGATCGTTCTCGCAATCCACGCGCACTGTCTGCTGGTAGCCCAGCGGGCCGCGCTTGATTTGCCAGATGGTCCGCCGCACCGACGTGGGCGCACTGTCTTTCCCGATGCAGGCCATGGGGCCACGCCTGGGGTCCAGATACCCCGGCCACTCCAGACAGCCATCCATCATCCTGCGGCTACGGTTGGTGAGGATCTCGAGCTTCAGCTCGTCGGTGAAGTCCCAGTCCTTGAGCACCAGATGGGGGATGCCTTCGATGTAGACGCTGCGGATCAGGTCTTCCGCCTTCAACGCTTCCAGGATGGCGCGCAGGCGCTGGCGCACTTCATGGTTGCGGGAGCCGGCCAGGTCGAGCGTGCGCACCGGCCCCTCGGTGATCCTGGCGAGCACAGCATCGCGTGTGAATTCCATCTTCATCATGGCTTGGTGCCCTGGAATGCGTCCACGCGCTGCTGAGCGACGGCCTTGAGCGCACGGGTCCGCCGGCGGTCCTGCCACGCTCGCACCTTGAGGAGGCGCTGGGCCCGGGGCATGCCGCGGGTCAGCAGCGCGCGCAGCGTCTGCAGCTTCGCCAGCGCCTCCGCCTTCGCCGGGCTGTCGGCCTGCACGTCGGGCGCTGGCAATGCGAGCGCGGCGCGTGGCGCCGGCAGGGCCAGCTGCTCGCGCACATCGTCGGGCAGTGTCTCCAGCCCCCCGGGCAGGCGGCCGGCGGCGATGGCTTCCTGCACGGCCCGGGTGCGCCCCTCGGCGTCGTAGCCCAGGCTGACCTGCAACTGCGGCCGCCTGCGCGTGGCCCGGGCCTCGCCGGTGATGCGTGCGTACGCCTCCATGAAAGCCTGCCGCGCGCCGAACTTGTCGCCCGCGGCGAGCAGCGGCGCGGCCAGCCCCCAGGCCTCCGCGATTTCGTTGTTCCATACCACCGTGGCGCGTTCGTCCTGGCTATTCATGGCCAGGGCGTAGGCCTCGGCGGGCAGTAGGCGGCCCAGGGCGTGGTCCGCGTACTGCAGCACCGTGCCTGTCAGGATCGCGCCCTTGTGCTCGGCCCGGATGCGGGCCAGGGCCATCTGCAGCACCGGCTTGGGCAGGTGCGCCAGATCGTCCATCAGCAGGCTCAGCGCGGCGGGGCGAATGGCTTGGCCGGCCAGCTCCATGGTGGCGCCCAGCTCTTCGGCGAGCCAGTCGCGTGCGTCTTCGTCAAGCATTGCAGCCCTCCCCGCTCTGAGCTGCGCGACGGGCGGCCCGCTCACGCGACAGGCGTTTCGCCTCCTCGATGGCGTCAGCGTTGGCGCTGGTCTTGTCGGCGGCCTGCGCAGCCGTGCCCGTCACCGCTTGGCCTCGAGCCCACTGCGTCCGATAGCCCTCGGCCTGGTTCACCAGCACCCCCACGCTGTGCGAGTTCTTCACCACGAACGCCTCGTTCACGCTGGCGACGTACCACGCGGCCACCAGCGGCGCTTCGTCGTGGCCGAGCCTCTTCACCAGCGTCTTGACGTTCGCGTTGACCGGGGCATTGCGCACCGGCTTCACGCCGTAGCGGTGCTCGTAGGCCTCGGTGTATGCCGCCCACGTGGTCCGGCATGCCGCCTGCAGCGCCGTTTCCTCCTCGCCGCCAGCCCCGGCCGAGCCCGCCTGCCGGGCAGGCGGGGATGGTTCATTGGTGGTTCTCTGGTGGTTCCTATTACGGTTCAATGATGGTTCGGGTGCGCCTGCTGCACCCTCAAAGCGCGCCATCTGCGGGTTAGTGGGTGCGCCTGCTGCACCCACAGGCGCGCCATCCGCACCAAGGGGTGCATTTGGCGCGGGTGCGGATTCTGCGGGTGCATGTGCTGCAGGTGCGCCATCTGCGGGTGCGCCATCTGCACCCATCAATTCGGCAGCACGACGGCCGCCATCGCCCGCAGCCACTCGCCGATTCATGCAGAGCGAGTCACGGATCGCTGCTTCCGTTTCGAGCACCTCGTACTCCGCCGCCTCTCGACGGGTGGGCAGCACAGCCAGCACCGTGCGCACGCAATCCGCCTTGTTCTTCTGGATCCAGACAGCCGCAGCCCCGGAGCCCCAGTAGTCGTCATCCTCTGGGAGGCATAGGCTGCTGCGCAGGCCGATGTAGAACCGGCCCGATGGCTTGTGCTCGATCCGATAGACGTAGTGGCTCGGCTTGGATGCCTTACCTGTGAAGGCTGACGGCGTCACCGTGTACATGGTGCTGCGCTGGCTGCGCCGCTCCCGGGTGATCGCACCGTGCTCCTCCAGCCACTTCAACGCCTCCTGCACCGCACGCGCCGATGCGCAGGTGCGCTCGGCAATCGTCTCCACCGCGGGCCAGCACACGCCCTGGTCGTTGGCTTGGTCCGCCAGCGAGATCAGCACGGCCTTCTGGGTCCCGCTCATTTGCAGCGGCCAGCAGGCCGCCATCACGATCGTGCTCATTGGGACGCCGCCCCCTGCGCCTTCCGCGCCTGATGCCTGCCCCAAAGCCCCGCGACCCACTCCACGCCCTTCGGGGTGAACTTCGTGGTGTTGAAGGCGTGCTCGGTGGCCGTGGCCACGCCCGATCGCACGACGAAGCGCCCTGCGTCGATGTGGCTCTGGTAGGCGGTCCACTCCCCGCCCAGGCGGTACATGACCCTCTCTTCCTGGAGGAATGCGCGGAACTCGTGTTCGTTGGCCCGCAGGAGCTTGGCAACCTGCCGGAAGCCCTTGGCGCCGTTCGCGGCCACGTACCGGTCAACGTACTCGACCTTCGGCGCTGCCTCCTCCAGTTGGGCCCTCTGCAGCTCGATCTGCTCCGCCTGGTCGGCGGCCAGGCGCAGGGCCTGCGCCATCGTGCGCGGAACCGCGGGGGCGGCCTGCGCCTCCAGCTCCTGCCAGCGCGCGACCACGCGGCGGCGCAGCGGCAGGCTGTAGCCCGACAGCAGCGTATAGGTCAGCTCCCGGCCGAGGTGGAACGCCGTGGTGTAGCCCCGGGCATCCTTGTCCTCCCGGACATGATCCAGTTCAGGATCATCCCGCAGGGCGTCCAGCATCGTGCGGATGTCGCGGTTGACGTGCGACAGGTCTTTCCCGGTCAGCTCGGCGATCTCCCGGCTGCTCATGGTGAGGGGCATCGCCCCCGTGGTGGCGAGGATCGCGTTCATTGCCCGGCGCCCTCCGATTCGGGGACCCCGAACGGCCCTATGAGCTTCGCCAGCGCGTCGATACGCTTCGAGTCATGGCTGATCTTGTCTACCACCATTTGCCGGTACGTCTTGCCGTGCACCAGCGCGTAGATGCAGTCGCGCAGCACCCCGGCGGTGTCCAGCCCGCGCGAAGCACAGTGCTGCAGCCACAACTCGTGGGTCACTTCATCGATCTTGGTCTTGGCGTCGCAGGTCAGCTTGCCGAGGGGCCCGGCAATGCCTCGGGCGAACATGGGGTCGTCGTGGTCTTCTGGGGTCGTGCTCATGCGGCGGCCGGTGGTGGTTGTAGGGGTGGGCTGGGGGCCGTCTCCGTCACGGCCTTTTCATGCTTTACCGGCTTCAGGGCCATCAGCGCTTTGAGCTGTCGGAACTCTTCCGAGCAGAGCGCGAGAACCCTGTCGCCGGCTTCGATATGCACAGTTCCAGTTGAAAACTCGCTGAAGGTGATGGAGACGGGTCCGGGAACCGCGGGACGCAGCGTTTCAACTGGGGCGGCCGGCGGACACACAGCGTCCTGCATAGCCGCCAGGACTGCGCCGGTGCGTTCAACCAGTTGCAACGACTCGCGCTGGCTTCGCGCTGCACGAGTAGGAGCACGCGCGCGCTGCATGCGCCCCCGCATCAGGAACCACGAGACGTGTGGCACGGGCTTAGCCATGGCTCACCTCCGTCTGGGAGGCGATCGGGGCACCCTGGCCGGCTGGCTCGGCACGGACCTGCTCCTTTGGGAGGGGCGCCTTGCGCATACTGGCGCGGTGCAGCTTGAGCAGCGCCTGCCCGAGCGCGAAGCGAGGCTCAGTGGTTTTCCCTGTGGCCAAGTCGCTGATCGTGGCCTGCGCACATCCGGCGGCACGGGCAACCTGGGGCTGAGTCCAGCCCCGGCGGGCCTGGATTTCTGCGATAACGGTGTTCCACTGCATGGCGATGAAGATAACGTATTTCCGTTATTTTACCAACGGATTTCTGTTATCGGAACTCCGTAGAGTGCGCGCCATGGCAACCGAATACGGCTCTCGGCTCCGCGCCGCCCGCAACCACGCAGGCCTGTCTCAGGTCGAACTTTCCAAGATCACCGGCATCGCCCAGAGCACAATCTCGACAGCAGAGAGAACTGGCAATGGCTCGGCGGACACGCCGGTCTATGCCAGAGCGTGCGGGGTCGATGCGCACTGGCTTGCAACCGGCGAGGGTCAGATGCTCTCCCAGCCAGCTACGCCGACGAATGCCACTCCGTACGAGACAACCAAGGTGCGGCCGGTCTACGTGGTGGGCCGGGGAAATGGAGGAGCGATGCCGGAGAGACTATGGACCGATGGGGACTTCCCTGTGGGCGGTACGGACGAGTGCGCGGATGTTGCTACGAACGATCCGCGGGCCTTCCTGATCAGGGTGGAGGGGCCATCCATGGTCCCGCGCTACAACCCTGGTGAGTACGCCTTGGTCGAACCAGATACCGAGCCCGAAATCGAAGACGATGTACTGGTGCGTCTTGTTGACGGACAGACGATCCTCAAGCGCCTGCTTTCACGTCGCGGAGGCTGGCGTCTCGGAAGCTACAACTCCATGGACGTGCTTTTCTACAGCTTTGAGGAAGTCACCTGGGTCTATTACGTGGCCCACCCTGTCCCCCGCCGAAAGATCAAAGCTCGGTGCTGATGCAGCACCCCCGCCTGAGCCCGCCGCGAGCGGGCTTTTTTACGCCCGCCCTCCGCCTATCGGAACGCGCGAGCATTCCACGCTCCAGTTTTTGCAGCGCCCCAGCCAGTCGCGCCGTCGCGGCACCGGGATTCCGCCCCCTCATGTTAGGACGCCGACGATCGGCCTACCGTTTCCAATGCGGCGCAATAACTGTATATTTAAACAGTGTTTGTGTATGTCTATCCGCTCAGGAGCAATGGCCGCCGGGTGCTGGCTAGGGATCTGCTCGCACGCCAACCGATGCTCGGCTGGCTTGTGTACCAGCAGGTGCCCCTGGACGACTATGGCGTGAGGTGGGAGGCCCACCTTCTTGAGGACCGGGGCGGCAAACCTCTCCTGTTATCCCTTCAGTGGGCGCGCCTGCGCCGGGTCGATGGCGTGATGCACCTTGTAGGTCGGGAAGACTGCGGGCGGAGATCGAAAAAAGCGTCCCCCGTATGGCGGCCCCAATCCTGGATGTGTGCGTTTGATCCTACCGATGCCCAACCGCTTTTGCAGCGCATGCAGGTCGCCGCAGCTGCGGCCCCCTACAACCCCTTTGAGGATGAGCGTGATGACCACATCGATCACTTGGACTGGCAATCCGCCGGATGACCACCCCACCCTCCTCCACCTGCCGCCTTGGTTCGGAGTTCCCGAACAGGTCGTTCTTCCGCTGCCCGCGGATGCATACGAGGTGCGCGAAAGGCAGCGTGAATGGTTCGAGGTGCGCGTGCGAGCAACTGAACAACTCGTTTATTCCGGTCTGGGCCCTGTATCGATCGCGGTGTCGCCAGCGCCGTTCTAAGTAGTAACACCTAGATACCAGCCAAATAACGGATTTCCGTTGACACGAAATAACGGTTTTCTGATAATTCCTCATCGCCCCGGACAACGGGAAGCGACGGGGCCAATCGATCGAGAGCAGCCCGACACGTTCACCCGCGGGCGGCAGCGGAATAGAAAAGGTCGCCAGTGCGAAGGCTAGTAGCGCTCTGCCCCCGGATGGGATAAGGCAACGCGAACGAGATATGGCGAAGGAAGGAAACGACCGGCTGCCGATGCACTGCGAAATCCATCCGCTGGGTTCGATACGGCGGTGCGGCATCACGGGAGGCCAAGAGCAAGAACGACCGGCGCGCGAGCGCTGACCACCTCGGGAAAGTAGCGAGGACCATCATCGAAGCGTGCGGCCCAGTGCCCCGTATGGGTGACACGCACCTGCAAAGGCAAAACCTGAGCCCTGCGTGCAGGGTTGAGGTTTTTTAACCAGGAGAGATACATGGAAGAGAACCAAACGGAGCAAGCTCCTGCACCTGACTGGAAGCACATTGCCTTTCAGCTTGCGCAACGCGTGAACTTCGCGGTCACGAATTGCAAAGCTACCGGCGGCATGTACAACACAAAGACTGGACAGATAACTAGCTGGCGTGAGTACATGGCAGAAGCCCTGGAGATGATCCCGGGAACGACCGTTGACAGGGAAATGCTGGCGACGTACGAACTGCCGCCCGCAAAACGGCGGAAGGCCCAGAAGGAACTGCGCGAAGAGCGCAAGAAGTCTGAGGCCTAACCACCCCGCTCTCTTTGGAGGGCAAAGACACAAGAGCCCTCACGTAGAGGGCGTTTCTGCTTTCCAGCCGCGCGCCCCGTCTCCTCCCCCTCCCTCTCTTCTTGGGGCGCATCCACGCGGCTTTTTCTTCCCCTCCCTCACCGGCCGGCAGCCGGCACTCGATCATCATGAGCCCCAAAGAAATCCAGGTCGGAAAAACCTATGTGAACCGCGGTCAGGGCCGCACGCGCCGCACGGTTATCGCCATCGGCCCGAAACATGTGCCGCGCTGCTGGCACGGCTGGACGAAGCCTCCAGCGGGCACACCGGGTGTGCTCTTCGAGCAGAACGGCCGGCGCGAAAACCTCTACCTCTCGAGCTTCGCTACCTGGGCTGGCGAGGAAGCCCCCAACGAGGGCTGACACACATTTCCGGCGTCCTGCTCAGGGCCGCCTTTCACCGCGCCGGGGAGTTCTCCTCCTCCCTCCCTCTCTTCCCCCGGTACGCCCCGATGGGGCAGCGGTCTTTCTACAACCCCGGCCCCGCTCGGGGCCCCGTCTGCGGAGCCTCGCATGCCTGACGATTTCGTGTTGCCCTACCGCGACCCGGAAGGGAAAAACTTCGTCCTCATCGGCCCGAGCTGCTTCGGTCCCGTGCCAACGTTCTTGCGGACCGTTGCCGATGTGCTCTGGACGCTCGAGCAGTACCGGGCTGACCGGTGCGACGGCGGCATCACTGCCTGGCAACGCCTTTCGCCCATGGAACCGTGGCAGCCCATCACCGCGGCCTGACGCGGCCCACCACCTTCCCAGCCGGGCCGGGGGCTCTCCTCCCTCCCTCTCTCTCTTCCCCTTGCAGCCCTTCGGTGGGCATTTATTTCGCCTTGAACATGACCGATCCCTACCTGGACTTCCTGCGCAAGAAGATCAAGCTCGCCAGCTTCGCCGGCTTCGACGTGGACCCCGCGGAGGTGAACCCGAAGCTGAAGCCCCACACCCGCGACATCGTGCGCTGGGCGGCCAAGGGCGGCTGCCGGGCTATCTTCGCGAGCTTCGGCCTGCACAAGACCGTGACGGCGCTGGAACTGATGCGCCTGGTGGGCACGCGCCGGCCCGGCATTCGCGGCATCGTCGCGCCGCTGGGCGTGCGCCACGAGTTCATCGGCCAGGCCGCGGAGCACTTTCATGGTGCCCACGCCATCGACGTGCGCTTCGTCCGCCGGGACAGCGAGATCGACGATGAGCGCACCATCTACCTCACCAACTACGAGGCCATCCGCGAGGGCAACATCAGCCCCGCGCGGTGGATCGCATCCAACCTGGACGAGGCGGATGTGCTGCGCAGCTACGGCAGCAAGACCTACCAGGAGTTCCTGCCCGCCTTCGCGCCGGTGGAGTTCAAGTTCGTGCAGACCGCCACGCCCAGCCCGAACCGGTACAAGGAGCTGATCCACTACGCCGGCTACCTGGGGGTGATGGACACGGGCCAAGCCCTGACCCGGTTCTTCCAGCGCGACAGCGAGCAGGCCGGCAACCTCACCCTGTACCCTCACAAGGAAAAGGAATTCTGGCTGTGGGTGGCGTCCTGGGCAGTCTTCATCCAGCGCCCGAGCGATCTGGGCCACTCCGATGCAGGCTATGCGCTGCCGGCGCTGGACGTGCGTTATCACGAGGTGCCGAGCAACTACGAGACGGCCGGCGCCGAGAAGAGCGGCCAGGGCCTACTGATCCCTGACGTGGCCCTGGGCCTGTCGGCCGCCGCGGCCGAGAAGCGGGCCAGCATGCCCGCGCGGATCGACAAGGTGCGCGAGATCGTGGATGCGGATCCTCGGGACAGCTTCGTTATCTGGCACGACCTCGAAGACGAGCGCCACGCCCTGCAGGATGCGATCCCGGAGGCCGTGAGCGTGTGGGGCACGCAGGATCTGGATGAGCGAGAGGACCGCATCGTGGGCTTCGGCGATGGCGCCTTCCGGCTGTTGTCCACCAAGCCGGTCATCGCCGGCGCGGGCTGCAATTTCCAGCGGCACTGCCACCGCGAGGTGTTCGCTGGCATCGGCTTCAAGTTCCGCGATTTCATTCAGGCCATCCACCGCGTGCACCGCTTCGGGCAGACCAAGCCGGTGCGAATCGACATCATCCACACCGAGGCCGAACGGGAGGTGTTGCGCAAGATGCAGGAGAAGTGGCGGCAGCACGACGAAGTGCAGGCCCAGATGAGTAACCTGATCCGCACCTACGGCTTGGACCAGCTGGCCATGCACGAGACGCTGGCCAGGACGATCGGTGTGAAGCGGCGGGTGGTCAAGAGCGACCTCTTCGAGGTGGCCCACAACGACTGCGTGCTGGAGGCTCGCGAGCAGCCGGAGAACTCGGTGGACCTGATCGTGACCAGCATCCCGTTCGCCAACCACTACGAGTACAGCCCCAGCTATAACGACTTCGGGCACACGGAGGGCAATGCGCACTTCTGGGAGCAGATGGACTTCTTGACGCCGGAGCTGTACCGGATCCTGAAGCCCGGGCGGATCGCGGCGATCCATGTGAAAGACCGGGTGCTGTTCGGGAACGTGACCGGTCTGGGACGGCCCAGCATGGACTACTTCCACGAGGAGGCGTCCATGCACCTGCGCAAGCACGGCTTCCACAAGCTGGCCATCGTGACCATCACCACCGATGTGGTGCGAGAGAACAACCAGACCTACCGCCTGACCTACTCGGAGATGTGCAAGGACGGCACCAAGATGGGCACGGGCTGCAGCGAGTACCTGCTGGTGTTCTTCAAGCCCCAGACCGACCTCTCGCGCGGGTATGCCGATGTGCCGGTGGCCCGGGCCAAGGCGGACTACAGCCTCGGCCGTTGGCAGATCGACGCGCATGCCTACTGGCGCTCGAGCGGCGACCGGCTGCTGGCTGCCGAGGAGATTGCGGCGATGGGCCCGGGCAAGCTGGCCAAGTTCTTCACGGACGACAGCCTGCGGCGTATTTACGACTACCGGCGCCACGTTGCCATCGGCGAGCAGCTGGAGGAGCGCGGCGCCCTGCCCCGCGAATTCGCCTGCCTGCAGCCCGGGAGCCCCGACCCGAACGTGTGGACCGACATCGCGCGCATGCGAACCCTGAACGGGGAACAAGCCAACCGGTCCGTCGAGAAGCACATCTGCCCGCTGCAGTTCGACATCGTGGACCGCGCGATCGAACGCTGGAGCATGCGTGGCGAGAAGGTATATGACCCGTTCCACGGGCTCGGCACGGTCGGCGTGCGCGCCATCAAGCTCGGCCGGCGCGCCGGCGGGAGTGAACTGAACCCGGGCTACTTCGCCGACCAGGTGCACTACCTACAGGCGGCCGAGCGTGAGGCCAGCATGCCGTCGCTCTTTGACACCCTGGAGGCCTGACCCGCCTCGCCGCTCCGAGCCCGCCGCGTGCGGGCTCTTTTCGTTTCAGGAGAACCCCATGGACATCCACCACCCCGCCATGCGCGACACCACGCAAGCCCCGCCCGCGGAGGCCCCCAGTACGTTCCTCGGCACCGCCGCGCTGGCGGTCCTGGCCTTCGGGCTGCTGATCTGGGCCCAGCACGACGACAGCCAGGCGGACACCCGCCACCGCGCGGCCGCCGAGCAGGCCCAGGTCGAAGCCGCAGAGCAGCGCCGCGCCGCCGCGGCGGCCCGCGCATGCGAGCCCGGCACCACGCCCGCCTGGATCGACGCCACCACCGTTCAGTGCCTGCGCGCCCGCTGACCGCCCCCTTCCCTCAACCGGCCCGCCGCGCGCGGGCCATCACCTGGAGAGCACTGTGCCCAAGCTCATCAACCCCACCCTGCAGGCCAAGCGCCAGTCGGTGGTCGATTTCCTCGCCAACGCCGTTCCGTCGGTGGCGGAGGAGGCGACCGACGGCCTCAACGACCTCGTGCACGCCACCACCGAAACCGGCAAGGCTGGCGAGATGGTCATCAAGATCAAGATGCGCCCCATCGGTGGCAAGGCCGGCCAGATGGAGATCGATGCCGAGGTCAAGACCAAGCTGCCGCAGCCGACGCGCGGCAAGACCATCCTCTTCGCGACCGCGGACAACAACCTGCAGCGCACCGATCCGCGCCAGCAGACCCTGGACGGCGTCCGCGACGTGAACCAGGAATCCGTCGCCCAGCAGGGTGGGGTGCGCAGCGTAGCGCCCGAGGCGAAGCAGCCCCTGCGCGCAGTCACCCACTGATCCCGTCACCCACTGATCCCGTCTCCCCCACCCGTCCATTTCAAGGAGAACCCATGGACATGAATGAAACCAAGACCGAAACCGCGGCGCACGAAGCCATCGCAGCCAGCCACCAGCACGTGCGCGACGTGTACGGCACGCCGCTGGTAATCCTGCCCGAAGGCTTCAAAGTCGGCCTGATACCCGAGCTGCTGCCAGCCCCAACCCGCAAGAAGGGCACGACGGTCCTGAACGATGCAGCGTCGTTCGTGGCCGTGGTGAACGACCAGAAGGGCGAGGACACCCGGCTGTTCAGCACCATCGACCCGCCCACCTTCACGGCGGTTTTCAACCACCACGCGGCCGAGGCTGGCTGGGGCGATCACCGCGCGCGGTACAACGCGCCGCTGGCCCCCGAGTGGGCAGCCTGGACCGGCATGGACGGCAAGAAGCAGAACCAGGTGGACCTCGCCCAGTTCATCGAGAACAACCTGGTGGACGTGGCATTCCTGGAACCCAAGGACGGGCACCCCGGCAGCCCGGACGGTTCCACGCTGCTGGAGGTGTGCCGCACGCTCGAGGCCAAGAAGAAGGTGGACTTCAAGTCCGCGATCCGTCTGGCCGATGGCAGCACGCAATTCACGTACGACGAGTACGTGCAGGGCAGCGCGCTCCAGGGCCAGCTTCAGGTGCCCGAGCAGTTCAGCCTCGCCATTCCCGTGTTCGAGAACGGCGCGAAGTGGCGCGTGGACGTGCGGCTGCGCTACCGCATTCAGGACGGCGGCAACCTGGTGATGTGGCTGGAGCTGATCCGCCCGCAGAAGGTGATCGAGGGCGCGGTGCTGGAGCTGCGCGAGCAGATCGCCAAGGACACCGGCCTGCAGATCCTGAACGGCATCCCCAACGCCGGATAAGCCAGGCCCATGAGCACAGGGCGCCGCGTGCGCCCCATGCTCAATTCAGTAACTCGCGCTCCCTTACATTTAGTAGTTAATGGTCCGGTCACGAATGCGGCCTGTAATGGCAGTGAGTTTTCTCAGATAAAAGTCCAGCGTTTTTGCAAGCGGCTCCATTCGTGCTGGATTTCTAGCCAGAACGCCGCGCAGCGACTCCAACTCGCAATGAAAGTCGACGAGATCCCGCGCCAATACCTCGTCTATCAACGCGATCACCTTTATTTCGTCGTACGGCACTGCTCGCAGAGCGTCAATTGATCCAAAAACCTGCCTTTCGGCGTCTGCGCGCGGGGATTTACCAGTTTCAGGCAAATGCCCGGTTGCCGCCCTTAGCATCCCTTCGTTAGTCTCGAAGATGCTCGTATGAAACCGTATTGATAGGTCCGCTGCAGCAAGTTCCGCCCGTCTTTCTTTACACCGCTGGAAACACTCGACAATTAATGGCGCAGCTATAGCCACTGCCAATGCCAAGATTGAACCCACGGCCTGGACCCATCCAGACCATTCCGCTTTTGTCATGCATACCGTCCACCAGTAGTCTCTGGTCGCTGCTATGCAGTATTCCTGCGCAGGCTTCGCCATTTCGACAGCTCGAGCCATTGCGTCCAAAAGTTGATCGGCATTCATTTTTACCCTCTCTGTTGTAGAGCGCCATATTACTTCGCAACCCAGGCCCGTCGCCTCGCAACCGCGGGCCTTTTTCGTTTCTGGAGCCCGCATGAAGCGTGACGCCTTCACCCTCCCGCTCGCATTCCCCGGCGAGCTGATCATCGACAACTTCGCCGGCGGCGGCGGCACGTCAACCGGGCTGGAGGCCGCATTCGGCAGGCCCGTGGACATCGCCATCAACCACGACCCCGAGGCGCTGGCCATGCACGCCATCAACCACCCGCACACCCAGCACCTGTGCGAGAGCGTGTGGGAGGTGGATCCCATCGCCGTGACGGGGAACCAGCCGGTGGGCCTCGTGTGGCTGTCGCCGGACTGCAAGCACTTCAGCAAGGCCAAGGGCGGCACGCCCGTGGCGAAGCACATCCGCGGCCTGGCCTGGGTGGGCATGCGCTGGGTGGCGCTCTGCAAGCCCCGCGTGCTGATGTTGGAGAACGTCGAGGAATTCCAGACCTGGGGCCCGCTGCTGGTGGGAGCCGACGGCACCGCCCGCCCGGACCCCGCGCGGAAGGGGAAGACGTTCCAGAGCTTCGTGCGGCAGCTGCGCGCGCACGGGTATGCCGTGGACTGGCGCGAGCTGCGCGCGTGCGACAACGGCGCGCCGACGATTCGCAAGCGCCTGTTCTTGATCGCGCGCCGCGACGGCCTGCCAATCCAGTGGCCCGAGCAGACGCACGCCGCGCCCACCGATCGCCGCGTGCTCGCCGGCAAGCTGGCGCCCTATCGCACGGCGGCCGACTGCATCGACTTCAGCCTGGAGGCGGCCAGCATCTTCGACCGCCAGCGGCCGCTGGCCACCAACACCCAGCGCCGCGTCGCGAAGGGCCTGTTCCGGCACGTCCTGACCAGCGCGTCGCCCTTCATCGTGGGCGTGGGCGGCCGCATGGGCCAGAGCCCCGCGCGCAGCGTGCACGCTCCCGCGCAGACCATCACGGCCAAGGCGGACAGCTGCATCGCGCAACCGGTGCTGACCCCCTACATGGTCAACACCCGCAACGGTGAGCGCGCGGGCCAGCAGCCGCGCGTGCGCGGCGCCGAGGAGCCGTATTGGACGGTGACGGGCCTGGGATCGCAGGGCGCGCTCGCGGCGCCGGTCATGACGCCATTCCTCACCGAGCACGCCAACAGCAGCAACCAACGGACCATGGCGGCCGACGAGCCCCTGCGCACGATCTGCGCCCAGGTGAAGGGCGGCCACTTCTCGGCCGTGGCACCGGTGATCGCCCCGCTCCGCGGCACGAGCGAGCAGCACCTGCAGGGTGACGACACCCGGGAGCCGCTGTCCACCGTATCAGCCGGCGGCACGCACCACGCCCTGGCCGGCGCCGTGCTGGCGGCCGCGATCGTCACCAACACGACCGGGCACCCGGGCGCGACGGCGGACACGCCGCTGGCCACCATCACCACGGGCGGCCACCACGCCATGGCGGCGATGCACATCACGAAGTTCAACACCGGGTCCGTGGGCTCGGGCATGGACGAGCCCCTGCGTACCGTGACAGCCGGCGGGACACCCAGCCGCCCCAGCACCGGCATTCAGATGGGCATGGTCGCCGCGATGCTGGAGCAGGCCAACGGCGGTTTCTACGACGGCGACGGCCGGCCCGTCGGAGCCCCGGCCAGCACCATCACCAGCAGCGGAGCGCAGCAGCGCCTGGTGACGGCCTACCTGGTGAAGTACTACAGCGAGGGCGGCCAGGACAGCGCCTGCGGCGCGCCGATGCACACCGTGCCGACGAAGGCGCGCATGGGCCTCGTGCAGACCGTGCAGGTGCCAGCCGACTGCCTGGCGCCGGAACACCGGGCCCGCGCGCGGCAGTGCGCCGAGCTGCTGCACACGCACCTGCCCGAGCAGTTTCCCGACCCGGCCGCCCTGGTGCTGATGCACCACGCGGGCCAGTGGTGGGTGCTGGTGGACATCACGCTGCGCATGCTGAAGCCGGTGGAGCTGTTCCGCGCCCAGGGCTTCCCCGAGGACTACGTGATCCACGAGATCCCGGACCCTGCCCTGCTCTTCGCGGGCGGAAAGCAGGCAGCCCACCCGCTGGAGGTGCAGCGCATCCCGCTCACCGCCACGGCGCAGGTCCGCATGTGCGGGAACAGCGTCAGCCCGCCGCAGGCCGAGGCGCTGGTCCGCGCGAACTTCGGCCACGAGACGGCCTGGATGGCCGTCGCCGCATAACCCCGCCCGCACCAGCGGGCATTTTTTTGGAAGCCCCATGTCCCAAGCCACCACCGATCAGCCCTATACGCCGCCGGACGGCCGCGTGGAGCCCTTCCCGGAGATCCAGGCATGAGCACGCCCGCCTCCTTGGCCGAAAGCCGCGCCCGGGCTGCGCTGCCCAAGGTGCTGCGCGCCGCGGCCCGCGCGCGGGATCTGTGGTGGCAGCAGCGCCAGACCCACCTTCGCTGCGCGAGCTGCGGCGCCCCTATCACCCACCGGCCCGCCGAGGGCCAAGGCCTGCCCTGCGGGCACTGATCCACGAAACAGGAGCCACCATGCCTGAATACCTCATCGCCCACGTCGGCCACACCAGCAAGTCGTACGAACACATCTGCTGGTGGAAGCCGGAGAGCAAGGGCTACACGATCTGCACCACCAAGGCGGGGCGGTACTCCGCCGAGAAGGCGCGGGAAATCTGCACCAGCTCCGAGTGCATCGCCGTGCCAGCAGAAGCTGCGGAAGGCTTGGCACGCACGACACCCTATTACCGCCAGCCGAACGGCACTCTCGGGAAGCTCTACGACGGCGGCCCACATGCCCCCGTCGAGAACAGCAGCAGGGCCTGGACCCAGCTCAAGGCTGATGCCCTGGTCATCGGGAAGTACGCCAAGCCCACGCCCATGGCGCCGTCCCGCGCGCGGGAAATCTACCTGGAGCCCCAGCCATGACCACCAATACCGACACCACCGACCACACCGCCGCTCGCGCCACCTGGGTGGAGCAATGCGCGGAACGATTCGTGACGCGCGCCGGCCTCAACGCCGAAACGGACGCACGGTTCGCGAAGGCTAGCGCCGAGGCCTGCGCCGACCAGCAGGCCGAAGAGCACGGGCTGAACCCGTCCGAGTGGGAGCCGCCCGCCGACGCTGCGGACGAAGGAATGAGCTACTGGGAAGAGTGAGCATGGACACCAACAACACGGCCGCCCGCGGGGCGGCACAATCCGAGGCCCTGCGCCTGGCCGCGATCGTGAATAGCGATGGGTACATCACCAACATCGAACGCAGACAGATCGCCGCCGAACTGCGCCGCCTGCACGCCCTCACCACTGCAGCACCGGCCGCCCAGGAGGCCGAGCCCGTCCTGGATGAATCCGAGGCAGAAGACCTCGCCCGTAGCGCGTTCGAGACCACCATGTCCTACGGCGTGGATTTCGACGCCTTCCGGCGCCTCGCCATGGAGGTCCGCCGCCGCTGCTCTGCTCCGCGCCCCCAGGCGGATGCGGGAGCAGCAGCGATTGCGCCCGACATCTCGGCTGATCTGGAGCGGAGCGACTGGACCGCAGAAGAGGCCCTGCGCTGGTACGCAGCCGGCAAGCACTACGACACCGTGCCCAACGGGGACGGCACCAGTAGCGCACGCATCCTAGACAACGGCGCCGTGGCGAGCAATGCGCTCAAGTCCCTCTCCCGCGAGTACGCCGAGCACAAGGGCGACGTGGCGCTGCAAGAGGCTGCAGCAGCGCCCCAGGCGCCCGCCGCACCCACCGCCGCCGAGCACGATCAGCTGCAGCGTACTGCCGTGGGCTGGCAGCAGCGCGCCGAGTTCGCCGAGCGGAACTGGCTGCAGTGCTACCGCGTCGCACTGTGCAATGGCGCCGATCCTGGCGACTTCAAGCACAAGCCGGGCGATGCATGGCACGCAACTCCGGCGCCCGCCGCAGGGGCAGCGCCAACGGATGCGGACACCGTGGACGTGGTGGGCGTTCGTGCAAGCGGCGAGCACGTCAACCTCGGCAAGATGCCAATGCCGCCCACCATGAAAGCTCGGGACATCGCAACGTCCCAGTTCGGGGGCTTCCAAGATGGGGATGGCTCCGACGCAGAGATGTGCTTTGGAGCCCTTGAGGAATTGTTGGCATGGCTCATCGCGCAGGGCTGGAATGGCTCATCGCACAGGGCTGGGGTGCCAGTGCCAACGGAGGCGGAGCCGCCGGACCACGGCCCCGGCAATTTCGCCGAAAGGTTGCGCGACGTGACCCACAAGCTTCGCGGCTCCAACGATGGGCTCACCGCTGTGGCAGACAAGTGCGTGGCTATCGGCGTGGCGGCTGACGAGGCGCTCGCGCAGGCAGAGGACGCGGCAGAACACAACTTCAACATCATCCATGCGTTCGACAACTGGCTCTTGGAGCAAGGGCATTACCAGTGCCCGCACACCGAGGACGCAGATGGCGCCATGGCCCCCGTGCTGAACTGGATTGCTAGCGTCAATGCCATGGTCGCCGCCCGCGCGCGGCAGGAAGGCGGTGCAGCATGAACATCATGGAAAAGACACCGGCCATGCTGAACATCCGCATCGACGGCATGACCTGGGAAGAAGTGCGCGACATGATTGAAGAGCGGTTTGGCGCGCTCATGTGGTCGAACGGCGTGGCCTACCCCACCGGCACCGTGTCGATCAGCATGACCTTCGCAGAGCCAGCATCCGCCGTGGCGGTCCGCGCTGCAAAGGGACAGAAGGGACAAGCATGAGCACCGAAACCCCACAGGCCCTCACGCCTGTCGTCTCGCTGGTGTGGGGTGAGGCTAAAGACGGCACCTACTTCGCGCAGATGACCGTCTCCGGGCTAACGTCGGAAGACCAGGCCCGCGCCGCCATGGACCACATGCAGCGCCTCTTCTGCGGCGCGGAACAGGAGCCCATCCAATGAGCACCGACACCACCCTGGCGCCGTGCCCGTTCTGCGGCGGCGAGCCTTCAATCGTGGAGCGCCCCGACAACATAGACGGCACGGAGTTCTTCTACGCCATGGCCTGCTATTGCGGCGGGTACTCGGCACGGGCGCACCAGATGGCCATACGAAAGAATCCGGAGCAGGCGAAGGCGGATGCCATCGCCGCCTGGAACCGACGCGCTCTGGCGCCGGCCGTCGAAGAGTACGAGCAGGCTCTGGCACTGCTGGCCGGGCTGCACCCCGGCCTCACGATCGACGGGCCTCCGTTGGAGGTCGCGACGCGCATCTTCGATGCCGTCATGGCAGACCGGGCACACCACGAGCAGGAGATCCGCCGCCAGGAGCGCGCCCTGGAATCGATGCGCGCGCACGCCTGGCGCAGATCATGAAGAGCCCCACAAAGGGCCGCCCTCGCCTCACCTTCGCCGACCTGGCCCGGGTCCGGTGCATGGTCTGCGACAAGGACAAGACCGCCGAGGGAGCCCGCCCGTTCAGGGCCCATCACGTCTGCGCGGACTGCGTGCGCCAGGTCAACCAGCGCGCCGCGGCCCGGGCCGACGCGCCGGCGCCGCCGGGATAGCCCCGGCGCATCTCACAACCCAGCCCGCCACCCCGGCGGGTTTTCTTTTTCTGGAGTCCGTATGTCCGAGAACAGCAAGATCGAATGGACCGATCACACATTCAACCCCTGGGAAGGCTGCCAGAAGGTGGGCCCGGGCTGCGACCACTGCTACGCCGAGACGCGCAATGCGCGGTTCGCGGGTGGCACGGCCATCAACTGGGGCCCGGACGCGCCGCGGCGCCGCACCAGCACCAGCAACTGGGCAAAGCCCCGGGCCTGGAATGCCGCCGCCGCAGAGTTCTTCGCCAAGCACGGACGCCGGCAGCGCGTGTTCTGTGCCAGTTTGGCCGACGTGTTCGACACCGCGGTGCCGGTGCAGTGGCGCCGCGACCTGTTCGACCTGATCGAAGCCACTCCCCATCTGGACTGGCTGCTGCTCACCAAGCGGATAGGGAACGCTCGAAACCTGTACGCAGGTGCTTACCTGGATTCCGCGCGGCCCTGGCCGGACAACGTCTGGCTTGGCGCCACCGTTGTGACGCAAAAGGAGGTGGATCGCGACATCCCGAAGCTGCTGGCCGTGCCCGCACGCGTGCGGTTCCTGAGCATCGAGCCGCTGCTGGCCCTCGTATCGCTGCGCTGGTTGGCCGCTTGGCCCGAAAACACGGGCCGCCGCGCCGAGCACCCCAGCGGTAACACGCACCACCTCGACGGCCTGCGGCGCATCGACTGGGTGATCGTCGGCGGTGAGAGTGGCCCGGGCGCACGCCCCATGCATCCGGATTGGGCCCGCACAGTCCGCGACCAGTGCGCTGCGGCGGGCGTTCCCTTCTTGTTCAAGCAGTGGGGCGAGTGGGTGCCGCGCGGCCCGGAGAGCATGGGCTATCCCCTGGTCGAGGGCGTGCCCCGCGTCCGGCTCACCGACCTCGGCGAGAACGGCAGCGACTTGTCTGCCGAGGGAGACAACCACGTCTGGATGCAGCGCGCGGGCAAAAAGGCCGCCGGCCGGCTGCTCGATGGCCAGCAGCACGACGGGTTCCCGCCGTCCACGCCATGAGCCCCCAGGACGACTGGAAAGCGGCCGACAAGGCCTACCAGCTGCACCACGCCGGCTGCGGCACCTGCATCAGCGCAGGTGCGAGCCCCAAGAACCAGACCCGATGCCCGGAAGGCCAGGCGCTCTGGGACACCTACAACGCCGCCGACCTGCCCGCGTACTTCTCGCGGCCTCGCGCGCTCGACATCAAGCCCCCGCCACAAGGAAATACTCAATGACCGAAACACTCGCCCAGCTCGAAGCCCGCGATCAAGCCGTCGGGCCCACCATCCTCCTGGCCAGCGGCCGGTATTTCAGTTTCGACAAGCCGGAGAGCACGCCCGTCAGCGTGGAGGACATCGCTCACGCGCTGTCCCACCTCTGCCGGTTCACCGGGCACTGCCGCGGCTTCTACTCGGTCGCGCAGCACGCTGTCCTGGTCTCCCACCTGGTGCCGCCAGAGCACGCATTCCACGCACTGCACCACGACGACGTGGAGGCGGTCATGGGCGACATGTCCAGCCCCCTGAAACGCCTCATGCCCGAGTACAAGGCGCTGGAGCGCCGCGTGGAGGCCGCCATCCTGGCGCAATTCGGACTGCCTGCGGCCACGCCCGCAGAGGTCAAGCACGCGGACCTCGTGGCGCTACGCACGGAGCAGCGTGACCTGATGCACATCGACGGCGGCCGGTGGCCATCGCTGGACGGCATCGAGCCGACCCCAAGTTTCGGGCTGCAGCCCATGGGCCCCAATTCGGCGCGGCAGCTCTACCTTGCCCGGCACCGGGAGCTGCTGGCGGCGCGCGGTGCGCACGGGGCCGAGATCATTGCCCCCGCGAAGGACACGAAGCATTACACCCCAGCACCAGGCGAAGACGGATGGGTCACCGAGCGGATCTGGAAGGGCACCCCATACGACTTCATGCGCCTGGCCCGAGGGCTCGTGTACCTGACGCCGGAGCCCGCCGAAACACGGGCTCGCCAAATGACCAACGCGCCCGCCACTGGCGCAGAACGGACACCCGCATGAATATGGAAAGCCATATCACCCCGCAGGACGCCCCCATGGGCACCAAGGCGCCATCCATTGGCGGCGGATACTGGTGCAAGACCCCCAAGGGATGGAAATGGGGCGGCCCCGGCGGCAACGGCAGCACGCTTCCGCACCCGGGCGGCGACTGGGACGGACGGCTGCTGCCTCCATCGGGCACCCTGCCCGCCCAACGAACGCCCCAGCCCCCGGCAGATCGCCAGGCATGTGCGAAGGCGCTCGCCGCGGGCCTGCAAATGCCCAGTGCGAAGGCCCTGGAGATCATCAGGTACGTCTCCTGGGACCGGTCCTACAGCGTGTGCAATCTGGATGCGCTGGAGCTGGTCCGGGAGGTCGAGCGCTACTACGGACGGACGGAAGGAGGTGCAGCATGAAGATGGCCCGCCCTTCCGCCCGCGACATCGATGCAGCCGACGAACTTCACTGGGTGCTCTCCGCGATCGACTCACGATGGGGAGGCCCGTGGGCGACGGATGGCCCTGACGATCTTCGCGCCACACTCGCCGCAGACGAAGAGTTCGACTGCGACAACCGCGAGCACCTGCAGGCGCTGTACAACCACCTGGCCAAGCTGCTGCGGCGGGCGCCGAACTTCTACGGACGGGTGATCAACGGCATGTGCCATGTCATCTGCTGGGACCACAACGCGATCCTGGACCCGGCCGACGACTGCCTTTCGCTCCATCCCGACCTGGTAGCCGGCTTGGCGCTGCTGCACAAGCACCGGTCGGATTTCCTCCCACGGCTGGAGCGCGAGGCGCGCGCCGCCGTCGCGGCCCAGGTCGAGCACTCGGCGGCCACCCACCTGACAGCAATGCGCGCCGGCTGGGCGCAGAAAGCGAGTCCCGCATGAACAGCCCCATCAAGCCCACCATGGACCTGCAGGAAACGGCCGACACGCTGAAGATGCACCCGCACTCGGTGGAGAAGCTGATCCGCCGGGGCGATCTGCCGGCGGGCAAGGCCGGCCGGGCCTACCTGCTCCTCACGCGCGACGTGCTCGCCTACGCCGAGAAGATCGTCATCGAGCAGACCGCCGAACGCCTGAGCCGCCAACCTACCAGAGCGCCTTCGACAGGTCGGAAGCGCGGAGGTTCGCGTAGCGCATCAGCATCCGCTGGCTCTTGTGCCCGGTGATTTTCATGATCTGCGTGTCCGAGAGCTGCGTGCGCTCGAACAGCCGGCTCGTGGCCTCGTGCCGCAGATCATGGAATTTCAGCCCCTGGGCACCGGCCTGGGAAAAGATGTCGATGAACAGCTTGCTCAGGTAGTCGCTCGTCGCGTCCAGATCATTCGCTTCCCCATTCCACCAGGGGAACAACCGCGTGCCGGGCTCAGGGGAGGGCCCGTGCACATCATCCAGGTAGCTCCGCAGCTCGGCCAGCGCGACCGACGACAGCGGCACCTGCCTCTTGTCCCCATTTTTCGTCTTGTCCAAGAACACCGTGCGCCGCGGTAGGTCCAGCTGGGCCAGGTGCAGGGTGAACATTTCCCGCAGTCGCATGGCCGATTCCACGGCCAGGATCATCAGGCAGCGCAGTGCCCGGGGGTGCTCCAGCACCAGCGGCCGCTGCTTGCGCGCCAGCACCCCGCCGGCCAACACGGCAAGCGCCTGCTCGAACTCGCCCTCCTCCAGCCGTCGATCGCGCTCCACGTCCTCGCGCCTCACGCCGGCGATCGCCTCGTCCGCCTTGGTGTACTGGGCGTAGCCCTCGGGGAGCGTGCGCAGCGGGTGGTCCGGCATGACCAGGAAGCCCTTGCGCATGCCCCAGTCGCAGCACCGCGCGAGCGCCCCCACCTTGGCCCGGATCGAAGCCGGCGCGAGCTTGTCGACCCGCTTCATTTCCGAGATCCAGTCGTCCACCCAGCCGGAATCGATCTTCGTGAGAGGGGCACCGCCGCGGGACGCCACGATGGTGTTCAGGGCGCCGATGTCCTTCTTCGACGGGTGCGCATCCCGGATGAAAAGCCCCACCAGCTGCTGGATGGTCATGGGCCGATCTGGCGTGCGCAGCTCGGTGGGTACGATTCCCCGTTCCAGCAGGGCGTCGAGCCTGGCCGCGTACCGGTCTCCCTCCTCCTCATCATCGAAGCTCAGGTACAGCGGCTTCTCCAGCACGCCGGCCCGCTTGAAGATGTATTCCCACGAGTTGCCCCGTTTTCTCTTGCCTGCCAT